AGATCCTCCCGAACAAGCTGATCCAGCTGGAGCGGGACGCGCGCAGGGAGGTGATGGCGGTGAAGGCCAGGGCTGAGGCCGAAGCCAAGGCCGGATTGAAGAAGTCGGATCGGCCTAGGGCGGCAATCTGATGGACATCAAAGCTGAACTCGACAAAGTCGGGATCAAGCTCCGACGCTACAATAAAGGGAACCACTACACGCTGTGCCCCAAGTGTTCTCACTTGCGGAAGGGCGCTAACAAGTATCACCGATGTCTTTCGGTGACTATCGACGATCTCGGCGTCGTCTGGAAGTGCCATAATAGTTGCGGAAACGAGAGCGCAAGAAATGATCAGTCAGCGACACCTAGAAGGGATCGAGAAGAGGGGCCTGAGCATCGAGCTCGCGACGTCTATGGGGATCTTCAGCGGAAGGCGCTCACCCGCTGGGTGCGCCGAGCCGGATCCTGACGGACACGTCCTGTGCTTCCCCTACTTCGAGAAGGGTGAGCGGCTGAACGTCAAGATGCGCTGGTACGAGGACGGCTCCCGCCAGTTCCAGCAGGAGCCGGGCAAGCCGAAGACGTTCTGGAACGCCGACGTCATCCTCGATCCCGACAGCCTCAATGAGCTGGATGCCGGAAACGACGAGCTGCTGATCACGGAGGGCGAGTTCGACGCGCTGGCCGCGATCCAGTGCGGCCACGCGAAGTCGATGTCGGTGCCCAATGGCGCCACGCTGCCGGCGCGCGACAAGGCCACCGGCCAGCTGATCGAGGTTCCCAACGACACCAAGGACCTCGATCCGGAGAACGACCGGACCTTCAGCTACATCACCCGGCACATGGACCGGCTACAGCGGGTCAAGTCGTTCCTGATCGCCACGGATGCGGACGAGGTCGGGCAGCGGCTCGCCAAGGAGCTGGTGCGCCGCATCGGGCCTGCGCGCTGCAAGTGGGTGCGCTACCCCGACGACGTCGTCGTGCCGGACAAGAAGACCGGCGAGAAGCGCGCCTGCAAGGACCTCAACGAGGTGCTGCAGTACCTCGGCGAGGACGCCGTGCGGTCGTGCATCGACAGCGCCAAGCCCTTCCCGATCAAGGGCCTGTTCTCGTTCTCCGACTACCCGGACATGGGTGAGCCGATCACCTATCCGACCCGGCTGTCGCCGGAGCTGGACGACATCTTCCGGCTCTACCCCGGCGCTTTCATGGTCGCGACCGGCATCCCCAACATGGGCAAGTCGGAGATCGTGAAGCAGATCTGCGTCAACATGGGTCTGCACTACGGCTGGCACACGGTGATGTTCGTCGGTGAGGAGCCGATCAAGCCGTACCTGCACAACTCACTGCGCACCAAGTTCCTGCGCAAGGAGCGCCGCCTGTGGACGCCGGACGACGAGCAGCGCGCGAACGCCTTCGTCGAAGGGCATTTCCAGATCATCGGCAACGATCCGCGCTACGACGAGGACGAGATCGACATCGACTTCCTCCTCGACAAGGCAGCCACCTCGGTCTTCCGGTACGGCACAAAGTGCCTCGTCGTGGACCCGTGGAACGAGCTGGAGCACAAGCGCGACCAGCACTGGTCGATGACCGAGTACGTCGGCGACGCCATCCGCAAGCTCAAGCGGTTCGGCCGGAGCTACGACGTGTGCGTGATCATCGTCGCTCACCCGAAGAAGCTCGACGCCGGCCGGGTGCCGGGCCTCTACGACATCTCGGACAGCGCGCACTGGGCGAACAAGCCGGATCTGGCTTTGATCGTCCACGGCGAGGATCCCTACGGGACGGCGCGCGAGATCATCATCCCGAAGGTCCGGTTCCGAGCGGCCGGCCGGAAGGGTTCAGTGCCGATGGAGTTCGACCGGGATCTCGAGATGTACATCCCGGTCACCGACTTCGAGCGCTCGAACGACAACGACCGCTCGGAAGCTGCGTGAAAAACCGCTTGCAGGATTGCAAACGGGCGTGTAGGCAAAATGCAAATCGGAAGGAGCCGAGATGGCTGGGTCGGTCAATAAGGTGATTTTGGTGGGCAACCTGGGCGCTGACCCGGATGTCCGCACGTTCGGCAGCGGCGACAAGGTCGCCAACCTGCGCCTCGCCACGAGCGAGAGCTGGAAGGACAAGGCGTCCGGCGAGCGCAAGGAGAAGACCGAGTGGCACACGGTCGTCGTGCGCAACGAGAACCTCGTGCGGGTCGTCGAGCAGTACGTGACGAAGGGCACCAAGCTCTACGTCGAGGGGCAGCTGCAGACCCGCAAGTGGGAGAAGGACGGTGTCGAGCGCTACTCGACAGAGATCGTCGTCGGCCCCTTCCGCGGCGAGATCAACATCCTATCCGGCGGTTCCGAGGGTGGCGGGCGCGGTGGTGACAGCGACGATGACCGCGGCGGGCGCGGCCGGGGCCGGGACGACGATCGCGGCCGGGGTCGCGACGATCGCCGGGATGACCGCGGTGGGCGGTCATCGGGCGGCGGTGGTCTGCGCTCGGGCGGTGGTCGCGGTGGCTACGACCTAGACGATGACATCCCATTCGCCATGGAGTGGCGGGGCTGATGCTCACCGAACCCGAGATCTGGAAGCCCGTTCCTTCCGTTCCCGGTCTCTCGGCCTCCTCGTGGGGCCGAGTACGGATCGATCCTTACGAGCAGCGGATGCCGAAAGGTGGGTTCAAGCTGGTCGTAGGGAAGCCGCGGTACGGTGATTGGGAGGAGGACGGGAAGCGCTTCCACTTCATGTTCAAGCGCAAGACCTACAAGGTCCACATCCTCGTCTGCGAAGCGTTCAACGGCCCGAAACCTTTTCCGGGCGCAGTTGTGATGCATGACGACGAAGATGGATCTCACAACTGGCCTGGGAACCTAAAATGGGGAACCCAGAAAGAGAACCTCAACTACCCGGGCTTCAAGGCAATCGTTGGCGCAAGAACTCGTGCCCGGGCACTTGCAGGAAAGCAAACGCTGCGTGCGGCGGCGTAGGGGAAAAGGACCATACAATGCAAACTCAGATCCATGACCGCAGCGGCCTCGGCCTGGGCGGCTACAACGAAGGCCTGAAGATGATCCTCGATGCCATCGCGGCGGCCGACACCGCACAGCTCGCTGGGGAGGCAGCGGAAGAGGTTAAGTCCTGCGGCTGCCCGCCCGGCGTCTGCCTGGGCGAGATCGCCGAAGGCCTGCAGATCCCGGCTGACGTGACCCCGCCGGGTTCGCATGCCTCCGCCGAAGATCACGCCGCATTCGGTAAGCGCCTCACTCAGATGCTGGTCGACACGCTACCGCTCGGCCCGAACGGCGAGAAGCCAAAGGTGATCTTCGACGGCGTCTACCGGGGCGGCGAGCGGATCGACGTTCCTGCCGACGAACCGGCGAGCGAGACTCGCATCATCGATGGCTTCGGCCGCCCGTTCGATGCGCAGGCCGACAAGCCTATCGAGGCCGGCGAGCGGGTGTTCGAGCCCTACACCGGTGCCTTCGACGACATGGAGGATCCCGACGCCTTCGAGAAGCGCGTCGTGGTCTCGCAGCTCGTGCGCGGCATCGAGAACATCGGCGCCGCCGCGGCGATCGCCGCTCGCCTCGTCGAAGAGACCTTCGAGGACTGATCATGGCGACGAGGGTGACACGGCTCGAGGCGGGGGCTGGCGCCCTCGCCGACTTCGTCAACTGGTTCGAGAAGGCGCGTGAGGGCGACGTGGTGGTCTACCACACCGGCGACCTCCAGTTCGATCGGGACGCGAGCAATCTCGCGGACCCGACTGACGTCCAGGTGCAGCACGCCTCGGCGATCAACGGCGTCGCCCTGGCTGTGAAGCGGGCGGTCGATGTCGGGTACCTGATCCCTTCGCAGAAGCGGATCTCGCCCGGCGTGTTCGACTACCGCGCAACGCGCCGCCTCTCGGACACCGAACGGCTCCACGCCACGAAGGTGAAGGATGCAGCCCTCGTCTGACAACGAGGCCCGGAACCGCGCGCTGCGCTGGCTCGGCCATGGTGCCGAGCTGGCGCGGTCGCGTTTCGAGGGCCGCCCGAAACCCTGGCACACGATCCGGGTCCTGCTCGAGGACGCGCTGCAGATCATGGAGCGCATCCCCGACGAGGAGAAGCGCTGGCTGAACTCGGCCAGCCGATCCGGCGGCTGGAGCAGCGTGGGCATGACCCAGGCCGAGCTCGCCGAGATCGAGCGCATCCGGGTGCTCGCCGGCATCAAGCCCTTCGACGGGCAGGCCCGCACGCTGCCGCAGCGCGACGACGTCGAGCGGGCGCTCGGCGTGCTGGAGTGGCTGCGGTTCTGCAACTCGGATCGCGACCCCGAGCACCGCCTGCAGAAGGCGGTCGTGCAACTGGCCCGCGGCAACACCGAGGCGGCCGTCCGGATCTACGGAAACGGCCGGATGCGGTTCGCCCAGGTCGAGTACGAGGTCCGCACCAAGGGCATCGGCCGGATCATCTCCGGCCTGCGCAAGACCCTCGGGATCGTGCCCGCGGCGGACGGCTCCGGCTTCGTGGAGGCCCTCGGTGCCTGAGCAGGATCCCATCATGACCTCGGCCGGACTGAGGACCGCAGCCGCGGACCTCTACCTCCAGGCCCGGATCAAGGACTTCGAGGCCGCCCTCTTCCAGGGCTCGCGCGATGAGCTCGAGCGGGCCCGGCTCGCCGCGCTTTCCGGCTTCGAAGCTCTCCTCGACGCCAAGCACAACGTCGCCTGGCTGCTGATGAAGCAGATGGGCATCAACCCAGAGGATCGACCCTGATGCGTCTGAGCGACATCAATGCTGCCCAGGATCTGGCCCGGCAGCGCAACAGCCTGCGGATCCGCATCCGCAAGGTCGAGGCGGGTGAAATCCTCGTCTCGGTAGCTGGCTCCTACGAGAACGAAGACATCGCCCAGCTGGCGAAGAAACCGATCCTCGACGAGCTGAACCGGCGCCGCGTCGACATCGAGACCCGGCTCGTGGCTCTCGGCGTGGACCTAGACGCCTAACCCATCACCCTGAAGGACACACCATGGACATCCGCTTGTTCGCCACCCTGCTCGGGGTGTGCCTCATCGTCATGCGCTTCGCCGGCATCATCGACTGGCACTGGATGCTGGTACTCTTCCCGTTCTGGCCGGCGATGCTCTTCCTGGCCATCGCCGCACTCGCCTGGACGGTCGTCGGCATCATATGGCTGTTCGCCTCCGCCGACGAGCGCAAGCGGATGCGCGTCCGGCGCGAGAACCGCCGCTTCTTCGCCCTGCGCGCCCGGTTCAACGGCGCGTGAGCTTTTCGCCCTGGTCTGAGGGCCGCCTCCGGCCGGGGCGGCTCTGCCCGTTCTGCCGAGGCACCGGCAGCCACTTCTCCCTGAACGACCGGCGGCCATCCTGGTGGACCTGCCAGCCCTGCGAGGGCCGCGGCGCCGCCATCGTCGATGCGCCGGCCACGATCCGCATCGGCACCGCCCAACACCGCTTCCTTAAGCCGCTCCCGGAGATGCCATGACCGACCTGAAGTGGAAGCCCTACGACCACGAGGATCCGAGCACGCATCCGACTGAGCCCGGGACCTACGCGGCGATGATCGCCGGCGACAGCGAGTCGATCGATGGCCACGAGATCTACTGCTACCCGGATTTTCAGGCCTGGGCTGAAGTCTTCATCGACGATGGAGAGCTGAGGGTCACCCTCGACTACGACCAGCCGGTCGAGGCGCTGATGGCGCTCTACGGCCCGATCATAATCCCGAAGTGCGATTGCCTCTGATGCGCGAAGTAGTATTCGACACAGAAACTACTGGATTATCTTCCGAGAGCGACCGCGTCGTCGAGATCGGTTGCGTGGAGCTGGAGGATCTCCTGCCCACCGGGCGGACTTTTCATGTCCACATAAACCCGCAGCGCGACGTGCCCGCCGGCGCGGTGAAGGTCCACGGCCTCACCTACGACTTCCTCAAAACCAAGCCGACCTTCCGGCGGGTGGCCAGCAAGTTCCTCGATTTCATCCAGGGCGCTCGGCTCGTGGCGCACAACGCCTCGTTCGACACCCGGATGATCAATGCGGAACTCTCGCGGCTCGGCCTGCCTCCGCTCGAGAACGAGATCATCGACACGCTGCCGCTTGTGCGGAAGCTGAGGAAGGGCAAGGCAACACTCGATGCCGCCTGCCAGCACTTCGGCATCGACAACTCGAAGCGCACGCTGCACGGCGCGCTCCTCGATAGCGAGATCCTCGCGGAGGTGTATCTGCATCTGCGCGGCGGTCGCCAGCACGCCATGAGCCTCAAGGTCGATGAGGTCGTGATCGAGGAGGTCCGGCACGTCTACGGCCCGCGCACGATCATCCGCCGCGGAAGCGACGAGGAGCGTGCCGATCACGCGGCATTCATCGCCTCGATCAAGAGCGCGATCTGGACCCGCTATAGCGACGAGCCGTCGGCATGATCCCCTACGAGACGTGGCCCGGCCGTAAGGTCACCCGCCGCTCGCGTCGCCGGGCGCGCGGCCGACTGTTCGGCCGGGCTCGACCATTTCAGATCGACATCCTCGCCCACGGCCCAGGCTTCAACATCATGGAAGCGCTGAGCGAGATCGTGCGCGAGATCCAGGCCAACCCTTGGGGTCGTCCACTCACCTAGCCGGATTGCATTTTCCGGCTTGCAGGAAAGCAAACAGCAGGCTAGAGAATGCAAATGGATCCCTTCCGGCGCACAGCCCATCTCGGCATGGATGCAGCGACCCTGGCGGCCCGCAAGGGTTCGCTCGGCGGGTCGGACGCGCGCATCATCATGTCGGGCGATCAGGCCGAGGTGGAGGCGCATTGGCGCCAGCTGCGCGGCGAGGACAACTCGCCAGACTTCGAGGAGATGCTGCTCATCCACATGGGCAACGTCACCGAGCCGCTGAACCTCGGCTGGTTCGAGTTCCAGACAGGCTGGGTCGTCACCGACGACCAGAAGAAGATCCCTCACCCGCGCTGGGATCACGCCCACGCCACCCTCGACGGCATCGTGCGCTCGACACCCGACGGGCCGGCGCAGGGTGTGGTCGAGGCCAAGTTCATGTTCCCGATCTACTGGACCATGGACGGCGCGGTGGAGAAGTATTTCCCGCAGGTTCAGCACCAGCTCATGTGCTCCGAGATGGAGCGCGGCTGGCTCTCGGTAATCACTGGCGCAGGCCAGTGGAAGAAAGCCGAGATCGAGGCCGACGAATTCTACCATGTCCGCCTGCTCGACGCCCTGCAGGACTTCTGGGACTGCGTTGAGACAGGCCGCACACCGAAGGCGCAGCGGGTCAATCAGCCAGCCAAGCCGAAGCCGCTCCGCGTGGTCGACATGACCGGCAACAACGAGTGGGCGTCGCTGGCCTTCGAGGTCCGGCAGCACCTGAAGTCGGCCAAGATGCACGACAGCGCCAAGCGCCGCCTGAAGAAGTTCCTCGGCGACGACATGGCGAAGGTCCACGGCCACGGCGTGAGCATCCGCCGCGGCAAGGACGGCCGCGCCCTCTGGGACATCGAAGAACCCGACCTGCAACCGGCGGCCGAGGCCGCCTGAGGAGACCCATGTTCGCGTCCATCATCATCGGCTTCGTCGGCTACGCGCTGGCCCTGATCTTCGCCCTCTCGTTCCTCGCCGGCCTCGGCGGCGCTGCGCTCGTGAGCCTTGAGCCGCGCGGCTACTTCGCCCGAAACGAGGGCGGCATGACCCGCTTCCTGCTGTTCGTCTGCGGCCCCCTGGCGATCGCCATGGCTGCTCTCACCCGCGCTCTGATCTGAGGAGGACCACCATGGCCGACACCAACACCGCTCCCGTCGTCGAGATCACCCGCGTCGCCAAGCCCCGCGGCTTCGCGGCGATCAGCCCCGAGCGGCGCCGCGAGATCGCCAGCCTCGGTGGCCGCAGCGTCCCGAAGGCCAAGCGGTCCTTCTCGCAGAACCCGGAGCTCGCCTCCACCGCCGGCCGCAAGGGCGGCCAGTCTCGCAAGCGCGCCGCCTGAGGAGCATCGCATGGCATCCCGTCAGGAACTCGATTTCCGGGACATCCAGGACATCTTCGATCGGGAGGGCGTGCCCTTCGACACGAAGTACGACGCCTGGAAGGTTCAGGGCACCCCGGTCATCTACCACAAGGCGCTCGAGCGCCTCGCCGCCAAGATGAACATCACCTTCGAGGACCCGAAGATGATGGTCCAGAAGGACGACGAACTGGTGATGTTCGTCCGCGGCTACCGCGAGATCGGCAAGGACGTCGAGGGAAAGCCGATCATCCGCTCCGAGTGGTCCTTCGCCGAGGTCACGATGAACAAGACCGGCGCGAACTACCGCGTCTCCGGCAAGCAGGCGGGCTACCCGTGGGCGATGCTGGAGAAGCGCGGCAAGGACCGCGTGATCCTGAAGCTCGCCGGCATCGAGGCCTACTCCGAGGAAGAGGCCGACGAGTTTAAAGAGGAGGGCAAGGCGGTCCGCAAGCGGGCCCAGCAGAGCGGGCAGACGGACGAGCGCGACGAGGACTTCGACGAGGGCCGCAACGCCGCCCCGCCGCCTCAGGACCCGCCGGCCGAGCAGAAGCCCCGCCGCGGCCGGCCGCCCAAGGCCGACCAGCCCGCCGCCGACGGACCAACCGAGCAGCCGGCGCCAGCCAACGACGACAGCGACGTCGTGGTCCGCCTGAAGAAGGCGATCGACGATAAGGAGACCACCAACGCGGTCTCCGACTTCATGCTCGACAAGCGCGTGCAGGATGCCCTCGGCGCGATGTCGGACGAGGATCGCGACGCGGTTCGCGGCTACGCCAAGAAGCGACTCGGTGAGCTCGGCTGGCCCGGCAAGGCGGCCACCGGCTGATGGACCCCGCCGACGCCTACTGCCGGCTGGCGAAGGTGGCGATCGGCACGGCCCTCTCCCGGGCCGATCTGACCAACTGGTGGCGGGCCGAGACGCTGGCCCGCCACAAGCACCGGCTCACTCAAGCGCAGATCGATGACCTCGCCGCGGCTGCCCGCGACCGGGTCGCCCAAATCACCGGCGCGAACCGCACGGAGGCAGCATGAAGCAGGACAACTGGGTGCTGCTCAACCAGCGCCCCGATGGATTGCTGGTCCCGCACTCGCACTACGACCGCGAGCGTGTGGACAAGCGGGGCAAGAACGGCAAGTTCCAGATCCGCGCACAGATCGCGCAGGTCCGGTCGTTGCCGCAGCTGCGGCTGTACTGGCCGTGGATCCGCAAGGTGGCTGAGAATTCTCAGCACAACATCTCGGAGAAGCTGCTCCACAACATGCTGCTGACGGCCTGTGGCTACACCGAGCCGTACATCAGCCTCGACGGCGACATGCACCTGATCCCATCGTCGATCGCTCTGGATCAGATGGGGCAGGAAGAGTTCGACCAATACTTCGAGAACGCCCAGTTGATCGTCTCTCAGAGGATCCTGCCGGGTGTCGATCTGAAATCGTTGATGCGAGCCACGAAGGAATACGCAGGATGGACGGACAGAGAAGCCGCGTAGACGAGGCCGCCCCGGTGGTGACCGGGCGCGCCGACGCGGACGCCGCCGACACGGTGTTTTCCGGGTGGCGTCAGAGCAAGCTCTTCATGGAGAGCTTCAACCCCTTCATCGAGCTGATCGAGGCGCGCGGCTTGCGTGACACGGTGCTCTCGCGCTTCGTGTTGAAGCCCGGTCATCTGGTCGGTGAGTTCGATCCGAAGCATCGGGCCGCCAAGGCGCAGACCGAGCTGATGTTCGGCTTGATCCGCCGCGGCTGGGCGCGCGAGTTCGTCGAGCGCTACCTGCTGGTGCGGATCGATCCGGTCTCGTGGACCACCCTCAATCAGCAGGCGTTCGCGGCATGAACCCGAAATACGCACCCCGCGACCCGGAGGGCCGCCGTGATCGCCTCGGTGAGGAAATCGGAGAGGTGATGATGGAGGCCGGTCAGGTCCTGCAGATCCTCGCCAAGGCCCGCCGCTTCGGGCTTGAGAGCCGCCCGCCGTCCGGCGGTGTGACCAACCGCGAGATGCTGCTGCTGCTCTTCCAAGAGCTTCGGCGCGAGCTGACCGACCTCAATGAGGCGCTCACTCTCGTCGAGGACGACTTGGTGGTGACCCCATGTCCCGCGCTCGGATGACCGAGGCAGCCGCTTGGGTGATCCGCCAGGATCCCAAGCTGCTGGGCATCCCATCCGTCAGGACCACCCTGATCGAGATGGCCGTGAAGATCGCAAAGGGCGCCGCCAGGGCGCCCTCTCCGTCTGAAGTGACATTCACCCACGCCGACAATGTTCCGGCCGTCCTGGACGCTCTGAGGCGAGCGGTCGAGGCGGCGCGGCGCGTGTCGGCGCCTGCCATTTGAGGGACACGGGATGATCGACGGCAACACGCTGATGGCCTGGGGCTTCCAGCCGGGCCGATGGTTCAAGGCCGGCATCGCCAAGGCCAATGAGATGGCGGCGGCCGGCGCCACCGAGCAGGCGATCTTCGAGCACCTTCAGACGCTGGTGCCGGTGGAGCTGACGGCGCGCACGAACGCCCTACCCTACGGCGTCTTCCTCGACGCGGAGAACGACGGTGAGCGGGCCAACCTCGAGGCCGTGAACGCCCACATGGATGCCCTGATGCGGGTGCCCACCATCGTCGCCGGCGCGATCATGCCCGACGCTTGCCCGTCCGGTTCGCAGCCCGGGACGATCCCTGTCGGCGGCGCGGTCGCAACGAAGGACGCGATCCACCCCGGCTTCCACTCGGCCGACATCTGCTGCTCGATGGCGGTTTCAGTGTTCCGGCGCGAGGATGATCCTGGCCGGCTGCTCGATGCGGTCGAGGCTGTGACCCACTTCGGGCCGGTCTCGCCCAAGAGCCCGCGCAAGATGGACGTGGCCCTGCCAGACTACTGGGCCAAGGCGGCCGAGAACCCCTTCCTCAAGCCGCTCGGCGACTTCGCCAAGTTCCACTTCGCCACACAGGGCGACGGCAACCACTTCGCCTACGTCGGCAAGCTGGCGAGCACCGGGCATCTGGCGCTGGTCACCCACCACGGCTCGCGCGGCCTGGGCGCTCAGCTCTACAAGCTCGGCATGGCGGTGGCCAAGCGCCACACCGGGATCGTCGCTCCGCGGGTTCCGAGCCACAACGCCTGGATCGACGCCAACTCGCAGGAGGGACGGGATTACTGGGACGCGCTGCAGTGGGTCAGGCAGTGGACCCGGGACAGCCACTACGCCATCCACGACATGGCAGCGGCGCGCCTCGGCAACCGCGTGACGGCTCGGTTCTGGAACGAGCACAACTTCGTGTTCCGGAAGTCTGACGGACTGTTCTACCACGGCAAGGGCGCGACCCCGTCGTGGAAGGGCTTCTCGCCTGACGACGTCGGCAACACGCTGATCCCGCTCAACATGAGCCAGCCGATCCTGATCGCCGAGCACCGCGACCACAAGGGCTCGCTGGGTTTCGCGCCACACGGGGCCGGCCGAAACCTGTCCCGGACCCAGCACTTGGCACAGGGCGGCCCGGATGCTCTGACGCAGGAGCTCGCCGACCTGAAGGCGCGCGGCTTCGACATCCGGTCCTACTGCGGGATCCCGGACCACTCCGAGCTGCCGTCGGCCTACAAGGACGCCGCGGCGGTGCGCGCCCAGATCGAGAAGTACGGCCTCGCCGAGATCGTCGACGAGATCCGGCCATACGGTTCGATCATGGCCGGCGATTGGGAGAAGGACGCGCCCTGGCGCAAGGAGCGCGATGCGAAGCGGGCAGCCAAGGCGGCCTGATCCGTTTGCATTTTTTCCGCTTGACCGCTTGCAGGAATGCAAGTAGGACGGCGGTGTGATTGCAAACGAGGTTCCGGCCCCTCCTGCTGGGTTCAGAAAGGCGATCCCGTGCTCTGCGAAGCTCGCCACGGTGATCCGTCAGGAGGGGCGGTGCGCGGCCTGTGGTGAGCCGCTCGAGGTCGGTGGCGACACTCAGTTCGATCACGTCCCCGCGCTCCAGCTGCGGGGATGGGATCCTGAGAAGCAGGACACGATCCCTGCTGCCAACGACAACGAGGCCATCCAGGCCAAGCACAAGGTCTGTCACGCCCGGAAGACCACCGGGCGCAAGGGCGAGAGCAAGCTGAACGCGGTTCACGGTGACGTGGCCGAGATCGCCAAGCTCCGCCGACTGACCAGGGCCCAGGAAGACTACAGGCGACGCATCACGGCGAAGAGCCGGGGAGATGACGTCGAGGCCGAGGTGGAGACCAAGAAGAAGAGCCGTTGGCCTAAGAGGAGTTTCAGTCGCGGAGTGGCTCGTGCAACGTCAACGACGGGATCTCAAGATCGAGATCGAAGCTCTGATGAAAAGTCACGGCGTCGAGGACTATCGCTTCGAGACGATAACAAAAAATCAAAAGGTGCATTTCCTCTACGACGGAAAATGGCACAGCGTCGTGATCGCGAAAACTCCGAGGACGGCGTTCCTGAATAACTACCTTCGTCAGAGCATGATGCGGGTGATAAGGCAGCAAGGGGCGTGATGAGCACAATTCTGGACGGATACCTCAAGGCGATCAAGAACATCGCCGAAGCTCCCGGTAAGGAGCAGGCGCGGCGCAAGCCTCGCTTCACCTACGAGCCCTACGCGATGGCGCTTCACCCGAAGCCCGGGATGAAGCGCGAGCTGCGCGCCAAGTTCGACGATCTGATCGCGAAGCTGAAGGTGGCGCCTCCCAACGAGCGCGGCCCCATCATCGCCGAACTCGGCAAGCTGCCGATCGAGCGGGTGCGGGTGATGAGCCAAGTCAGGCTCGAGCGCTCGAAGTACAGCGGCCGGGCGATCAAGGCGCTGGGCGGACGCGGCGGCAAGAAGGAGCAGGCCCGAGCTGCCAAGCGCGCCGTCGCGATCAAGGGCATGACCCCGCTCGCGACCAACGATAACGCGAGCCTCGCCCAGACCGAGGCCGCCTGATGGTCGAGGTCAACCTCCGCATGCAGGACTGCCCGGTCGGCTGGGTCGAGGTGGTCCTCGATGAGGACGACGAGTTCATCCCGGTGACGGGACACCTGTTCGAGGCCACGCGCTTCCGCGACGGCCTGGGCAACGACGTCGTGGCCGGCGAGATCTTCTACGACCAGCTCGAGCGGTTCGAGGACGGCCACCGGACCTTCGTGGTTGTCACCGGCGAGATCGAGAAGGACGTGTTCCGAACCCGGTGCGGTGGTGTCTACCGCGTCCGAGCCTGGGCGGCCTAAGCCCCTCTGAAAATTCAGCTTTCTACCAGGGTCCTTCGGGGCCCTTTTCTTCCTCAGCAGGAGAGCACACGGTGCAGGTCAAGCGCGTCTTCACGACAGCTGGCGTCGATCCCTACTCGCTGATCGAGTGGCGGTTTGCCGACAGCAAGATCCTCGGCGGTGGTGGCAAGGTGGTCCACCACATGGAGAACGTCCTCGTGCCGGCCGACTGGAGCCAGGTGGCGGTCGACGTCCTGACCCAGAAATACTTCCGCAAGGCCGGCGTACCGGATGCGATCGTCCGTGTCGACGAGCCTTCCGTGCCGCACTGGCTGCAGCGCTCGGTCCCGCGTGGGCCCGAGTTTCGCACCCCCGATGACCACGAGCTGAGCTTCGGCCCCGAGACCTCGGCCCAGCAGGTGTTCGACCGGCTCGCCGGCACCTGGACCTATTGGGGCTGGAAGGCCGGCTACTTCGGCGAGTACGCCCCGAACGGCCTGCCGATGTTCGACGAGGAGAAAGACGGCATCCCGGCGGTTCGCGAGTCCGTGAACCGCGAGGAGAACGCTCGCTCCTTCTTCGACGAGCTGCGCTACATGCTCGCCAAGCAGATGGTCGCGCCCAACTCGCCGCAGTGGTTCAACACCGGCCTGCACTGGGCCTACGGCATCGACGGGCCGGCACAGGGCCACTTCTACTTCGACGAGCTGCTGGGCAAGGTCGTGGCCTCCCAGTCCTCCTACGAGCGCCCGCAGCCGCACGCCTGCTTCATCCAGTCGGTTGCCGATGACCTCGTGAACGAGGGCGGCATCATGGACCTGTGGACCCGCGAGGCGCGCCTGTTCAAGTACGGCTCTGGCACCGGCACCAACTTCTCGATGCTGCGCGCCGAGAACGAGGGCCTGTCCGGCGGAGGCAAGTCGTCGGGCCTGTTGTCGTTCCTGAAGATTGGCGACCGGGCGGCCGGCGCGATCAAGTCGGGCGGCACCACGCGGCGCGCCGCCAAGATGGTGATCCTCGACGTCGATCACCCCGACATCGAGGCGTTCATCGACTGGAAGGTCGAGGAGGAGCAGAAGGTCGCCTCACTCGTGACCGGCTCGAAGGTCACCGCCAAGCACCTGACCGCGGTGATGGCTTCCACGCAGGAGTGGACCTTCACGACCAAGCCGGGCGATCTGCCGGGGGATGCAGCGTTCAACCCTGCACACAACGTGACCCTGCATGCCGCCATCAAGGCTGCGCGCGAGGCACTGATCCCCGACAGCTACATCATGCGCGTGATCCAGCTCGCCAAGCAGGGCTACACGCATATGGAGTTCGAGGTGTTCGACCTCGACTGGCAATCCAAAGCCTACGAGACAGTCTCGGGCCAGAACTCGAACAACACCGTGTCCGTCACCGACGACTTCCTCAAGGCGGTCGAGTTGAATGGCGACTGGAACCTCGTGGCCCGCACGACGGGTGCGGTGGTCCGGACGGTGAGGGCTCGAGACATCTGGGAGAAGATCGGCTACGCCGCATGGCAGTCGGCGGACCCTGGTCTGCACTTCAACACGACCATGAACGAGTGGCACACCTGCCCGGCGGGCGGGCGGATCCGGGCCTCGAACCCGTGCTCCGAGTACATGTTCCTCGACGACACGGCGTGCAATCTGGCCTCGGCCAACCTGCTCACATTCTACGACATCGAGAACCGCTTCTTCGACACCGAGAAGTTCGGCCATGTCTGCGCCCTGTGGACGATGGTGCTCGACATCTCCGTGACGATGGCGCAGTTCCCGAGCCGCGAGATCGCGCAGCTGTCCTGGGACTACCGCACGCTGGGTCTCGGCTACGCCAACATCGGCGGTCTGCTGATGGCGATGGGCCTGCCCTACGACTCCGTCGAGGGCCGGAACGTGGCCGGCGCGCTGGCGGCGATCATGACGGGCGTCGCTTACCGCACCTCCGCGGAGCTGGCCCGCGAGCTAGGGACTTTCCCGCGCTACGCCGAGAACGCCGAGAGCATGCTGCGCGTCATGCGCAACCACCTGCGGGCGGCGGACGGTGAGATCGACGGTTACGAGGGGCTCTCGGTCAACCCGGTGCCGCTCAGCATCCTCGATGCGCCGGCCGGCTTCCAGGCTCTGACCAAGATCGCCCGCGGCGTGTGGCGGCAGGCCCTGCAGCTCGGTAAGGAGCACGGCTTCCGCAATGCGCAAGTGACGGTGATCGCGCCCACCGGCACGATCGGCCTCGTGATGGACTGCGATACCACTGGCGTCGAGCCGGACTTCGCCCTGGTGAAGTTCAAGAAGCTCGCCGGCGGCGGCATGTTCAAGATCATCAACCGCGGCGTGCCGGCGGCCCTCAAGGCGCTCGGCTACTCCGACCTCGAGATCTCGGACATCCAGACCTATGCGCTGGGTCGCGGCTCGCTGCCGGATGCGTTCCTGAACGCGCTCACCATCGAGGAGCGCCAACGGATCGTGCCGCAGGTCGAAGGTGCCTTCTCGATCAACTTCCTCACGAACTGGTTCGCGCTGGGCTTCAGCAACGAGCAGATCGCCGAGGCCAACGAGTGGGCGTGCGGGACCATGACGCTCGAGGGTGCGCCTCACCTGAAGCCGGAGCACGCGGCGGTCTTCGACTGCGCCAGCGCCTGCGGTGCGAAGGGCAAGCGGCTGATCTCGACCGAGGGTCACATCCGCATGATGGCGGCCGTCCAGCCGTTCATCTCGGGGGCCATCTCCAAGACGATCAACATGCCGAACGACGCCACGGTGGAGGACGTGAAGTCCGCCTACCTGATGTCGTGGAAGCTGGCGCTGAAGGCCAACGCGCTCTACCGCGACGGCTCGAAGCTCTCGCAGCCCCTGAACACGGCGCTGATCGAGGACGACGCAGACGCTGCATCGATGGCCGTCATCGCAGACCGCTCCGCACCCGCGGCCGAGCGCGTCGTCGAGGTCATCAAGATGGTCGAGAAGCGGCTGGGTCGCGAGAAGATGCCGGCTCGCCGGAGCGGGTACACCCAGAAGGCCGTCGTCGGCGGTCAGAAGGTCTACCTGCACACCGGCGAGTATGCCGATGGCCGCCTGGGCGAGATCTTCATCGACATGCACAAGGAAGGCGCCGCCTTCCGGGCTGTCATGAACGCCCTGGCGATCGCGGTGTCGATCGGCCTGCAGTACGGGGTGCCGCTCGAGGAGTACGTGGAGGCTTACACCTTCTTCCGGTTCGAGCCGGCCGGCATGGTCGCCGGTCACGACCGGGTGAAGCGGGCCGAGAGCGTGCTGGACTTCGTGTTCCGGGATCTGGCGATCACCTACCTCGGTCGCGACGATCTCGCCCACGTCACACCGGAGCCGGCGCCGATCACGCAGCTCGTGATCAACGACAACAGCGGTGCGCTGGTGTCGTATGCCGGTGAGCCGCTGGCGCCCCTCCCCTCGCAGTCGGTCAAGACCCCGACGATGCTGGAGCTGGTGCAGGCTTCCGCGGGTGTCGGCGTCTCGGATCTGCGGGCTGAGGCGAAGATCAAGGGCTACGTCGGCGAGGCCTGCCGCGAGTGCGCCAACTTCACGCTGGTCCGGAACGGTACGTGTTTAAAATGTGACACTTGCGGCACGACAACCGGCTGCTCCTGACCATGGGACGGCGGAAGCCAGAGAATGAAGTGACCCCTCCTCCGGGAGGGGTCCGCTTCGAGCACGGCGGTACACCGATCTATGTGTACCCAGACGGTCGGATTTGGAGCGTGAACAACGCACGTTTCAACCGATTGTCTGTCCACGATGGAGGTTATCGACACATCAGGCTTGGCTCTTGGTCCGGTAAAGCGAAAAGTTTCTACCTCCACGAGCTAGTTTTGATGCTCTTTGGTCCACCTAGGCCGGAGGGGATGGTTGCCCGTCATTTGGATGGAAATCCAGACAACAACCATATCGACAATCTATGCTGGGGTACGCAGCAGGAAAACATCGAAGATCAATTCAGGCATCGTAGTGCTGCCTTGGTTGCTGGGACGTTCAATAGAGCGAAACTGAAGCCGAGCGACGTGACCTGTCTGTTGCAGGAATTCAAGTTGAGCGCTGCAAACTGCAACGAGTTCTGCGAGAAAAAGGCGACAGACCTCAACGTCACGCCACGAACCATTCTCAACGTGGTCACGGGCAAGACGTGGAAACGCCTGCAGGAGGCGGCGTGACCTACACGCTGATCCAGTTCGGTCAGACTGGGAGCGGGTTCGCCGGTGCGGTCCCGCTCTTCACCGGCGACCGTGAGGCGTGCATCGACGAAGGTGATAGGCGCGGCGTCCTCGACCGTGCCTTTCACGAGGATGGGACGGAGCTCGCGCCGCGGATGCGGCGCGGGTACGCCATCGTACCGGCCGGGCTCGTCAGAGCCCCGAAAAAGTCGCGTCGTGCGTTTGCATTTGCTTGAATGCTAACGGCAAACGTGCAATGGAAATGCAAATGACGGCCGCACTGGCCACGGGGAATGCGCGATGGTCAAGGACAACACCAACCCGATGCCCGATCCTGAGGTGCTGATCGCAGGCTTCGATGCCTATCAGGCGCGCTCGATCGGCACGATCAGCTACGGCCCTGAGATGGCGATCTGGTACCCGGCGCTCGGTCTCGGTGAGGCCGGCGAGGTCCAGAACAAGGTCAAGAAGGTCTACCGCGACGACGGTGGCGTGCTGACGCTTTCCCGCCGTGCCGCCATCAAGAAGGAGATGGGCGGGGTGCTCTGGTACCTCGCTGCTCTGGCGCACGGCATGGGCGAGAGCCTCGGACAGATCGCCCTCGACAACCTCGTCGAGCTGGCCGGCCGCCAGGACCGCGGCACGCTTCACGGCGACGGCGACGACCGTTGATGACCCCGCTCGCTTTCGTGATCACGGTGTGCTCGGCGCTCGCCGGTAGCCCTCACCGCGACCACTGCACCGAGATCCGCGTCCCCGTCGTGGTCGACGCGCTCCCGACCTCCTGCGTCGCCAAGGCCCAGGAGTACATCGCCTCCAACCCCGAGCGGTTCGAGGAGGCGGACATCATCAGCTTCGGGTGTGTGCGGCGCACCCAAGTTGCCAACGCAGGAGAGCAGGAATGAGCGGAGACCCGAAGCCCGTCGAGGGCGGTGGGGGCGTCGCCCCCGAGGAGCTGAAGGCGTTCGTCGAGCGCCTCGAGCGCCTCGCCGAGGAGAAGGCCGGCATCATGGGCGACATGAAGGAGGTCTTCGCCGAGCTGAAGGGCCGCGGCTTCGACGCCAAGGCGGTTCGCACGATCCTGCGCATCCGCGCTCAGGACCGCAGCGAGCGCCAGGAGCAGGAGGCGATCCTCGAGCTCTACATGCAAGCCCTGAACATGGCCTGAGGAGGATCTATGTCGAAGTCTCTCGCAACCGCTCTGATCGACGCAGAGGTCGATCGCCAGGACCGCATGTGGGGTCCTGAGAACGAGCGCGCCGATGTCTCGAACCGCGAGCTCATGCACGCGGCGATGGCCTACCTCGCGGCGTTGAACCTGCGTCAGGAGGGTGACCCGCGCGCCTTCATCGACGTGCCTCTCTCCTTCCCGAAGGGCTGGTCCGGTTTCCGGAACTACGGCTCGGACATCGCCAACCTCGTGGTGGCGACGGCGTTCCTGCATCAGGAGATCGCCCGCAAGCTCCGGGCCGGCGAGGATCACACCCGCCTGTCGCGGGATGCGGCCAGCCAGCCCTACACCGCCGATCAGCCGAAGGTGATCGAAGCGTGATCGGCGCGTTCGTCTCCCGCATCACCGACTATCTGGCGATCATCGGTGTTGGCACCCTCGTGGTTGGGACCGGCTGGGCCGTCGCCAAGATCATGAGCCTCAAGCACCGCTTCTCGCGTCGCTGAGCGCTTGCAGGAATTCAAATCAACCCCGGCACTCCCGCTGGGGCTGCAAACCGCGGGTCGGATGAGGGCCCGCAAATCTGGAGTGGAAATGTTGTCTCGCTTCCTCAAGTCCGCCGCCGGCAACGCCTTCAAGTCGCTGCGCGTCAAGGCCGGTGACACCGCCTTCCTCGCCGCCGCCGTGGCGATCGCCGCCAACGTGACGGCCGCCGACGGCTCCATCGATCAGGCCGAGATCGACAAGTCGAAGAAGGTCATCCTCGCCCACCCGATCATCGAGCCGGCGTTCAGCGGCAAGGAGATCGAGGCGGCGCTCAATACGGCGCTCGACCGCGCCGAGACCCGCAATGGCCGGGCCACCAATGCCGAGGCTATCGCCAAGATGGCCAGCCGCGATGCCTCGGAGCGCGAGGCGCTCTTCCTGATCGGCGCGGACGTCGCTGACGTCGGCGAGATCGGGGACAAGGAGCACGCTGCCCTCCAGCGGATCGCCGATGCGCTCGGCGTGAACAAGGCCGCTCTGCTCGAAGCCTGAGCGACCTTCAGGACCAGGGAAGACCAACGAGGGCGGCTCCATCGGGGCCGCCCCATTCGCATCAGAGGACAGCATGTTCGAGACCGCATACCAGCTCCTGCTCGGGGAACTGCCCCAGCTCCTGACCTACCAGTTCTACGCCGCCCTGATGGGCATCATCCTCGTCGACCTCCTGCTCTCCGGCGACAACGCGCTGGTGATCGCGGCGGTGACCGCGAAGCTGCCTCCGGGCAAGCAGCGGGCCGGCGTCGTCATCGGCTCCTCGCTGGCGATCGGCCTGCGCGTGATCCTGGCCTTCGGCGCCGCCTGGGCGCTCTCCTGGCCGGGCGTGGCTCTCCTCGGCGGACTGTACCTGATCAAGGTCGGCTACGACCTCGTGAAGCCGGAAGGCGCAGGTGAGGAGCATGGGGCGGCCAACTCGCTCTGGGCCGCGGTGGTGACCATCGGCCTCGTCGACGTGTCTATGAGCTACGACAACGTGGTGGCGATCGCCTCGATGGCGAACGGCAGCATGATGCTCATGGCTCTGGGCGTTGCCTTGTCGATCCCGATGGTGATCGGCTTCTCGCTGGTGATCAGCCGGATCCTCGAGACCTTCCCGATCACGAAGTGGATCGGCGCGATCTTCCTGGCGGCGCTCGCCGGCAAGGTCATGGCGCACGATGCCAGCATGACCTGGATGTTCGGCCGCGATGACGATGGCGCCATGATGTGGACGCTGATCTTCACTTCGGTCGCCGTGCTGATCGCGCTGGCTCAGTTCGCCCGGCAGATGCACGTCGCGGAGGGCTCCGACGACCGGCAGCTGCTGACCGGGCCGATGCTCTAACCCCACACGCATTGACGTTTGCGGCGGCCACCTTCGGGTGGCCGTTTGCATTTTTGGTTTGCATTATGCGTTGGCTATGCTATCCGAGCCGACAGACAGAGGAGCGCCCGTGTCCCTTCCACAGATCGCCGAACGCCTCCGAGAGCTGTCTGGGATCCACGCGATCCCGGAGCTGTCCGAACTCGCCGACAAGATGCGCCGCAAGCCGCCTGTGCGCCGTGCGCCGCCCGCGTCCACGCCGATGACGCCGGAGCTGGCTGCCGAGATCCGGGTCTTCGCGGAGCGCCACCCGCAGGCGACCTTCACCCGCATCGGCAGGACCTTCAACGTCAACATCGGGCGCGTGTCCGAAGTCCTGAACGAGGCCCGCTGATGCGCGAGATCAAGCTGATCGCCGCCGTCGGCCGCTCAGGCCAGCTGGGCCTCAAGGGCGGGCTCCCGTGGGGCGACTTGTTTCCCGAGGATCGCAATGAATTCCGACGCCGCACCGCCGGTGGCGTCGTGATCGTCGGCCATCGCACTTGGCCGACCGTCCGGCACCTGCAGGACACCGCCGGCCGCAGCTTCCTGCACGACAACACCGGGGTCACACCGCACGGCTTCCTCGACCTCTACGAGATCGACCCCACCCAGACGGTTTGGATCGCCGGCGGCGCCAGCACCTACCTGCGATGGCTACCGATGGTGACCGAACGCGTGATCACCGTGCTCGACTTCGACGGTCCAGCTGATGTGTGGATGCCGCGCACCGTGTGGAGCCCCGAAGTCGCGGTGGCGGCATGAGGCTTGAGCCAGATTGGTGGCCGCGGGCGCGAACCCTTTCCGACCGTGGGCATACGGCGAAGCAGATCGCCAAGATGCTCGGAAAGAGCAAGTCGGCTGTCCTCTACTGCCTCAATCCGAAGGTGAGAAAGACGGCAATCGAAGGAAGCAAGCGTCGGTGGGCAGCACATGCTGAGGCTGGCGGAACTACGGCCGGTCAGATCCGGAACTTGCATCGCCAGAAGCTACGGAGCGCGGCCAGGGAAGAGTTCTTGGCCAATGGTGGTGGATCAGTTTCTGAGTTGCGAAAGTATTACCGCAAGCTAAATTGTCTCTAAGGTGGGGTAATTAGGATGCGCCTAGAGCCAGAATGGTGGGCCCGCGCACGTAAACTCGAGGCCTACTGCAGCCAAGCAGAGATCGCGAAGCGTCTCGGTGTTTCTGAGTCGTCTGTTAGGTACGCCCTAAGGGACAAGGTCCGGAAGGACACACTCGCGCGGGCACACCGGGCTTGGAGCCAGCACCGCGCCGCCGGCGGAACGGGGGCCGGCAGACCACACGATCCTGAGCGGGCCAACGTGCGCCGCAAGGTTCGGCGGATGTTCGTCGCAGACGGCGGTGGTCGTCCTGAGGAATTGCGGAAGCTCTACAAGAGGATGGAGTGCCACTGACATGATGCAGTACCAAGCCCTGCTGGGCCACATCCTCCAGTACGGCACCGTGAAGGGTGACCGAACCGGCACCGGCACGAAGAGCATCTTCGGTCACCAGATGCGGTTCGACCTGACCGAGAGCTTCCCGCTGGTCACAACCAAGAAGGTCTACTTCAAGGGCGTCGTCGAGGAACTCCTATGGATGGTCCGCGGCTCGACCAACAACAATGAGCTGGAAGCCAAGGGTGTCACGATCTGGCGCGAGTGGGCTGGGCCAGATGGCGATCTCGGCCCGATCTACGGAAAGCAGTGGCGCAGCTGGGAGACCAAGCATCACGATCCGGTTGAGGACAAGGACGGTCATGTTTGGCACATGCCCAGAACAATCGACCAGATCTCTCAGGTGATCGAGCAGCTGAAGACGAACCCCGACAGCCGTCGCCTGATCGTCTCGGCCTGGAACCCGGCCGATCTCGATCGGATGGCGCTGGCGCCATGCCACTGCCTGTTCCAGTTCAACACTCGGCCGATGACGGTGGCGCAGCGCGTCGCCTGGATGGAGCAGAACGCACCGGGGTGGTGGCTCGGAGACAAGCTGCCACGGGCTGATCGAATGACCGAAGAGTTCCTGGACGAGATGAAGGTGCCGAGCCGATACCTCGACTGCCGGCTCGACCAGCGCAGCTGCGACGTGTTCCTCGGCCTACCCTTCAACATCGCGTCATACTCACTGCTGACGCACATGATGGCTCAGGTGGTCGGCATGGTGCCCGGTCACTTCGTCTGGCAGGGCGGCGACGTCCACCTCTACCTGAACCATCTGGATCAGGCCCGCGAGCAGCTGGAGCGCGAGACCCGCAAGCCTCCGCAGATCAAGTTGAACCCCAGCGTGAAGGACCTCTTCGCCTTCACCGCCAACGACATCACCCTGGAGGGCTACGATCCGCTCCCGGCCATTCGAGCCGAGGTTTCAGTATGAGGATCCAACCGACGCGCGAGACCTTCTCGCACACCACCAAGCCGGACGACGACCGCGTGGTCGAGGTCCTGCTCGAGCCGCTCGATGGCAATGGCTGGGTGATCCAGCAGGCCCGGTGGCTCGCTCACCTCGGGCACTGGATCCGCGATTGGACCGGCGCCCGGATCATCGACGAGGTCGTCGGGTGGCGACCCAAGACCGAGTGCGCCTGCTGCCGGGTGCCGAAGGTCTCCTGAGAGCGGTTGTAGCGCGGATCAACCGCGCCCACTCGCTTGCAGGAATGCAAACACAAGGGGCTGAGAATGAAAATGACGTCGATCGCCTTGCTCGCCGCGCTGGCAGCATCCCCGGTACACGCTGGAGATCTGCGCGCCGCGGTGCGCAAGTCCGCTCTTCATCATGGCGTGCCGCCAGAGCTGGCTCACGGGGTTGCCTCCGTGGAGTCCGGCTACCGCAACGTCCGGTCATCCGATGGCCTATCGATGGGCATCATGCAGGTCCGGCCGTCGACCGCTCGCGGCGTCGGCGTCCACGGCAGTCAGATGGTGCCTGCCAATTCGATCGAGGCGGGCATGCGCTACCTGGCGCAGGCCCTCAAGAAATTCGGCAACTGGTGCGTGGCGGCATCCGCCTTCAACCGCGGCCTCTACGCTCGGCCGCGCTGCACCGCATACGGCCGGAGAGTGCTGGCCCTGAGCCGGCGCCATTACGCATCTGTGGAGGACTGAATGGCTCCCGAGGTCAGCTTCATCCCCGCATGGCCTGCGCCCGACGGGCCCGGCTCCTCGTTCGTCAAGGCCCGGGTCAGCAAGCGCTGGCCCGGTGCCTACGTCGGTCGCTGCGTCCACTGCACGGCTCACTTCATCGCCGCCAAGCGGGCGATCAGCTGCGACGATTGCGAGACCGCACGCCTGAAGGCCATCGAGCTCGCCGGCTTTGTCCAGGAGGCGCGGGATCACCGCGAGGCCAAGGAGGCGGCGATCCGTGAGCGCACGATCAACGCACTGCGTGAGATCACCGAGCGGCTCGTCGACATCGGCAACTCCGTCGATGACGGCTGGAAGGATCCAGAGAAGGACCCTGTCATCATCGAGGCCCGGGCCGTCATCGAGATGTTGGGAGAGGCGGCATGAGCGCGGCAGAGGAGAGACTGCGCGTCCTGCGCGACCACGTCGACCGTGACTGGCACCAGATCAACGGCCTCGATGTCCGGCGCAACCGCATCATCGCGTGGCTGGTCAATCGCGGATGGCTGGAGAGCCACCCGACCTCCTTCCTCTCCCAGGCTCGGATCACCGACATAGGAATGGAAGTGCTCGCCCAGGCAGGCGGAGACGTGACAGGGACTGGGTGGTGATGAGCGGCGAAGCTGTGCCTGCCCAGTTGCAGGAAGTGAATGACAACACGCCGCTGCGTTTGCAGGAAGCGGCACGCATTGCATTCCCGGATGGCTCCATGACGGAGTCGGGTCTTCGCAAGGAGTTCGCACGGGGCCGCCTTGAAATCGAACGGATTGCAGGCAAGGACTACACCACCTTGGCTGCCATCCGTGAGATGAGGGAGCGATGCCGCGTCAGAGTAGAGGAGCCTACCTCTGGCTCAGGAAAGCGACCTTCGACAAGACGACCGGCAAGCTCAAAGCCAACGCCACCTGGCTCATCAAAGATGGATCAAAGTCCGTCGCCACGGGATGCGCTGCTGACGAGGTTACGCGCGCGGAAGAGCGCCTAGCCGCCTACATCGCCGAGAAGAACAAGCCCGAACGCAAGCGCCGCGACATCGAGGAGATCGACGTCGCGGAGGTCCTGTCGGTCTACGATGAGGATTGTCGCGAGCAGCAGCTCAACAAGGTGCAGCACGACGGCCGCATCGAGCGGCTCGCGGAATGGTGGGGCGGGAAGACGCTCGCCGACATCAACGGCGAGACCTGCCGCGCCTATGTCCGGCATCGACAGCAGGCCGCACGCAAGCCGCACCCCAAGGGTGTCGGTGGTGGTGGCCGAAAGGCCGGCATCGGCGGCCCGCGCCGCGACCTCGAAACCCTGCGCGCGGCGATCAATCATCATCTCAAGGCCGGTCTGCACCGCGAGATCGTGCAGGTCACCTTGCCGGCCAAAGGTCAGGCCCGTGATCGCTGGCTGACCCGGTCTGAAGCGGCCAAGCTCCTCTGGTACTGCTGGCGCACCAAGGATGACTGGACCTCGAAGTATGGCCTGAAGGTCGAGTCCGAGCGCCGCACGAGCCGGCACGTCGCCCGCTTCATCCTGATCGGTCTCTACACCGGCACCCGCGCCACCGCGATCACCTGCGCATCCCCCTACAAGGGGCTGGGCCGGTCGTGGGTCGACCTCGATCGCGGGCTGTTCTATCGGCTCCCTGAGGGCAAGAAGAGGTCGAAGAAGCGTCAGCCGACAGTCAGGCTGCCGTCTCGGCTTCTCGCGCACATGCGGCGCTGGGCCCGAGCCACGGAAGGCAAGGACGGTCCCCCTGTGATCAACACGCACTTCGTCGAGTTTCATGGCCAGCCGGTCAGCTCGGTCGGTCGCGGCCTCGAGGCGGCGGTGAAGGCGTGTGGTCTCGAAGGCGGGGTCACACCGCACACGCTGCGGCACACGGCCGCCACATGGCTGATGCAGAGCGGTGCCGACAAGTTCGAGGTGGCTGGCTTCCTCGGGATGTCGCTTCAGACGCTCGACACGGTCTACGGCCACCACCATCCTGACTTTCAGACGACGATCAGCGAGGCGCTCTCGGTGCGCGGACGGGCGAGGACGAACCAGAAGATGCAGGCCGCGGCGGCGGCGTGAGCGACGAGTTCCCACACCACTTCCACACCACTACGACGGGACGGAACGAGAACAAATGTCGGCAAACGTGGTCGCTCAGCGTCCTTTACGCTGTGACGTTCACGGAGATCGGGGTTCAGATGCCGTTCATGCCGGTCTGGCTCGACAAAGAGCTGAAGTGAAAATCTATCGATTGATCAGTGGTTTATCAGATTGAACCTGGCGCGGGGTCGCCGTTCCCACACCGTTTCCCACACCACTACGTCTGGTGTGCGGCCTGACGGCCTCGCGTGGGCCGTCAATCAGGGAACGCTTCGACGCACCGTGTGCGTTCCTCCAGCCTCACTCAATGGTCAGGAATTGGACACCATTAACCGTGTTTTGGTCTTCACGGCCCCGCGAGCGTCTGCTAGAGCGGTTTGCAGACACGTCTGGAAACGACGAAAATGCAAACGGCTCAGCTTCTCTGAGAATGCAATTTTCCAGAGGATTTTGCACCTAGTGCGTCGACGGAACGTGAGGTGCGTGTTACGAGAACAAAGGCGGAACAAAAGGCGGGGATGATGAAGGCTTGGGTTGCGAAGCTGGTGTACCGCTCCGAGGAGTTCGGCACCCTCGACGTCGAGTTCGCGGTCGACGACATGGACGAGCTGGCGGTCTTGGTGATGAACGGCCCCGGGGTCGGGTGCCTTGTGAGCATGACGATGGAACGACCTGTCGACCTGCCCGTTAATGAGACCATCGAGTCGCTGGTGCGCAAGCTGGCGGCACGGGAGGATGAGGGTTGCTGAGATGGTCTCGGCAGCCCTGAAATTTTTCTCACTTATTTGCAGGAAGTCAAACGATGAGGAATGCAATCGCAGCCGGTTTCTCTCTGGTCATCCTGACGCTGCCTGTAGCAGCCCAGCCCTACTACGAGAGCCCACGAGCCGAGAACGCCCTGCGCGACGCGGCCCGGGCTCAGGAGCGGCAGGCCGAGAGCCTGCGCCGCATGGAGCAGATCGAGCACGAGCGGAACCTGCGGGAGGATCGGGCGCAGCGGAACGCCGACACCATGAGCCGCTCGTCGCGCCGGTTCGACCGGCACTGAACTCGGAGCATGACGACCGCCTGAGCGGTCTCATGACCGGCGCCGTCGGCGGGATGGTCGACGGCATCATCATCGCGATCGTCCTGTTCGACGGAAGCCTCGGAGCGAGCACTGCGGTGTTCGTTGCCGGGGCTTTTCTCGGAGGGGTGATCGGCTGGGCTTGGAGGATTTGAGAATGCAGAACGACACTCTCTACGTCGATCCAGATCCGCCGACGTGGCCGAACAATGGGATCCGGCTCAACCGCTGGTATCGGAACCTGCCGTCATTCATCGAGCGCCTGCGCCGTTACCATTGGGTCTCCGGACCGTGGCGGTTCAAGTACGTGCAGCTGCGCGTCGACACCCGCAATGGCAACTTCCTCCTGTTCGATCAGGACGGGAAGCTGGCGAGCCCTGACGAGATGTTCCCTGAAGGTCCGCCTGATCGCAGCGAGCTTGAACGCGCATTGGCGTACCTGACGCCACACCCAAGCACGAACGGGCCGGTGCAGCTGACGCCTGCGAAGATGCGCGAGGCAATCTCAATCATCCGATTGGCTCTTGGTATGGAGAAGGCAGCGTGAGCAAGGATCCGTTTGGGGATCGACTGAAGGGGTACGAGGCCGTCGAGACCGGCCGCCGCCTCGACCCGCACCTGCCCGTCTACGCCCGCATCGATGGGCGCGGCTTCTCGCGGTTCACGCGCGGGATGCGCCGGCCCTTCGACGAGCGCATGTCATTCGCCATGCGGGAGACCACCCGCCACCTGATCAGGGAGGCAGGCGCGCGGCTCGGCTACACCCAGTCCGACGAGATCTCGTTGATCTGGCACGTTCCTGCCGACGTGCCGGGCTCGCAGATGTTCTTCGACGCCAAGGTGCAGAAGCTGTGCTCGGTGCTCGCCGGGTTGGCGACCGCGTCATTCGGCCGGACAGTGGCAACCTTCCACGACCCCGAGTTCGCTGCCTACGCCAGTCGCCTGCCGCACTTCGATGCCCGCGTCTTCAACCTGCCGAGCCGCGAGGAAGGTGCGAACGCCTTCCTGTGGCGCGAGTTCGATGCGACCCGCAACGCCGTCAGCATGGCGGCCTTTCACCACTTCTCGGCGAAGCAGCTGCACGGTGTTTCGGTCGATGGCATGCGCGCGATGCTCAGAGAGGCCGGTGTCGACTTCGATGCCTATCCCGTCTTCTTCAAGCGCGGGACCTACCTGCGGCGCGTTTCAGGCGAGCGGGAGCTGACGGAGGAGGAGCGGGCTGCGATCCCGGAGAAGTTCCGGCCTGAGCCTGGCGCCAAGCTGATGCGCTCGGATGTGGCCTGCCTCGAGATGCCGCCATTCGTGACGGTGAAGAACCGGGTAGCGGTGGTGTTCGACGCCGCCAACCCTGAAACCGAGGAAGCGACAGTCGGCGTCGTCCAGTGAACTCCGACTACGGGCACGTCGGACGCGACATATTCGTCTTCGGCTCGAACAAGCCCCACGGGAGACACGGCAAGGGCGCTGCCCTTTTCGCTGTCCAGAACCACGGGGCAATCTACGGGCAGGACGAGGGCCTTCAGGGCTTCAGCTACGCCATCCCGACCAAGCGCGGAGGCCGGACCGGCCCACTGACTACCCTCCCATTGTGGGAGATCGAGTGGCATGTCGTCCGCTTCCTGCTCTTCGCAGAGAGCCATCCGAACCTGCTGTTCAAGGTGACCCCGATCGGTACCGGGCTTGCCGGCTACACCCATGACCAGATCGCGCCGCTGTTCCGTGGCGCGTCCGACAACTGCATCCTGCCGCCCGAGTGGCGGTGCATCCTGGAGTGACCCCATGAAGATCACGATGAAGGCCACCGACGCCGCTCTGTTCGACGACCTGCTCGGCATGATCTCCAACTCGGCTCTGCAGCTGGGCAAGCCCGATGCGGCGCAGACGATCGAGGGCCTGCGGACACCCTTCAAGACGCACCCGGTCGAGATCGACGAGATGCAGGCAATGGCCCTGCAGGCGATGCTGGTGGGTCTGATCAAGCGCTCCGAGACCGGCAGGCCTGGCTTCAGCAGCGAGGCAGTCCGGCTGATGCGGGAGCTGTCGGCCGAGCTAAACAATCAGCAGCGGAGGCCGAACTGATGCGGGTCGTCAGCTGGGCCGAGTTCAAGACGCTGCCGGTCGGGACGATCTTCCAGGAGTTGGGCGGCGGGAACATCCATGATGGCCTCCAGATCCTAGGCGGCTTCCTACCCGAGCACGGCGAGCCGAACGACTTCGTCGTTGCCGAGTTGATGCCGCAGCTGCGCAGCTCCGACACCTTCGGCGCTTTCTGGAAGCCGGGCCCGGATCACGTCGCTGGCGACTTTTATGTCACCACGCCGGACGGCTATGGTCGCGACGGGCTGTATCAGCACGAGCAGCGCCGATGGCTCATCTGGGATGTCGAGGATCGCGCTCGGCTCGCTGGGTGGCTCCTGGACCCAGCGTCCGCTGCAAGCATACAGAACGACGACCAGCTGCAGATGCGGGTCTCATTCTCCGACATGAACTGGCGATGATCACCATCGTCGCCGGCGGGCGCGACTTCACCGATGGCGAGATGGCGATGCGGGCTCTCGATCAGGCCGACGTGATGCTGGGCGGCATCTGCGGCGTGATCGAGGGCGGACAGCGCAGCCGGGTGAAGGGCAAGACCGTCGGTGGCGGGGACTGGTGGGGGCTGCAATGGGCGATCGCCCGCGGCGTGCCCTACGAGACCATGCCGGCGGACTGGGCGCGCTGGGGTCGGGCGATGGCTGGTCGGATGCGCAACCAGGCCATGATCACCCGCTGGAGGCCCGGCGCGCTGGTGGCCCTTCCTGGTAACGAAGGAACGGCCGACATGATCGAGCGCGCTCAACGCGCGAGGATGGAGGTTCTGACCGTCGACCATACAGGCCTTGTCGAACGCTTGCAGGAATGCTAACGGCTTATGATCTAAAATGCTAATGGGGACGGCGGTGGATCTGACACCCTTCTTCGCCAATGTCGGGCGCATCGCTGACGCCCTGGAGCGCATCGCGGACGGCCTCGGCGAGACGCGCGAACCCGACTACGAGCCGGCAACCGGAGAGCTTCCGGAGTGGATGAAGCCGCTCGCAGCCCTGACCCAGGTGAAGCTCGAACCGAAGATCCTGCTCTCTCCAGCTGCAGCGATCCTGCCCGCAGCAGTCGAACCGACCCCTGAGGCTGAAATCGAAGAGCGCCTCCCGGAGGCGCCGCCGGCCCCGGATCCGCTCGACGCCACGATCATCGAGATCTTCGAGGGCGGGACCACGACCCTCAATGGCATCGCCACCGAGCTGAACAACCGCGGGATCAAGACCGAACGTGGCGGCAAGTTCTATGCCGCCACACTCGTGAAGACCTTCGACCGGCTGGGCCTGAAGAGCTCGGGCGGCTCGTTCCGCTCGATGCGGACGCCCGATGCCTCCCCGCCTGCCAAGGGCAGCTTCGTCGAGAACTTCGGCACCATCCCGACCCGGCGGAAGCGCTCTCTCCCGCCACCACCCGCCGGCAAGACCGAGCAGGACCTGATCGCCGAGGTCATCGCTGCCGGGCGGGTCACCAAGCTGCCCGCCTGCATCGACTCCAGCGGCTACAACCACGCAACCGGAAAGGAAGCCTGATCTTGCTCCGTCGCATCCTCAAGGCCGTCGTCAGAGCGATCGAGGCGCCGTCACGCGCACCGATCCAGCAGCCCGCAGAGCCCGTTCATGAGCCCCCTCCCCCGCGCCAGCGGAAGCCGATGACGCTGGAGCAGGCGCTCAAGCACCACCACAAGCCCGGAATGACCTACCGGCAGATCACGGCGATCATCAACGAGCTCGGCTACCGGACCCAGAGCGGCAAGGAGTGGAAGCCGGCCAACCTCCGGCTGGTGATGGAGCCCTTAGGTCTGCGCGGCACCCGCGTCCTGGCGAGGGGCTGCACCCGAGTCCGCAGGCGCAGCCAGCCGCAGCAATCCGCCCGGCTGGATCTGCAGAGGCTCGCAGAGAGCCGCGAGATCGTCGCGCGCCGTGCCTCACGCCGCACGTCCACCCATCCCGATCAGATGACGCTCATCGGAGCCTGACCATGCTGGACCTCGCCAAGTTCCTGATCCTGCCCGATGCGGATCCGAAGTGGGATCTGCGCTTCCTGGAAATGGCCCGGCTGGTCGGCAGCTGGTCGAAAGATCCGTCCTCGAAGATCGGCGCCGTCCTCGTGCGCCCGGACCGCACGCTGGCCTCGATCGGTTTCAACGGCTTCCCGCAGGGTCTGTCCGACGCTCCCGAGCTGTACCAAGACCGCGACTACAAGATCGCCACAGTCCGGCACGCGGAGGAGAACGCGATTGGCTTCGCGAAGGACCAGAGCCTCGCCGGGCACACGATCTACGTTTCCGGTCTGCCCCCGTGCTGCAACTGCGCCTCGGAGATCATCCAGAAGAAGATCACCCGGGTCGTGGCCCACAACAACATGGTGCCCCTGCGCTGGGCTCAGAACATGCGCTGGGCGGCGATGAACATGCTCAAGGCAGGCATCGTCATCGACCTCTACGACGGCCATCTCGGGACCTTCAAGCCGGTCCTGACCCCGGACGATCTCTGGTACGAGCAGGGCGCCACGAACGACGACGCGCCGGCCGCCGCCTGCGGGTGCGCAGCATGACCGAGCTGAAGATCTGGGGCGAAAAAACCCTCCTGGTCAGCGACCGGATGTGGAAGGAATTCAACGTCCGGTACCTGGTTCGCCGGCTGCTCGACAGCCGCCAGACCCCGCCGTGGATGAAGCTGTCCCGGCGGTCCCGGCGCCGGTGGCGCGGACAGGGCGGCGAGTGGGTCTACGACCCGAAGATTTTCGACATGCTGGTGAGGGCGATCGATGAATTTGAAGGACTGGCCGCTCCCCGAAGTGAGGATCGTCTGCACGAAGTGTGGGTTGGAAGCTAGTCTTCCGCGGGAACAGATCGCGGCCGTGTTCGGCGAGGAGGCCGAGCTCTTCGAGATCCGAGCCGACATGACACAGGGCTGCGTCCCGACGAAAAACGAGGTCTGCCAATCGAGGTTGGCGGACGCGCTGCTCGTCCAGGCCATGCTCGAGCCCGACGAGGAGAAGGTGATCGACAAGGATCTCCTGCCCAAGGCCCGGGCGTGGCGCGAAGAGCACGGCCTCTCAGCACGGAACGCTGCTTGACGCTTGCGCGTTTGCAGGAATGCAAGTAATAAAATGCAAATGGCCAGCCTGCTTGCACATGCCGCCACCGAGGCGTTCCGACGGGCTCGCGCTCTCTCGCGAACCCTTCTTCAGTCTCGGTCGCCATTCGGCGTGGCGCCCTTCTCCATCGAGGCCGCAGAGGCCATCACCGAGGCCGTGGAGCAGCTGATCCAGGCCCGTCTCAGGGAGCGTGACGAGCAGTGGATCCAGTACCTGCGGGAGGCAATGGAGTTGAACCAAATCCACGTCGACTGGCCTCCCACGACCTGACGCTCACGGGCCTCGCCAGGGAGTGTGCTCGGCAGGTGTCCTACCTCGAGGGCCTGCCGATGAACTACGACACGAAGGGCCGGGCCAAGCGCATCGCCGACGCCTACGTCGACAAGGTCAAGAAAATCTTCGGCATCGACATGGTGCCGATCCTCGTCTGGGACGAGGACGAGCAGAGGATCGAGATCGGCGCCGAGCCGGCCTCGGACCTCGATGAGGCGCTCGTGGCCCGCATCATCGAGCGCGAAACCCAGCAAGCAGCCTGAACCAAGGATCCCTATGACCAACGTCGGCTTCGTCCACCTCCATGTCCACTCCTCCTACTCGCTCCTCGAGGGAGCCATGAAGGTCGCGGACATCGTGGAGATGGCCGTTGCCGACGGCCAGCCGGCTGTGGCGCTCACCGACACCAACAACCTGTTCGGGGCGCTGGAATTCTCCGAGAAGGCCGCGGGCAAGGGCGTGCAGCCGATCCAGGGCATGCAGGTCGCCGTCGCCTTCGACAAGCCGGAGGTGACCGCCAAGGCGATGGTCTGGACGACCTATCCGATCGTCCTGCTCGCCAAGAACGAGACCGGCTACCAGAACCTCCTGAAGCTCTCCACGGCCCTGCATTTCGGCCCGGAGCTGGGCGAGGCGCCGCGCCTGTCGATGGCGGACCTGCGCGCCCACAAGGACGGCCTGATCTGCCTCTCGGGCGGCTACAACGGCCCGGTCGACACCGCCCTGCGTGCTGGCGACGAGAGCGCGGCGCGCGGCGTGATCGGTATGCTGGGCGACCTGTTCGGCGCCGACGACTTCTTCATCGAGATCCAGCGCACCGGCATGCCCGGTCAGAATGCTGTCGAGCCCAAGCTCGTCGAGCTGGCCGACGCCTTCATGATCTCGCTCGTGGCGACGGCCGAGCCGTTCTTCGGCAAGATCGAGGATCACGAGGCTCACGACGCATTGCTCGCCATGTCTGGCGAGACCACCGTGTCCGAGAAGGACCGGCGGCGCGTGACCGCGCGGCACGCCTTCGTCACCCGCGAGCAGATGATAGCGCTGTTCGCTGACCTGCCCGACGCGCTGGCGTCTACCGTGGACATCGCGCAGCGCTGCGCCTACCGCGCCCTGACCCGCAAGCCGATCCTGCCATCCTTCGCTGACGGCGATGAGGCGGGCGAGCTGCGTCGGCAGGCCGAGGAAGGCCTCGCCGCCCGGCTGGAGCACCACGGCCCGTACACCGGCTTCACCGAGCAGGCCTACTGGGACCGCCTGGACTACGAGCTCTCCGTGATCGAGCGGATGGGCTTTCCGGGCTACTTCCTGATCGTGTCGGACTTCATCAAGTGGGCCAAGGCACACGACATCCCTGTCGGCCCGGGTCGCGGCTCCGGCGCGGGCTCGCTCGTCGCCTACTCTCTGGTGATCACCGATATCGATCCCCTGCGGTTCGGCCTGCTGTTCGAGCGCTTCCTCAACCCCGAGCGCGTGTCGATGCCGGACTTCGACATCGACTTCTGCATCGACGGACGCGAGCGGGTGATCGACTACGTCCGCAACCGCTACGGCCACGAGCAGGTCGCCCAGATCATCACCTTCGGCACCATGCTGGCGCGCTCCGTGATGAAGAGCGTCGGCCGGGTGCTGGAGATGCCGAATGGGCAGGTGAACCGCCTCGCGCAGCTCGTGCCGAACAACCCGGCCAAGCCGACCAAGTTGGCGGACGCGATCGCGGGCGAGCCGAAGCTGCAGAGCGCCATCGAGGAGGAAGAGGGTGTCCAGCGCCTGATGGACCTGTCGCAGCGCCTGGAGGGCCTGCACAGCCATGCGTCGACCCACGCCGCGGGCGTGGTGATCGGCGACCGGCCGCTCGACCAGCTCGTCCCACTCTACCGCGATCCGGAGAGCGGCAGCCGCGTCACCCAGTTCAACATGAAGTGGGTGGAACCGGCCGGCCTCGTGAAGTTCGACTTCCTCGGCCTGAAGACCCTCACGGTCATCCGCCGGGCGATCGACCTGATCGCCAAGCGCGGGATCACCGTCGATCTGGCATCGCTGCCGCTCGACGATGGCCCGACCTACGAGATGATGCGCAAGGCGGAGGTGACCGGCGTGTTTCAGGTGGAGTCGGCCGGCATGCGCCGCGCTCTCGTGGAGATGCAGGTCGACCGGATCGAGGACATCATTGCTCTGGTGGCGCTCTACCGCCCGGGCCCGATGGCCAACATCCCGGTCTACTGCCAGCGCAAGCTCGGCACGAGCGACGAGCCGGTGTCCACTTGGTACCCGCATCCGGCGGTGTCGTCGGTGCTGTCGGAGACCTTCGGCATCATCGTCTACCAGGAGCAGGTGATGGAGGTAGCCAAGGTGCTCGCCGGCTACTCGCTCGGTGACGCCGACCTGCTGCGCCGCGCGATGGGCAAGAAGATCAAGGCGGAGATGGATGCTCAGCGCGGCCGGTTCGTGAAGGGCTGCGTCGAGCGCGGTCTCACCTTCGACCTCGCCACTGAGATCTTCGACCTGCTCGCCAAGTTCGCGGACTACGGCTTCAACAAGTCCCACGCCGCGGCCTACGCCCTGATCTCGTACCAGACGGCCTACCTGAAGGCGAACTTCCCCGTGGAGTTCCTGGCGGCGGCCATGACCATGGAAAGCGGCGACACCGACAAGCTCGCCGAGTTCCGGGCCGAAGCCAAGCGCCTCGGGATCGAGGTTGAGCCGCCGTCGATCAACCGCGGTGGCACGACCTTCGAGGTCCACGACGGCAAGATCCGCTACGCTCTCGCGGCCATCAAGGGCGTGGGCGTGCCGGCGGTGGAAGCCGTCATGGCGGCCCGCGGAGCGGCCGGGTTCTCGGATCTGGCTGATTTTGCCAACAAGGTTGACCCGAAGCTCGTGAACAAGCGGGTGGTCGAGCGACTGGTGGACGCCGGCGCCTTCGACGAGATCGATACGGACCGGGCGCGGGTCTCCGCGGCAATCCCGTCGATGAACTCGGTGGCGAAGCGCGCAGCGGCCGGGCGGGCGAAGGTCGGGGATCTGTTCGGTGAGTTGGCTGCCCAGCGCATCGAGATCGAGGTGCCGACCTACTACGAGTGGCCGCTCTCGGAGCGCCTGCAGCGCGAGTACGACGCCATCGGATCGTTCCTGAGCGGTCACCCGCTCGACGAGTTCGGCGACTTCCTCGAGAAGCTGCGCTTCCTCGATCGTCTGCAGTTGCTGGATGCGGTGCGCGACGGCGCCAAGCGCGGCCAGATGGCGGCCATCGTGGTCGACCGGCAGGAGAAGCGCTCCAGGGCGGGCAATAAGTTCGGGATCATCACGCTCTCGGACAAAACCGGCCAGTACGAGGCTCTGGTGTTCTCGGACACCTTCGAGGAACTGCGCGACCTGTTCGAGACTGGGCGGGCCGTGTCGGTTCAGCTGGAGGCAGAACTGGACGGCGACGAGCTGAAGGCTCGCATCCGCTCGGCCGCGCCGCTCGAAGAGGCCCTGACTGCGGCGATCGAGACGGTGTCGATCACCGTCCACGACGAGAGCGCATTCGTGGCGATCGGCGAGCACCTGCGCCGCCCCGGCCGCGTGTCGGTGAAGATCGCGATGGAGGGGGCGGATATCGCGCTCACCCTGCCGAGCACCTTCGCCGTCGATCCGGCGATCATCGCCGAACTGCAGGCCGTGCCCGGCGTCGCGAACATGGAAATGGCCTGCTGAGCAGGCCGAGAGGAGAGCTGACCATGCACAAGATCATCGAGGCCGCGAATACGCTGACCGGCGACTGGGCGCTCACCATCCAGTGGCCCGACGGGACGGAGACCGTCGAGATCGTCTCCGACAACGCGGCTGCCCTGCTCGGCTACGTGCCGGATGGTGAGGAGTAGCGGCAGTGTCGAACGTCTGCGTGAACTGCAAGTGCGAAATCCACGGGCAGGCCTACGACAGCGAGAGCTTCGTCGGATCGTGGTGCTCAGCGACGTGCAAGGAGGCCTTCGATGACATGCGCGAGGAGGCCTACGCTCGGAAGAAGGGCGACCTGCCGGCCGACAACTTCTGCCGCTGCCCGTCCATGTGCATTTCGCCCGACTGCGCGGGCGACCTGTGCCCCGACCATCCTCGGTGAGTTCGATTTCTGGGATTTCCGCCATACCAGGGAGGACATGATGGACATCTTTGAGCACCCCGATACCGGGCAGGTGGAGCACCTGCGCGGCCTTAACCAAGTGCTGGACAACTCGCTCGATGCGAGGTTGGCCTATATCGCAGAGCTTGAGGCCGACATTGCCGAGCTGCGCGAGGCCGCTCGGCCGTTCTCGGCGTGTGTGTTCAACGACAACGGCGACGTGTCGATCAGCACCGGAAACCTAACCACGCAGGACTGGATGCGCCTAGACCATGCCGTCGCTGGAGCAGAGGCCGGTTAGACGGAGACGGTAGCACTCGAACGGTTTAGCAGAGGGAATACGATGGCTGATCACCTCTACGTGGACCCGGAATGGAACCGCGTCCTCGGGATGACAGACGAGCAGATCGCTGACCTTGGCCTTCGCGAACTGGTTGAGCGGTGCCTCGCCAAGGGCTTCGTGCCGCGCATCACCCTTGAAGATCACGAGGGCCCGGCTGGCTTGTACCTGACGGCCGGACAGGACGACGAAGCGGCCACCGCCTGATGGCGGATGGGATTGCGGATATTTCGGCAAGTAATTAAGGAGGGCGGCAAGCAATGGCAGACCTGTTAGAGCACTTGGTCGAGGTCCGGCGCATATTGAAGTCTTCGGGCTTCAGAGCAGCCGGGGATTGCATTACCGACGCCATTGCCGAAATCTCCTCCCTACGCGCCGCGCAAGTTGGGGACGTTGACAGGGCCGTTGCGGACCGCATCAGCGAGCTTGATGGCAAGCTGAAGCATGAGCGGTCGGAGAACGCCCGGTTGCAGGCCGAGCTAGAGACAGCCCGGCACACTATCACGGCCATGGCGGCTCAGATCAACGCCCCCGCCTGAGGGCGGAAGCGATCACGGGCAATTCGGCAAGCATTATACGGGAGCTACAAGTTATGGCGGCTGACCTCGCAGAACTCCGAAGGATGTGCGGAGAATTGGACAACCGCGGATACAGTGCGGAAGCGCAAGAGTTTCGCGTGGCCATCGCCGAAATCTCCGCCCTACGCGCCGCGCAAGCTGGGGCCGGTGATAGGGCCGAGATCGAGCGGTTGCGCGAGGCGCTGCGCATCATCGTCTATGATCTGCACATGGGCTCTCCGGCTGGGCGCATCAGGGCGCTGGACTACGCCCGAGCGGCGCTTGCTGTTGGGGCCGATGTTAGGGCCGGAGCCGACATTCCCGCGCCTGCCGCCTGATACTTCAAAGGCTTAGCGAGCACTTTGTGCGGACGGGGCCGCCGCCAACAGGGAAAGAGGAGCAAATCAATGGACGCCGGGAAGTGGGATTTCGTGAAGAAGCGACTGCGCATCAATCGGGCCGAGCTTTCGGGCGTACAGGCTGCGCTAAGCAAGCCCGGATGCACGCACGGCGACCGCGTGATTGCGGCGCTTGTTGCCGGCGGCATGTGCGAGGACGTGGCGTTCTGCGCGGCCGTTACTTCCGGTCTGACCGGCGAGCCAATCACGTTCGTTCTGCGCGACTAGGCGGCTAGTGGCGGACAGGGGAGAACCCATACCAGGGAGGACAGCATGAGCGAGCCGACCATAACCCTGCACTGCCCGAGGTGTCAGGCAACAGCGCCATACGCCCATGGGATCGACCCGAGCATCCCCGCGAGCGTCTGCAAGATCGAGATCATCTGCGCCACCTGTGACGATGGCGACTTCCACGACGAGCGGTGGTTCGACGCCGAAGGACGGTCAGTGCCGCAGGGCTGAGAGTATGACGGACCGGGGCTCCGCCATCAGGGAGAGGGTGATGGAAAACAAGCCGGGACAAGCCACGGGTGAGCCCTCGACGGTGGAGGAGCGTGAGGCGCTGCGCCGCCGTAGGCGCACAGAATTTCGGCCCCTTACGCTGTCGCCGCGTGAGGTTGAGGTGCTGGACGAAATGCTGAGCATGGCCGAGGCGGCGATTGCCGGCGCCGGGCTCAAGGATCTGCCGAAGTAGGGAAGCGGGGCCGCCAGTATGGCGGACAAGGGTCCCGCCATGCGGGAGGGAACAATGAGCAGTCGGGCGAAAGTCCTTATCAGCAATAGCTTCACCATAGCTTCGAGCGCAGCATGGCTCGCCCTCACAGGTTGGGCCGTATGGGCGATAGCCGCAGCCAATGAAGCGGGGCAGCCGCTCCCGTCCGGAGCAACCACGGTCGCGCTTGTCGCGTGCTTGGCTTGGGCCGGGGAGTGCCTTGGCCGCGCAATCAAGGCGATCCGATTGGTGTCGGCGAAATAGGTTCGGCGTTCGACGGAGGGGGCAGGGTTTGGCGATGAACGACACACAGAAACAGGCGCTTGCGGCACTTGAGGCCGCCCTTCCATTCTTGGTCGAGGCGAGCAAGCTGTCGGAGCGCGACGACTTCGAACCGGAGGCGTCGAAGGGTGCGGGCGCCCCGGTAGCGTGCCGCGCACAGGACGCGCTCTATCACGCGCAGAACGCCATAGACGGGCTGCGGCACGGCACCATCGACCGGGTGCGGGCCAGCTACATCGGCCTGCCGCCGCGGGCGTAGTTCGAAAGCGGGGGCATCCGACATGATCCATAAGCACAGCGATTGCCGCGTTCTGGCGGTCCCGAACGACAGCCTGCGCGACCTGCGCTGGTCGTTCGATCTGGCGATCACCGCCCTGGAGAATGAGTTCGGGGTGAAGCGTGGGCCGTTCGGCCGCGATCAGATCACGCCCGATCAGCAGGCCCACCTCAAGCGGCTCGATGCGCTCCGGATGGCGATCCACGAGGACTATTGAGGCCATGAAGCAGATCGATGAGGACGAACAGGCGATCCGCAGGCTGCTGCCGCAGGTTCGCGCAGAGGCCGCGAAGGTCGGGACCATGCACGGCGCGTGGGACCTGATCTTCGACGTGGAAGCGCTGCTCGCGCATAAGCCGACGCTGCTGCAGTTCGAGAGCCGTGAGAAGGCTATGGAGGTCTACCGCGGCATGCTGGAGAACTGCGCGCCGCGTGGCGTCGGGTACGTCAGGGAGGGCTGATACGCATGATCGACCAAGCCGACATCGACAACACGCTGGACCACCTCGAGCTCTATGCCGACAAGAACGGCCACGGGCGCGAGCAGGCCTGCTTCCACGGCGCTAGGGTCATCCGGGCGCTGCTGGCCGAGAGAGTCACTGATGGACCCTCTCAGGCCATCCTGAGCATCGAGAAGCGCCTGACCAAGCTCTCGGAGCGCTGGGAGGGGGCGACCGGGCGTGAGGTCGCCCTAGAGATCATCAACGCGATCCGCGAGGTGCGCGGCGAGGAGCCGCTCGGGCCATGGCTCAAGCCATGAGCCTGCGCCTCAAGATCGAGCTCGCGAAGATCGTAGACGTGGTGCCGTTCGGCGGCCTCACGCCTGGGTCGAATGCAGCCTCCTACATGGCCGTCGAGACACCGAACGGCTTCGTGGCCGGCGAGGACATTGAAAGCCTGCTACGGGCCGGTTGGCTCAAGGCAGAGCCACTCCAGAGCACGATCGCCCTCGAGGCTGGGGAGAACGACGTCGGAGCTCCCGACGTGGAGGTCACCCACGCCTACGACATCACGAAGGAAGGCCTGCTGGTGATCGCCTACGAGGCCGATGCAGCCTAGCTGAGCTTCAGCTTGCGTGCGAGCCGTCGGTTCTGGAATAGCAGCTGAAAGTTGTTGTGCTCGCCGTAGTAGACGTAGACCTTGGTCTCGATGTCCCCGAACTTGGACGCCCCGGAGAGCTCGCCGTCGCAACCCAGCAGGTTGTTGACGCGCGAGACAGGCCAGTCGAGACGGATCGCCTCGAACTGATCGACGGTCATCCGACACTTCTCGTCGGCCAGGGCTGTGGTGGGGATCAGAAGGGCAAGGGCGGCGATAGCGGCGCGCATGGGTCCGGCTCAGAAAAAAGGGCGCAGCAAAGCTAGGCTGCGCCCGAGCCGTTTTCAACGTGCGCGTGTGCGACCCTCGGGAAATTCCCACTGGGTGCAGTGATCCACATCCTCGTCGTAGTAGGTGTAGATCGGCATCGAGACGCCACCACCGACAGGGATCGACCCTGTCTGGATCATCTGCGTCTCCATGCGCTTCTCACTGGCGAGGCACCGTCCCTGGTCCACAGAGCAGCTCGCCACGAGCAGCAGGATCACGAGGAACGGGATCGCGCAGGCCACGGTCATGCCGACGGCCACGCCGAACGCTTCGAGCCAGTCACGCATGGGCGGGGTCCACCAGATACTCGGTCGGCGGCACCAGCTCCTTGATGCTGTCGTAGGGAACCGGGACATGGCTGATCTCGGTGGTGATGAAGCCCTGCACGCCGGCGCTGTTGAGCAGCAGCGTGCCGATCTTGTCGAGCATCTGCTGTAGGCTGTGCCGGGTGAGCGGGAGCATCCGCTCCTTCTCGATCACCTCGCCGATCTTCTCCTTCATCGCCAGCCACGGGCGATCCTGGGCGTCCAGGAAGCCGGTCATGGCCGATCCACCAGGTTGAAGGTCGGCTCGAAATGACGCCCCAGCTCGGGCATGCCGAGTTCGCGCATGAAGAACAAGTCCGGGGGCTCGTCGCCATCGAACTTCGCCTCCGGCTCGAGCACAGTGGACAGCAGCGGATTGGCCAAGGTCAGCAGCATGGCCAGCTCCCGTGCCGTCATGTCCTCCTGCGGACGGAAACGGTAGACGTGCAGGATCTTCGACTCGACCTTCTTGCTCTTGCGCTTGAATGGCCACATCACGCGGCCCTCACCAGCTGTTCGCGGCGCTCCAGCATCCGTGCGGCTCCAACCAGCATAGCCAATTCGTCGTCACGAAGAGTGGCGATGTCTTTCGGCGACCAGTTCCAGCGCAGAGCGAGGATTTCAGAGCCGTCGCGCGACTTGTATGGAGCAGGCTTCTGTTTGCGCTTGAAGAGCCACATCACGCGACACCCCGCATAGCGAAGGCTTGGGTGGCGAGCGCGATCACGCCGGCCCGGTTGTCGTTGGCGAGTTCCGGCACCGGGTACGTGGCGCCCTTCGGCTGCCGGTCGGCCCAGAAGTCCCGCAGGGCGGCGTCGATCGCGCGCTCCAGATCCTCGACCGTTCCGTCGTTCTCGATGACGATGTCGGGGCTGAGCCGGTCGGTGCGCTCGCTGTCGTGGACGCCCCACATGAGGCCGGTGGCCTTGTAGAGCAGCTTGCCGAGGCCGAACCACTTGAACTTGGCCGGGCCAGTGCCCTTGCGGGTGATCAGGATCGTGAGGCCACCGAGCGAGTGTATGGCGTCTTCCTCGTTGGGGAAGCGGACGCTGTCGTTCATGACGCGCTCGCCCGGGCCGACGCCGCGGACCCAGGTGTTCACCCAGACGTCAGGGCCGACGCACTCCCTCCCCCACTCTGTGCCGATGGTGATCTGCAGCTCGCGCGAGGTCTTGCCCAGCTCAGGGATCACCACGCCGTCCTTCAGGTCGCCCACGAGGTAGCGGTCGATCATCTCCTCGGAGATGCCGTTGGCGCGCATCAGAACGGCGATCATGGCGCGCAGCGGCTCGGCGATGTGGCGCCGCTCGAAACCGTAGGTCTTCTCGATATACTTGGCCGCGGTCGTCTTCCCCGACGCCGCGAAGCCGGACAGGCCGATCGCGTTCACTTCTGCTTCCCCTTGTGTTTCTTGACCACTTCGGGATCGAGGACCCAGCGGACCTCGATCGACAGCTTGCTGTGCGGCTGGAGCAGGAAGGCCGCGGAGGCGGTGTCCGCCTCGGCCTGCGTCGTCTGCTTCAACACTCGCTCGATTTCGGCGTCGGCACCCGGCAGCTCGTGGGCGTGGAAGGCCACGGCGGCGGGGCGGCGCTCGACGAGGGCGTCCCAGGCGGCCTGCAGCTTCGGCGAGACCGGGATGACCTTCTGTTTCTCGGAGCCGCGCTTCATCTCACGGCCTCGTCGATGATCGCCGTGATGCGGGCCCTGATCTTATTCTCGATCCGGCTCTTCGCGTCGTCCGCAGCTGCTACCATCGCCTGCGCGTAGACGTTGTGGATCAGCTTCTCGATCGCGTGGTCCATCAGATATCCAGGGACGTCACCGATCTTGAACTTGCGCGTAGAAGCATACCAACCGCGAACCTCGAGCTCTTCTCGAGCACCGACGTCATCCAGGAAATCCTGGATGATTTTTTTCGCCACATCTCTGTCGATGATGCCGCTCATGGCTTCAGGATCTTCACGGTGGTGACGACGGCGCTGTCGAGGTCTGGTGTGCGGAAGCCGATGATCTCGTGGATCATCGCGTGCTCGTGTGGGTTCGAGCCGTCAGCTTCCATCGCGACCACGATCGGGATGCGGCGGGCATCTGCCCACGCCAGCTCGAGCACAGTGCCGATCGACACCTTCTTGGCGCCGAGCAAGTTCACCAGCATCACGTCGCAGCGCTGGGCGTCCCAGCGATCGCGCACAGTCAGACCGCGCGTGGTCGACATCGGATCCTTCAGGCGCTCGGTCTCAGAGCCGAGGTCAGAGAAGATCTGGATGCTGGCAAGGTTCTGTTGGTGCCGAAGTGGCGAGAAGGCGTCGATGTCGTTGGTGCGGAGCATGGCTTTGGCGAGGACGCGCCAATCGGTGGCTCCTCCGTAGGAGAGGCCGCTGATTGGCCCAGCGAGGTACACTTTCGGGTTCACGGCAATCCCCTGCGTTTGCATTTTCCCTCGCACACTGTTTGCATTCCTGCAAGCGTGGCCTCAGGAAAAGAGGTGGCTCTCCGGATCCAGCCTCCAGGCTTTCTGGCGCGCGAGCAGACAGGCACGGAAGGCACGAGAAGCCGCCGTCGGTCTGTCGCGGAGCATGAGCTCCATGGCGTAGGCGTAGTGGCGTGCCGCCTTGCGATGGAGCTTGATCGCCTTCTCGCGCTCCTTGGTCCAGCGCATCATGGCTAGTTCAGTCTCCCGAACTCACCGTGGTGCCGTTCTGATGCTGCCGCGTAGGCTGCGGATGCCTCTTCGATGGTATCGAATGAGCCCAAGTGCAGCTTCTTGCCGCCAACTTTGATCCGCGCTCTCCAGCGTCCGTTCTCAAGACGGACACCTTTGACGCCAGACGTGTTCGATTTCGGCGTGCGACGATTGCTCATCTGCTGACCAGGGGTGGCTGGCCTGAGATTGCTCCAGGCGTTGTCAGACCGAACCAAGTTCCTGTGATCGACCTCGTCGGGCATCCAACCCTCCATGATGAGGAAGGCGATGCGATGCCCGTAATCAGAATGGCCGTCTATCTTGAGCTTCAAGTAGCCATTTGCATCGATCGTGCCGGCACGCGATCCAGCACGCATGCGACGCGATATGTTAACTTTCCATGTAAACAGGCCGGTCTCTGGGTCATAATCGAGTACCTGAGAGACTCTGTCTTGAGTGAGCATGCTACATACCAATAACAGAAAGCCAGATTTACGCAGCTCTCGATGCTGGAACTGAAACACGAGGTTTCTCTGCTCTCCATCTGCCTTTCTGAAGTGTGACTATTGATCTATTGCCGTCAGCGTAATGAATTATGTGAGAGACAGCCCAAGTGCTTGGTCCACGATTATAGCCCATCTGCAAGTTTATAGCACCGGCAACGTACACGCCTTCATTGATTTCAGGCGAATGTTTGTCTCCGATTGACATTTTGCGACCGGTGCGAGCGAAGCCCTGTACTGTGCCCTTGGAGCCATTTACACCACGAAAACCATGGTGACCGACTTCGATACCATCGATCAATCGGCTGTAGCCATCATACGCCCAGGAGACCCGGTCCAGTTCGGCGCCCGTGCCGCGCAGGGCCGCCTCGAGCAGCGAGAAGCGCGGCGGCGTCTGGTCGTTGTCGAGCGCCATGGCAACCGCGGCGCGCTGGCCGAGCATCGCGTCCTCCAGCTTCAGCCCGAGCCGGATGTTGACCGGATCCTGCCGGTAGCGGCCCTCGCGCACGTAGCGGTCGAGGCCGATGTCGTGGTTGCTCTCCACAACGACGATCTCAGTCTCGGGCACCGTCACCTGGAGCTTCTCCAGGAAGCCGCCGACCTGCACGATCTCACCGAGGATGCTCGCGCGCCCGCGGACGTGCATCTCGTAGGCGTGACCCGGGTCGTTCTGGTTGTGGTGGTTTCGAGCCTCGTGGTCGAAGATGTCGTGCAGCATCAGGTACTCCGGCCGGAGCACGTCGATCAGGCTGCCGCGGTAGCGCGCCTGCGTTGACGGATCGAAGCCGAATGTGGCGAGCGCGTTGTCGTTGGCGATCTTGCGCATGTGCAGGTCGGCCGCGACCACGGCGCGCACTCGGTGGCCAGTGGTGACCTCTCCACCGGAGATGTGCCGGTCGAGGTCGTAGAAGCTGCCATCCTCGTTGGCGGTGATCTGCCGGCAGAACGGATTGGCTTCCTCGTCGAACTCGACGACGACGGCGCCAACCACTTGATGGAACAGAGACTTTACGCCGGCCTTACGCGGGATCACCTTCGGGCGTGTGACGCTGCCGGTGGTCATCACCTGATGCGCCTGCACGGCCGGATCGGTCGAGGGCACGCTCTTGAGCTGGCGCTTGGCATGCGGGAACACGGCCCAGCGGTTCCGGCTGTAGGTGGTCAGGTCCGAGATCGGCTGCGAGGCGGTCGGCAGAGTGTTCATCTCGCCAGCGAAGATGAAGTTGTCGCCGATCTCCATCTGGCCGAAGCACAGGTGCTCGGTAAGTTCCTCGGCGTACTCGCGGCTCGTTGGATCGTTCTCGGACCACCACGTCGTCTCGTAGGTGAACGGCCCGACCACGATCTCGGCACCGATGTGCTCGGCATAGGCCTGCAGGTTCAGCCAGAAGCCGTCATGCAGCGGCGCGTCGTTCTGGGCGGCCGTGAACAGGAAGCGGCGGTTGCGGGCGTCCGGCACCGGCGCGACGCGCAGGGTGTCGGTGAGCCACGTCCGCGGCCGGCCCTGGCGCTCGACGTACTCGCCGAGCATCACGTCGTAGGCCTGGTTCATGTTGCTCGCGATGATGATCGCGTCGGGATTGATCAGGGGGAAGCGGGAGCGCGTGACCAGGTTGTTGACCTGGGTGGCGAGCAGAGCGGCTCGAGCCTGCGCGTGTTCGATCTGGGTGGGCTTCAGATCGTCGCCCATCACGGTGACGTGGGGCGCTTCCGGCTGGATCTCCCCCGCGTACAGGGACCAGTCCGGGACGTAGCTTTCGCGGCCGGCGTCACGCTCCCTCTCTTCGGAGCGGACCCAGCGGTGGTAGTTGATGTCCTCGGCGAGGGCAGCGTGATTGCACGCAGCACCCTTTCCGCCGCGGACCTTCAGGGGCGCATAGCCCTGGCGCAACAGCTCCTCGATGCGCTCCTTGCGGCGGATGCGCTCGGGCGTGGGGATGAGAGGTGTCGGCATCTCAGGCCCCGCAGACCGGGAAAAAGGCGGCGGCCTCCTTCGCGTTCATGTCGAGCAGCGCATCGTCGTGCAGCGTCTTGCCCGGGAAACCGCCGTGCGCGCGGATCCAGCCGCCGATGTCGGCGCTGTAGTCCTCATAGGCGTCATCGCGCCCGAGGAAGCACAGAGTGGCCATGTCCCAGGCATAGGTCCTGTGGAAGCGAAAGCTGGCGCGCGGCGTGATGCACACGTTCGGGCGCGCGAGGTCGGCCGCCACCGTGCAGGCGGAGATGCATTGACCGTCGATGATCAGCGTGCGCCCATCAGCCTTGAGCTGCAGTGCTGACTTCTTGAAATCGTCGATCCAACCGCCCGGGCTGTAGCGGACGCGGCAGGCGATGGGGCACTGCTTGGCCGTCCACGGGGGTGGCGCAGAGGCCGATGACTTCGCCTCCGACCGCTCGCACTGGGGCGCCGCGAGGGCCCCAGTTGCGAGGATCGTGAGGGCTACCAGGGAACCGAACAAACGCCGCATGCGTTAGCATCTCCGTTTGCATTTTCCCTAGCACGTCATTTGCATTCCTGCAAATCACTTGCCGAGGCGCTGGGCCTCCAAGCGGTCGATGCGCTTCTCGATCTGATCGTGCTCGCGCGTGACGCGCTGGCGCAGGATGTCGAACTCCTTCTCCGACCAGCGCCAGTGCTCGGCATGTTCCGTGCGACTGACGATGCTGTCCTGGAGCTTGCGGATGTCGCTGTCCTGCTTCGTGATCGAGGTCTCGATCGGTGCCTTCCAGGCGGCGCCGATCGTGATGAGGACGGTCAGCAGAAACGCGGCGGCCGAGATATAGACACTCCACTGGGGCGTCGACTTCTGGTCGATCTTGGATCCGATCCGATCGACCGCGTTGATGATGCTCTGCTGGGTTCCAACGATGCCTTTGACTTCTGTCTCAAGCACGGAGAGGCGCGAGTCGAATGACTGCATCTGCGCCGTGGCCATGGTCTCATCTTCCATAAATTGCACCCTGTCATGAGGGGCGCGTCGGGCTGCCGCTCTCGGCGACAGCGGCGGCGGGCGGGGCGAATGTGGGCATGGGGTCTGGGCGACGGTCTATGACTATGGGCGCCCCCGCCTCGGCAGGGGGCCGCACTTTTCAGCCGTCTCCTTCGCCAGTGCCGAACCGTCGTCCCCGCGGGCGTAGGCCTCGCGGACGCGCTCGTACCAGTTCCGGAAGTTCTGGATGATGCAGTTCGCCTGAGCCTTGCCGAGGCGCTCGCGCGCGGCAACGATCAGGGCATCTTCGCCGGCCTTGGGGTCGGCGGTGAGGACCGGGCGCGCGTAGTCGGGCGCCAGTGGCAGCTTCCGGGCGAGACCCGGATTGCCGGAGGTGGCACAGGCCGCCAGGGAGGCGGCGAGCGCCGCCGTGACGGAGATCTTGAGGAGAGCCTTCGGGGCCATCACTGGATCTCCCGCAGCTTGCGCGCGTCGTCCTCGGTCAGCCCGCAGGCCTTGCGAGCCGGTGCGCGCTTGGCGAGATCGGCCTGCAGAGCAGCCACCCTCCCCTGGTTGGACTTGAGCTTCGCCTCGAGGCTCGCCGACTGGCGCTCGACCAGCTTGCGGGCGTTCTCGGACAGCTCGTTGTCGGTCTTCAACACCAGCACCTGATGGCGCAGGTCGTCGAGCTCGGCCTTCTCCGCCCGAAGGTGGTAGCCGGTGACGAAGGCGATGGTGCTGGCGATCAGCACCATGCCGACGGTCGAGGTGACGAAGTTCCAGATCGCGGTGACGGCCGTGCCGCCGGGGATCAACCCGGCGAGCAAGTCTTTGAGCTTGCTGAGCATTTCGGGGATCCCTTACGCCGTTTTTCCAGTTGCGTGATTGTCGGCGTCGTGGTGGGCGATGGTCCGTCCGTAGAGGTAGACGGCGAGCGCGGCGGCGATCGCGACGAGCCAGACGTGGCCGGTCACGAACTCCTGGATCGCGTGGAACGGCGCCATCACTGACTTGATGCGGTCGAGGTAGCCCTTGGCCGCCTCTATCTGCGACAGCGGGTCAGCCGCGGCACTGAAGCCGGTGGCACCCATCAGACCCAGCGCGCCCTTCATCATCGTCTCGGCGTGCTTGGTGATCTTGCTGCCCTTCTCCTTCGGGTCGGCGTAGTTCGTGACCCGGGGGCTGGCCTCGTAGAGGTGTTCCTGCGTCTGCTCGTCGAAGCGGCCGTTGACCTCGATGCCGTTCTCCGCCTGGAACTGGGAGATCGCCGCGATGGTCTTCGAGCCCATGACGCCGTCGGGCCGGCCGATCTGGGCGTAGCCGAGCTGCAGCAGTTGCTCCTGCAGGGCCTTGATCTTGCCGGCGGACAGAGCGAGGTCGGCGGGCGCCGGGGCGCGGGTCTCACCCTCGGAACCGTCCTCGACCTCGTCGGAGACCGGCACGATGTACTTGCAGGCGAGCCGGTAGAAATTCCGGCGCTCCGCAAGACCGTTCTCGCCGCCGTTCACCTTGCGGGTCACAGCCACGATGTCGTCGCGGTCGGCGATGATGTTGAGGCCGTTGCGCTTCCAGAACTCGATGGCAGCAGCGACGCCGCCGGCCGGCGTCCGGACCGTCTCGGGGTCGTGCTCGTGGCCGGCCGCCCGGTAGTTGTCGCGGCCGGTGGTCTGGATCAGGCCGCCACCGCGGTACTTGTATCCGTCGCCACTCTGGGTGTTACCCAGACGGCCGCCGTAGACCTTGTTCGCCAGCTTCTCTGGGTTGCGCGCGTAGGGGCGCGCCGAGGCGACAGTCGGGAAGCGCTTCGGCCACACGGCATGCAGGCGCTCAGCCGTGTAGGAGAGCCCCTCTTCCAGATGGCGGAAGCCGGCGCTCTCACAGGCGGTCTGGGCGATGAAGTGGCGCAGGCGGCGCTCGTTGGCGGTGATGCCGGCCGCACGCATCTCGGGCTCGGCCGCGATCAGGGCGGCGACGATGTCAGCGCGCGCCGACGGGGCGATGCGGCGCAGCGCCTCGCTGGTCAGCATGGTCATTTGCATTCCTCCGCCGGTTGGCTTGCATTCCTGCAAGCGTCCGGTCATGTGTTGTCGAAGGTGGGCGGGATGAACCGCTCACCCATTTTCTCACCGGGTTTTGGGCTGAAGACCTTCTCGTCCGAGCCGGCGCCGTTATCGAGCGAGGTCTCGCCGCCGGGCGGCTTGCCCATGATGGTCGTGAGCAGACCTGTGCCTTTCGTGTATGTGTGTTTTACGGTTTCAGAAATATAGACCCCGTTGATGCCATCGCGCATCCCGGAGATCAGCGTCAGCTGGTTGCCGCGGATCCACGGATCGCCCTTGGACAGGACGAGATTGCACTCGCCGAGCGAGCGGTTCATCGTCGAGATGGCCGACTTGAGCCCGGCCCGAGCCTCCTCTTCCGACACGAACGGCTTCGGGAAACGGTAGGGGTTCTTCTCCGGCCGGCCGTACTCGGGATCGGTCTCGGCCCGGGGGTTCTGCTCCTCGATCCAGACAGGCTGGTGCGTGTCCGGGTCGATGTAGGCGCCCCGCGCGCCGGTGAAGTCGTTCCGCTTGTCGTGCCGGACAGACCACTTGGCGAGGTGCTCGGGCTTCAGCAGCAGCGCCGGAAGCGAGATGCCGTTGGCGGTCGTGTTGGCGTCGCGGGGGATGAAGATCAGCTTGCCGCTGTCGAACTGGGCGATGGCGCCGTAGCGCCGCTCCAGCTCCTGCAGGAGGTGGACTGAGCTCTGGGTCTGGTTCATGAACGGAACCCGGATCTCTCCGAGCCCCTGCTCGACCATGGCGGTGACGTTCGCCTCCTTGGCGATGCTCTCGATCACCTCCTTGAGGGTCTTGCCCTCATACTCCTTGACCCGCGGCTGCTTGAGCGTGCCGATGAAGTCGGTGGCGGTCCCGGTAATCTTGATCGAGCGCGGCGGCCCGAGGTACTCGACCGTCTTGATCGTGAAGACGTTCTGCTGGGCGAGGCCGACCTCCTTGTAGCCGAGATAGATCTCGAGCTTGCGCCCGACTGTCGGGCTGGCGATCTTCCACTCGCGGTCATCGAGGGTGATCTCGCAGGTGTCCTGCTGGCCCTGGCCGTTGGTGAGCGTCACCTCGATCTCGGTGAGCCGGTCGTTGAACCGGCTGGTGATGTCGATCCCCTCTTGTTCGATCCGGAAGATCGGCGTGTAGCCGACAGGCATGGGTCCTCACGCAGAGAAAAAGGCCGCCCGGATGGGGCGACCTGGATTGGTCTAAAGGGGTGGATTGGATCAGTCCCAGAGGCGGATCTGATCGATGACCGGCGTGGTGTCGGTGTTCGGCGTCGGCAGCGGCGGCAGTTTGAGGGCCATGCCCATCGGCAGCAGCATGCCGTGACTGACCAGCCCTGGGTTGGCGTCCCAGACGTGCTGGTGGGTCTTCGAGTCGTAGATGCCGTAGCGCCGCTCGCAGATCTTATCGAGCCGGTCGTACATCTGGGTGATGTAGGGCTTAGCCATCAGCCGAGCCTCAGGAATTCGTCTGGCGACGTGCTGGCTGAGTCCTCGCCGAACTGGATCAGCTCAAGGGTGAAATCGACAGCCATCGGCACGTTGCCAGAATTAATCTTGGTTTCCTGTCGGCGCAGGCGGGCGATGCCGTAGAGGCCGACCAGCTCGCCGATGTATTCGACAGGATTGGTGAAGCGGAAGTAGCGGATCAGCGGCACGGGCTTCCCCTCGTCGCCGGTCGCCTCGATCGCGTCGAGGGTTTTCAGGCCGCCGAAGATGTGCGGGTAGAGCCGCCCCTCGACGATCGCGCGCTTCTCACCGATGCCGGTGAACTGGTTGGCGTTCTCGCGCGAGAGCCGCGGCTGGGCCGTCCACGTCCAGTTGAGGTCGCGGGTCAGGGCCTGATAGTTCGGGGTCTCCTCGCCGGGCTTGGGCGAGTAGAAGAAGTTCTTGCCGATGCTCAGGAGCGTGTCGGCCATAGGCACCTCCGGCCGGGTTGATCCCGGCTCTCGTTCGGGTGGTGGGCCCGCGCGGAGAGGTCCCCGCGCGGGTCGTTGTCGTGATCAGCCGAGTCCTGGCTCGAGGTCGAAGTTCGGGTGGTTCCACGCCTCGGTGATGTGCTTCTGCGACATGTCGGCGATTTCCTTGGGCGACTTCTCCCAGCCGTTGATGTGCTGGGTGACGTGGATCTGCGGAGCGCTTCCACCGCCGCCGCCGCCCTGACCGCCGCCGACCGACGGAGCGGGCACGTTCTTGATCATGCGCTCGGCACCGGAGCTCGGGGCGCCGTTGGCGGTCGCCGCAGCGCCACCACCGTTCGCCGCGTCCTTCGCCTTGTCGATCAGCTCCTTGCTTGCCCCAAAAGGCACGCCGGTGAAGCCGTCGTCAGCCAGGGTCCGCGGACGACCCCGACCGAACATCCTCTTCTTGCGCTCATCCCAGTCCGCCATCTTCTTGTTGAGCTCGGCGGCTTTCTCGGGAGAGGCCTCCTGGCCGGTCGCCTTGTTGATCCACGGTCCGCCGTTCTCCTGCTTCCATCCAGCCGACTTCCATCCTGTGGAGGTCATGCCGTCGGCACCGTCGACTTTGTTCGAGGCAACGACTGCCTTGGCCTTCTGGTCCAGAGCCGCCACGTAGTCGTGGTACTTCTGGGCCGCCTCCTTGGTATTGAACTGCGTGTGGATGTGACCGCCGGTGGCATGCCCCGAGGGGTTCGCGTACTCGTCGATGACCTTGAAGGCGTTCTCGTCGAGGCCGGCTGCCCGCAGCTTCTCGCGCATCGCTTCGGCCGCGGCAGCGTGCTGCCGTGGATCGTTGAGCGATGTGTCGAAGGCGAGGCCCTGCGTGTGCTTGCTATTCGGGTTCGCGCCGTGATGGTAGGCGTCGTTGAACGACGAGAACCGCGCAACACCGCCAGGCAGGTTCGCCTGCGCCTGACGAGCCAGATCGGTGATGCCGAGAGCCGTAGCCCCGCCGGCGATCGCCTCACGGCTCTTCAGCCGCAGACCTTCGAACTGGTCGAGACCTGAGACCGCATCGGCCGGGCGAGCTCCGGGCGTGGTTGATGCGTCCTTCGGCACTTGACCGAGTATCGCGATCGCTTGGGAGAGCTTGCCTCCCCGCAGGGAAGCCCACTCAGATCCAAGCGAGCCGTTGGCACCGCGCTGCTGGGCGAGCGTCGCGCCGAGCCGGTCCTGCATCGCCTCATCGAACAGCTCATTGCCCTTGAGCCCGAGCTGGCGGCGAAGATTGCGCAGGGTCTTGCGGACGATCTGATAACGACCCGCCGCGGAAGAATTCCAGCGGTTGTTCGGGTTGTTCAGCATCCCCGTCTGCATGGCGTCGATCTGATCCAAGGTCATCTTGGTCAGATCCTGCTCCTTACCTCCCGGTAGTAGCTTGCCGTTGGCCAGCGTGACATCGTAGCCGTTGTTCTTGCCACCTGCCGTACCTTCGGTGCCGGCGATGTAGTCGAGGAACGGCTTGTAGGCTCCAGGGTTGGCGCCGTACCCGACGATACCCGACGGGTTACCTCTACCGTCGAACAGGCCGCCCGGGACCGAGAAGAACCGCTTTCCGTAGCGCTGGGCCGGATCCGAGTTTGGGATCGAGTATTGCGGCAGACCATAGCTGGTGCTGCCGCTGCCGGTTCCGGTGCCTGTTGATCCCAGCATGGCGTGAGAGCCAGCTGCGATGCCCGGACCCGTCAGGGCGGCAAGCTCGAACTTGGCGCCCATCTTGTCGACGGAGTGCTTCAGGTCGCTGAGACCGGAGGCCTCGAAGCTCGCGTAATGGAGCATCGAGCGGAAGTCGCCATCACCGGAGAACGACATCTGCCGGCGCTGTGCCGGTGTGGCGTCCTTGGTGAACCACGATTTGAGCCACCGGCCGATGGCCCTGGCGAGCGGGTCGGCTTCGGCGTTGAGGCCTTCGGCCAGACCCTGATTGTCCTGGAACTCCTTGTCGGTGAGGTTGCCCTGCGCCTTTTGCTGATAGGGCTTGAACCACTCCTTGATCGCGTCCCAGTTCATGATCGTGACGGCGATGGCCGCCACGCCGGCCGCGAGACCGGCGATCAGGATGCCGCCAGCGGCGATGGCCGCGAGACTTGCACCGACACCGACGGTGCCCAGAGCTTCGCCGATCGCAACCGAGCCGACAGCACCAGCTGCGCCCGCGAAGGTGCGAGCGCCGAGTACGCCGAGCGCCTTGCCGCCGAGACCCTTGATCCCGCCGAGCCCGAGCAGGCCCAGCGCGCCGTTGAGGAAGATGACGCCGCCCGCGAGGGCAATGAGGCCGTCCTTGACGATGCCGAGCAGATCCCAGGCGGGTTTTCCGGCCTGCACGCCGAGCGCGAACCCGACGAGCTTGGCGGTCATCTCACCGAGGGACTCGGCGTCCATCTTGCCGGAGCCGGGCACCATCCCGAGGATCGACTGCAGGTTGTCGTAGACCGCCTTGAGGCCCTTGCCGAAGCCTTTGGCGAAGCGCTGGACCTTGTCGTTGATGTCGCCCCAGTCGAACTGGCCGCCGTTGAAATACTTGTTCAGCAGCGCGGTCCAGTTCTCGAACCCGAGACCATTCACAAGTCCGGTCATGAACGATGCGCCGATGGTCCGAAGACCACCGAGGTTCACCGCACGACCGCTGATGATGAACCAGCGCGAGACCTCCTCGAAGGTGCTCGTGAAGCCATCACCGAAGGTCTCCCACAGGAGACCGAAGCGCGCTCGCATGCGAGCCCAGAGGCCGCGCAGCGAGTTGTTCTTGAGGTCCTTGTTGTCCTCGAGGAAGTTCTTGTTGCGCTCGTCCTTCATGGCGGCGCGGACTTCCTTGAGCTTCTGGAGACCCTGCTTCATCTGCAGGATCTCGTCGTCCCACTCCTGGCCGCCCATGAGGTTCGAGAGCTTGGCGCGCTTGTCGACGCTCATGCTCTCGACCTTCTCGAACATGTCCTCAAGGAACTGGTTCGGGTCAGCCGAGGCGCGCCGGGACATGCCGCGGGCGCTGCCCATGCCGAGCATCCGGGCAGCATCATCCATATCCCTGCCGGGTTTGCCGCGCAGGTTCTTGGCGTTGACGCCCTTCGAGAGCAGGGTGGCGATGAAGTTGCCGGACTTTGCCGCTTGGATGCCGGTCGAGCGACCGACGGCGACCCAGGCCGCAAGATCCTCGGGCGACATGCCGTAGGAGAGCGCGCCCATGCCGCGATCCATGCCGGACACGATCTCGTCCGGGTCGGCCGCGGTCTCTGCGGCGGCGATCGCCATGCCCGTCATGATCTTCTTCATGCGGGCGCTGTCGACGTTGGGGATGTTGGTCGCGGCACGTCCGAGCACGCGGGTGGTCTCCCGGGTGTTCATGTCCATGCCGGCGGAGGCTCCGAGGACGAGCTCGGTCATTTCGCGCGACTTCGCCGGATCGATACCGGCTTTGATCACCTCGGTGAGGACGTTGAGGCCGGTCGTGGCCGAGACGCCTGAGCCGATTGCGGCCTCATCGAGCCACTCGCTGCGGATCCCGGCGACGTCTGCAGCCGTCATCGGCTTGGCGGGTTTGCCCGGGCGGGCGAGCTCACCACCGAACATGCGCAGCTCGGTCTCGGCAGCCTCAACGCTCATGCGCGAGCGCACGCCGCGCTGGGCGGCGGCCGATGCGGCACCGGCGGCTGCGCCACCGTACATGGCGATGACGCCCGTGCGGTTGAGCGCGCTGCCGATCGACTGCGTGCCGATGCCGAGCCCGCGCAGGGACTGCTTGCCGTCGACGCCAAACTGGCGCCACGAGGACCGAGCGGCGCGCTCCTGCGCCCTGCGCGCCTGCTCGTCCTGGCGCATCTGCATGATCCAGGAGTTGTTCTTCAACTGCTGGATGTAGCGGGCGTTCTTGGCTTCAGCTCCGGCTTGCTCGCGCAGCTCGCGCGTGTAGGCCTGAGTGCGCTGCCGATCCAAAGCCCGGCGGGCGCTCTCCTGGGAGCGCTGCTGGCGCAACTGCTCGCGGATCTTATCGGCCTCTGCCTTTCGGCCGGCACGCTCCTGATCCCGGATCTCCTTGATGTACGCTTGGCTGCGCTGGCGCTCCAGGGCTCGGCGAGAGCTCTCCTGGGAGCGTTCCTGTCGGAGCTTCTCGCGGATCTTGTCGGCTTCAGCCTTTCGGCCGAGCCGCTCCTGCTCTCGGATCTCGGCGATGTACGCGCGCGACCGCTGGCGCTCGATCGCGCGACGAGAGCTCTCCTGCATGCGCTGCTGGCGAAGAGCTTCGCGGACCCTCTCCGCTTCGGCTCTCTGGCCAAGCCGCTCCTGCTCTCGGATCTGCGCGATGTAGGCGCGCGACCGTTGCCGCTCGAGGGCGCGTCTGGCGCTCTCTTGCTCAGCGGCAACCTTGAGCTTTGCCCGCTCGTCGGCACGACGGAGTTTCTCCGCCTCACGCTGGGCGCGCAGCTGCTCGCGGATCTTGTTGGCTTCCGCCTTGCGACCGGCAGCCTCCTCGGTGCGGATCTGCGCGATGTAGGCGCGCGATCGCTGGCGTTCGAGTGCCCGGCGCGCACTCTCCTTCTCATTCTCCGCCGCCAGGAAGGCGCGCGAGCGCTGCCGGTCGAGAGCTGCGGCGCTATCGGCCCGGCGCTTCTCACCGCGCTCGAAGGCCTGGGTGGCGCGCTGCGCGAGATAGAGCCGCTTGTCCTCGATCTGGGCCTGCAGGCGATCCTGCTGACGCAGGTTCCGCACGTAGGTGTCGTGGTGCCGGTTCCAGACGTAGGCGTAGGCGTTGAGGGTTCGGACGGCGCGGATGAACTTGGCCTCGTCCGCACCCTTGCGCAGTTGACCCTGCGCGGTGATCATGCTCCGGACGCTCTTCTCGAGCTCGTCGTAGAGCGTCACCGTCATCTTGCCTTGGCGGTAGATGCTGTTGGCCCAGTCGCGCTGTGCGCGGCCGAAGTCCTGCATGTCACCGCGGTGCTTCTCGAACGCCTTCGAGATCAGCTGGGCTTGTTTGGTGGTGGTGTCGAGCGGGGCTTTGAAGGTGGAGTTGGCAGCGCCCGCCAGCGACTTGATCTTCTTCTCGAGCCGGTCGATCTGCGCTTCCGCGCGGGTCTCGACGGTAACGACTGCTTTGAGTTCGGTGGTCTCCTGGCCCATGGCGCTCCCCTGGCGAGTTTGGCGCGAGGGTCATCGACCCCCGCGCGCTCTCGCTTCTGCTTCTCGCTTGTAGAGGAGCTTCGCTCCCTCAGAGAGAGCCCAGAACTCTTCCCAGTCCAGGTTCTCGATGTTTTCCATATTCCAGTGCCAACGTTCAAACATTGGCACCGCAGCCGGAATTACTTCTCCGACTTTTTCGAGAGCTTGTCCAAAAAACCCTCAAAGAAATCCTTCATCGGGCCCCAGTCCTCGATGTCGATCTCGGCGATGACGTTTCCGTCGATTTCGCACAGGTCGGAGATGATCTCCTCCATGGCCGTGATCGGATCCCGCTCGATGTTCTTGGCGAAGTTCCGGAAGTCGCGCACCTTGGGGCGGCGCAGCGAGAATTCGGTGTAGTTCACACCGGCGTGCTCGAAGGGAAACTTCAGCTTGTATGTCAGTCCCGACATTGTCTTTTCTTCTTGTTACACCTTGGCAGCACGAACCCCGCCGGCGAACCGGCGGGGCGGCTGGGTTTCAGATGGATTATATGGGGATCTTAGTAGTCGAAGCCCAGGATCCGGCGCGCCTCAGAGCTCTTGTCCTGACCGTTGATGATCATGACCTTGTTGAAGGCGTCGAACGAGTTGACGATCTTGGTGTCGATCTTGTGGACGTAGCGGTTCGCGGAGACGGAGACCGAGATCTCGGTCTTCTTGCCCGGCTCGACCTTGCCCGGCTTGATCGCCTTGATCAGCGATTGGGTCGCGATCATCACGCTCTTCTGGGCGCCGTTGGGCGAGAGCATGTAGCCGCGGAACATGAGTGGCACATCCATGGCCCCGACATCGTAGCCGAGGTTCTGGAAGATCTCCGGATCCCACACATGCATGTCAAAATCAAATTCGATTTTTTCCACGCCCATCGGGATTTCGACGGCCATATCCATGCCGCCGCCGCGGAAATCCTCAGTCTGGATCTTGATTTCCGGCAGCTGGAAGCTGGGGCAAGTCCCCATCTTACCGTTGCCCTTGATCCAGACGGTGAAGTCGCGCAGAATATCGCTGTCGCGCAGGTTGGTGTTCGCCATTTTCTTCTTCTTTTTGTTGCGAAGACGCGCTCGAGCGGGGCGCGACCACTCGGCCGCGCCCGCCCATCAGCGGTTTGCTTTGTCAGACGATGTTCACTTGCATTCCTGCAAGTGATTAGCCCTGCGTAGCCGCCACGAACTCCTCGATGAAGTCCGTGTAGTAGTTCGGGTTGCGCCGGGCGCGGAACGTCAGGTGCTCGAGCGGGGCGGGCGGCTCCAGGTCGAAGTCGACGATCAGCTCGCCGTTCACGAAGGTGTCCTTCGTGTTGACGTTCGGGTCGATCGTGCAGGTGCCGTTGATCAGCGCGCCGCGGGCCCGCAGCTGCTGCAGGTAGGCGTTCACCGAGTTCTCGATGACGTCGAGCAGCGCGTAGTTGAAGGGCCGATCGAGGAAGGGCCGGTGGGCCGCCTCGAGGCTCTCGTAGATCATGTCCGCGGTGCGGCGGACGCTCAGGAAGGCCCAGAGGGCATCCTGACCCGTGCCGCGCAGACCCCAGAACCTAAAACCATCATCGTGGATGATGGTCGTGATCTGCTGCCCGTTGAGCTGGTTCGCCTCCGCGTCCGGATCCCCGTACATGAAGTCGACCGGGCGTGCCGGGCCGAGGATGTTCTGGATCTCGTTGTTGGAGAAGCTCCACCAGAAGCCATTCTCCTTGTCGATGCGGGCCTGGATGCCGGCAGCGTAGGCGGAGGCGGGCTTGGTGACGTTGGTCGCCGTCTCGATGTCGTAGACCACGACGCCGGGGTCGAGCACCATCACGCGCTGCGAGCCGAAGTCGTTTCTGTAGCTCACCGCGTCTTCGTAGGACGTGCCGGGTCCGTCCACGAGGGCGATCGCGCGCAGGCGCGGCGCCACGGCTTCCAGGGCCTTCGCGACGGGGTTGGCGACGAAGCCGAGCGAGGTCGTCACGGTGGCACCGGTGCCGTCGCCGGTCACGGTGGCCGCTGGGGCCGCCGCGTAACCGTAGCCGGGGTCAGTGATGGTGACGCCGGTCACCTTACCGAGCACCACCTGGACGGTGCCCTGCGCCTGCCGGCCACCCGCGGCCGGGGGATCGAAGACCACCTTCGTGGTCGCCTGGACGTAGCCGTCACCCGGGGCGCCGACAGTGGCGTCGACCAGACCGTCGGACGGGCGCTCGGAGGTGAGGCCCGGGGCGATCAGGATCTTCGGGATCAGCTTCAGGATCGGGCGCGACTTCAGGAGGGCCCACACGCCCGTCTTGGCGGTCGGCGAGCCCACGGCGTTGGCCATCGCTTCGCGGCCGGTCTCGCCTTCGACGCGGATCACGACCACGGTGGCCGAGCCCTGCGAGTAGATCGCGTTGACCGCGTCGAGCAGCGTGCCGGCCTTGCCGAGCTTGGTCGCCTTGGTCGGGTTGGCGAACAGCGCCACCGGCGTGTTCAAGGGAAACAGGTCGGGATCAGCGTCGGGCGCCGTGCCGATCACGCCGATGATCGAGGACTTGACGGTCTGGACGGGAACGATGCCGTCGTCGAGCTCGATGGTCTCGACACCGTGCAGGTATGTAACAGCCACTTTTCTCTTTGCTCCAAAAAGAAAAGCCGCCCTGTTTGGGCGGCTTTCGGAGGGGACGTTTCTTGGGCTGAGCCGGTGATCCGGCAGCCGTTTAGTTGCCCGTGAGGGTCAAGGCCGCCGCAACACCTGCGGAGGCTCCAGCTGCAGCGAGAAACTGCAGGAGGTTGTCGAGGCTCCACAGGAAGCCGAACTCGGCACCCGCGAACGCCAGGAAGGGAGAGACGACCCCGTGGGAGGTCGTGCCATGCTTGAGGTCATGCTCCAGCTGGCCGGCCTCGCGGCCGTAGTAGACCGCAGAGATGACGCCGGCCGCGATCACCGGAGCATGGGCGATGCCGGCGACGTGCCCGGCCGCGGACCCTGCCGCGGTCAGAGCCGAGGCCACGACGGCGTGGCTCACGAGCGGATTGCCCAGGAGCCACCCCGCCGCGGTGGTGAAGGGGTTTGCCATTTCAGATGCCGCTTGTTTGCATTCCTGCAAGTGATCAGACGAGCTTTGCGGCCGACGCCCAGAGCGCTTGCATCTGCTCGGTCGTGCGCGGCGGCGTCAGCGCGGCTGCGAGGGCTGCGGTGAGCGGGTTGGAGAATTTGAACACGGTCGCGCCGGCCAATAGCATCCTGGCGTTGAACTGCTGGTCGGCCGGGAGCGTGGCGATCACCGCCTGAAGATCCGAGGGGATCGCGCCGGTCTGGACCGCCGCGAGCGCCTCATCTTCGGTGATGTCGCCCTCAATCGCCAGCTGCTGGAAGAACTGCCGGTCGCTGATCTCCTCCACGACCGTCGGAGGCGGCGGCTCGAAGTCGGCGATGACCACCTCTCCGGCGTCGACGAGCGCCTTCAGCGCGACCCACACCGGGTTCGCGTCATCGCACGGCACGCTGTAGGTCGTGGTCTTCCCTGCCGGGATGTGCTGCTCGGGCACGTCCTCGGCCGGCACGTCACGCGCTGGATAGGTCACCCCATCCAGCACGAAGGACGGCACTGTGTGCGCCGGGATGGTGTAGCCGGGGATGGTGTGCTCGGCCTGGACGTTGAGCGAGGCGAGGTGATCGCCCGGCTCCAGGGTCACGTTGACGTTGGTCTTGCCGGCGTTGCTGTACTTTGCGGTGATCGCCATGATTAGAACCTCGCGTTCAGACTGAGAGCGCCCGGCACAAGCGCTCCCATAACTCTATCGACCATGCCGGATCCGGTGCCTTGAAAGTTTAAGTCGTCACCGTTCATAGCGATGCCCGTAATACTGGTAAGCGTAGCAAACTGGATCCAGTTGAATATGATCTGGTTTGAGCTTCCATTGATCGACGCGGTAGGTGTGTCGCGCATCGGCTCCTCCAAGCGGGCATAGCCCTGCCACGAAGTCGTGCCCCCACCCAGACCAAAACCTACCGGGTTCTGCCGCCAGTACCGCTTGCACAGACGGTACTCGTCCGAGACGTGCCGATTGATGAGCGCGAACGTCTCCTTGCTGATCGGAACGATACCGGCGAACATCACCGGGCCGGACACGTAGAGGGTGTTGCCGACCGTCGCCGCGAAGTTGCCCACATCCGCGCCGCACTTCTTGTTGCCCGACGTATTCAGGATCTCAGGCGTCCCTTGGTAGTTCGAACCCGCCCCCAGAATGACGAGATCAAAGATACTGGCGTTTTTGTCTCTCGGATATGTCCCGCCCGTGTCCGGCAGAAAGACGTTCGACACGAGCACGTCTTGATTGGCCGGCAGGAACACGCGCTTGAACCGACTGCGGGTGCTGTCTTTGTCCTGAATGCAAACGTAAATCGTCGTGTTCTGAAGGGCCCGGAACAAGCGGGCGCTGGTGAGCGGTAGCGCCAGCGGGCTTCCCCAGCCGAGCTTCTTGACGCGCACACCCTCGATCGGCTGATACCACTGAATGAGATCGTTCGCGCCGAGCGTCGCCTGCGCGGTCGTCACGGTCAGCTTCACGGCGTTGAGCAGGTTCGGCACCGTTGGGAACGGGTTGGCGACCTGCTGCGCCGTGATGACCATGCTCCCGAGGGAGGTGAAACAGTTCTGGTCGACCGGATACGCCGAGGCGTTCGGGGTCGACACAACACTGCTGCCCCTCTCCTGGCTGATCTCGCAGAATGAGTTCACGGCCATGTTGGCCATGGCCATGCCCTGAAGGTCGCCGGCCTGAATGCCGGCCTGTTCTGCGGACCGGGTCATCAGATCATCCTCGCGCTGGCGGTGAAATTATGGATATCGAGGAAGTTTTGCGGCGGCACGGTTACACCCCAAATCGTCAAGTCCGTCGAACTTTGCTGTCCTGACGCGGTTTGCTCACCCCCGTCGCTGATATCGTAAGTTATGGTGGTGTTGGGGGCGATCCGCATCTTTCGCGCATGCTTGATGGCTGCATAGCACGACTGCGTTATTGACCCCTGGTTCATCATTCGACCGCCGGTAGAAACGGTATACATTGCGTTATTGGCGCTATCAGCCTGCCAGTAGTACCGAAAACAAGCGAACTCATCGTCCCGTTGCGGCGCCAGTTCAAACCGGAACGGAGCGGGGTTCGTGATGTCCGAAACGTCGTACATCCCAAAGTCAAAGACGTCGAAGCTCAGTCCGGCAGTCTGCATGCCATTGATGCCGGTCGAGAGGCCGTAGAACACGCCGTTTTGCCAGCCAGCTACGCCTTGGTAGCTAGGCCCAGCTAGAAGAGCGATGCTGATCGTGAAAGACAGCCCATTGTCGCTCGGCCACAATCCAGTAGTCGGACCAGGGATGACGATCCAGCGTACCAGATCTGAATTGACCTCGCCGGGCTGCACCGTGACCGTAGCAGCAACATAAGACTGCGTTCCCGAGGCATTCACCACCGACACCGGGAATGTGCCGGCGATAGGTGACTTGAACCCGAACCGCTTCAGCAATGGCCGAGCCGCAGCCGTGCCCCACTTGAGGTCCGCGATCTCATTGCCCTCGACGGGAAACGCGACACGCAGGATGTCTTGCGCGCCGGGGGTCGGGTTCGCGGTCGTGACGGTGATCCGGTTGCGGAAACCGGACCCGCCCGGTGTTGGCGACGCGATACGCTGCGCCGACGCCATGCCGACCGTACCGCCGCGCTGCACAACCATGCCGTCCGAGACATAGTAGATGCCCGACGAGGTTGTGAGCGGGATCGAGGTGGTGCCAAATTGCTGCGCGACGCGGCACCCCGGATCGAGGCTGCGGTTGCGCCGCCGGTTGAAGCTCGCATCCGCCTCGGCCCGCGAGTAGGTGTCGGCCGGGCTGAAGGGCGCCTTCGCGACGACGATGAGCTCGTCGTCGGCCTGAATGCTCCAGCCCTGCGGGAAGATCTGCGAGCCGTCGTCGGTCGTGTAGTCGTCGCCCTCTGTGAGGCGGTGACCGTTGCGGTAGAGTTCGACGTAGCGGGGGACGAAGACGAGGGGTAAGCCGCGCATGTCGCGGCCGGCGATCACGCCTTGACCGGCCACGCCGACAAAGCGGAACGCAAGCTCCTGGCCGAGGCCGGGAGCCTGTCCGATGTAACCCATAGGTGATTGCTCCGAAGGTGGCGCGCGGGATCGAGCCGCGCGGCGAAGCCGGCGGGCGCGGGATTGCGGTTGGCGGTCAGCCAGGCGGCGGAGTGCCAGGGCGCAGGCTCAATCAGCCCGGCATTACCGCCCTGGATGCCAATGATTAGTAATCCGCGCTTGCGATGTAGTGGCCCTGCGTCTCGATCGAGCTGGGGTTGTTATGGCCAAAATAAAAGCCTTCCGCCGAACCGGACAGCAGGGAGTATCCCTGGCCGCCGACCCAACTGTTACTGCTGGTGTAGTAGATGGAGACGGCTCCGCGTATCAGATTAGTGTCGGCAATAGCGAGTACAGGGTTGATGCGCTTGCGCTTCCTGTATCGCACCGCGATACGACAAGCTCCGGTCGGGTGAACCGTACCAAATCCTACCGCAGTATTCAGTCCCACGATATCAACTTCAGTGAGCCACGATTGCTCATAGAACCTCAGGCAGCGATCGTAGTCCGTCTCACGTGGAACTCGCTCAAACCCCGGATACTGGTCGCCGTAGCCGGGTTTGACCTCCTTCACCTCGACGTCGACGAGCTGAACGGTGATTGCCTGAAAACCGAGATTTCCGGTGCGGGCAGCATAGTCAGATCCGGAAGAACACCAGAATTGCAGGCCCAGGAAATCTCCGGCCGAGCCGATGACCTTTCCGGCCATCGACGGCACATCAACAATCGCAGCAAATGGCGTTAACACGCCACTAAGAGCGACACGACCAGCGTCGGTATACACCGAAGCGGAGCCTCCGGTGCCGAAATTCTGCACCAGTTCAACAGAGACTTTGCTTCCCGCCGCGCCGGAGACTAAACGGATCCCGCCGCGAACAACCACGCGCTTGCCGGCGAAGGTGTCCACGCCCTCGATCGGTTGCTGAAATACGATCCCATCAGCCGTCGCCGTGTTCCCCGAGCCACCGAAGATCACGGATAGGCGGCTCTGAGACGGCCAGTCGCCGAATGAAAGCGGCTGGCGCGTGATCGTCACGGAACCGTTCGGTCCGACGTTAAACAGGCGCCACCTGTCCGGTCCGTAAATGCTGCCACCGCCAGTCAAAGCAAACGGCCCGTTGCCGCGCTGCCAATGGTCGAAGCTCGAGTTGATGAGCGCGTTTGGGAAGACGTGCAGGCTGCGATTGCCCCCGTCGAGCCGATCGAAGCGCTTGTCGCCGACCGCGAGCTGCTCGGCCGAGAGCGGCGCGGTGGCCGGGAGAAAGCCGATCGCGCCCATCAGCTCTTATCCATCACCGAGAGGTCGAAATCGAAGACGCCGGCCTTGCTCGGCGTCAGCGCGAGAAGTTGACCGGGCATCAGGTTGAGCTTGGCGCCGTCGCCAGGGAAGTTGAACGACTGGCCGGCGAGGATCGTCAGGCCGGGGTGCAGCTTCACCCACTTCGTGCCGGTGAACTTCTCGACCACGACGGTCTGTGGGGCGGTATCGCCGTTGGCGATGACGAAGCCCGTCACCACCCACTTGTGGCCCGCCGGGACGTAGCCGGTGAGGTTCGTGCGACCGGCGGGGAGCGCCGCGTCGCTGTAGTTCGGAAAATCGACTGCCATGAGGTCACCTCATCCGAGCGCGATCGCCATGGCGACGGCTTCTTCTGTTGCTGCGGCGGCGTTGGCTGCGACGGTCGCGGATAGGCCGGCGATGAGCGCTTCGAGTTCGCCGAGGGTGTCGCCGTTGACGGAGGCGTTGCCGATGAGCTTCAAGACGGCAGCGGCGACTGCATCGGAGACGATCTTGTCGACCTGCGCCTGGGTGTAGGCACCCACCTGAGCGGCCGTGGTCTCGTGCGGGTTGTCCTTGCGCAGGACGTGCGCGTCGGCGGGCTGCGATGCGGAGATCAGCCAGCTCGCGTAGGTGCCGGAACCCCAGACGACCTCAGGGTCGATCACCAGCGCGCCCGTCGTCCGGTCGTAGGAGAGGACCGGAGCCAGCAGACCTGCCGATCGGGTGTCGGCAGGGGTGATCGAGACGTAGTTCTGGTGCGCGAACGTCTCGCGCTGTCCGGCATCGACCACGAAGACCGTCTGCCCGAAGGCCAGCGTGTTCTCTGTTGCCGAGGTGGCTGAGAACAGGTTGGCGATCGTCGCCACTCTGTTGATCGTCTCCACAACGATGGGAGTGATGACGTTGTTGATGCGGTCGAAGGCGGCGCCCTCGACACGGGCCGCGACATCATCGAGGTTCGTGAGGGCGGCCTCGTTGGCATCTACGCGCCGGTCGATGTCCTCGAGGCGCACATTCCAGTAGTCAGGATCGCCGAGGTTATCGCGGCGCTTGACCCTGTAGATCGTTTCATAGCGCCTGCTCATCCGGCGTTACTCCACCGGCTCGTAGGCCTCGACGCTGTCGAGGATCGTGCTGAGAACCTTGCCCTTCACCACGAGGGCGTCGTGAGGGCGCGCGAACACATGCGGAGTGAGTTCGACGACCTTGCTGAGCTTGACCCGGTACTGCTTCTCCGGATCGATGTTGTTGGCGGGCATCAGGCCTGTCCCATGTTCGGAATGAAAAAGGGCCGCCCGGTTGGGCGACCCTCAGGATCTGTCGTTTGCATTCCTGCAAGCGTCGGATCAGACGACGTAGTAGTCGAGCTCCGCGACGTGGTAGGTCGAGGTCGGCGAGTTCGTCTGGCCGGTCTGCACGAAGCGCAGTCCCGTTGCGGGAGCATCCAGGTTGAAGACGAAGGTCCGCTCGTAGCGGCCGGCGTTGGCGTCGATGAGCTTCGTGACCACAGAGTCCGCCGTCTCCATGCGGGGCAGCGTGCCGGAGGGTCCGGCCGTGATGTAGAGCGACAGATCGTAGTCGTGCGGCAGGTCGTTGAAGCGCTCCAACAGGACCTTGACGGTGATCGACGACGTACTCGGCACAACCTCGACCAGCGAGACGTGCTTGAAGGCCGTCTTCGGCCGGGACATCTTGACGGTGGCCGCGTTCAGGTTGAGCGCGGGCATCATGTCCTTGGTGCCGATGAACCGGCCGCGGAACTCGCAGAGCGGCGGGGCGCCGGCGAGGTTCGTGACGTCGTTATCGGTGATCGCGAGCCACTCGCCCGAGCCATTCGGGCGGATCTCGAAGATCAGCTGGGTGCTCGAGGGCACCCACATCTCGGCGATGATGTCGAGGTCTCGGATGCCGCCGTCGAGGTTGAGCGCCGCGAACGGGATTGTGACCTGCGATGCGGCGAACTTCGCGCCGAACACCTGCAGCATCATGTCCTTGGTCAGGTCGCCCTGGTAGTAGATGCTGTCGGTCGAGTAGAAGAACGTGCCGTCGACGTAGGACTGACCGCTCGTCATGCCGATCTTGTGGTTGGCGTTCGAGACGAGGACGATCGCGAGACGCTTGCCCTTCTGGAAGAAGGTCGGCTTGATCGGGACGTAGTTCCAGCCAGCCACGATCGAGGCCTGCGGATACGTCGCGTTCATCATGACCTTGGAGAGGTCTGGCTGGCCATTGGTCACCTCGGTGACCATCAGCTTGATGTCTTCGTTCGCGCCCTTGGCGGTGATGTAGAAGCCGAGTTTCGTCGCCCACATGTCGTTCGAGACCAGCAGGGTCTGAGCGACCTGAGCACCGGTGATCGTGTTGTCGACCGTAACCGTGTAGTTGAACGGCTCCTGCCAGGTGTCGAACCAGTAGGTGTCGGTGCGGATCACCTCGCCAAGACCGGCGTTGACGCCATGGTAGTATTTCGAGACGTCGTCCTGGAACTGGATCGGGACGCTTTCTGGCTCGTAGAGACCAGCTTCCGGCATCGGCTGGCCGGTGGTGCCCCACCATGTGCCGTTGGTGCAGACCGTCTGCGACCCGCCGTAGCGGATGCGCGAGCGGCTCATGTAGCCGGTCTTGGTCGTGAGCGTCTGGAAGCCGTACTGGGCGATGCCCAACTCGGAGTAGAAGTCGCCGGTCTGGAGCTTCAGCTCCTCGGTGTATGCCGGCAGCAGGATGCCGCTTGTGATCTTGGCGTTCGGGTCGTTCGCCGCGAAGATGTTGATCGCCTTCTTGTCGGCGTTGGCAACCGGGAAGCGAATACCCTCTTCGACGCGGGCGTCGTAGCCGAGCTGCGCCGCGTTGGTCGTGTCCGAGTAGGACAGGTCGAGGTAGGGGAAGGAGCCGTAGCCAGACGAGTTGGTCGGGAACTTCAGGGCCGACTTCAGGCGTGCAACGTCGAGGTAGACGCGGGCGAGCGTCTCGGGGCTCGCGAAGCTGCGCAGCTGGTTGGCGAGGTCGGCGAGGTCGGCGCCAAGTGAACCGACGCGCGGCTCGATTTGGCTTTTGAAGGTTTCGAGGGCCTTGGCGCGGGTGGCGAGGCTGTCGGTGCTGACCACCTGGTTGTCGACCAGCATCGTGACCGAGATGACCTGGGTCGTGTCCATCACGACGTAGGCGATCAGAACGTGAGTTGCCGGTACGGGCGGGGGCTGAGGATCTGCCGCTTCGGCACCGGCCGTGAAGACCAGCTGCACGTCGCGGGACGTGGACATCGAGACCTGCTGCGGCTCGACGGTGTTGTTGTCGACGTCGACGAGGAAGTCCCGCTCGTTCTCGTCCGTGAAATTCTCGTTGCCGTAGGCCGTGATGGCGACGATGCGCTTGGCCGCGGCGGTCGTGTACTGAGACATCGACTGCGTGAACGAGGTGCGGCGCTTGTAGACGAGACCGCCATCGTAGATGCGGCCGACGCCAACCGTCACCTCGACCTGACCCGTCTTCTGGACCAGCATGCCAGCGTACCGGCGGCCGGTGGAGACGGTATCCGACGTGACGTCGTCGAGCTGCTCGTAGATGTAGTCCTGGAGGTTGTTATGGTCGTCGGCGACCTCCTCCTGGTAATCCCGGAAAATGACCTTCTTCATGGGTTCCTCTAGGCGCACGCATGCGCGACCGCCCGGGGTTGGATCCCCGGGTCGGTGGTTGGCGGTGAACGGATGGATCAGGCGAGGTACGTGTCGCCGGCGTAGAAAGGCAGGCCGGCGGTGATCCCGCGCGAGGTGTCGGTGCGGACGACGATCTTGTCCGAGAGCCTCTTGGAGGCGACGATGGCCGCCTTGGCGCGCCGTAACGGCTCGCCGTTGTGAGGCATCAGGAAGCGCTGAGCCGCGGTCGGTTGGCCGCCGATGCGCGCCTTGCGCGTGTCGATCGGAGCCCGCAGCTGCAAGGTCAACTCGGCCTTGTGACCCGGGTAGCCGTAGCGACCAACACCTGAGAACCGGATCGACGGGCGCTTAGCCGGCGCCGATCCGTCATCGACAGCGAACCGCTGGTACAGGTGGAAGCGGGCGCGCGAGGGCACGAGGATGTGCTTCTTCGGTCGGGTTCCGGTGAAGACGCCGGGTCCGGCCTGGTGTCGCTGGGCGACGAGCTCGGGCTCCGACGAGATCGGGGTCAGCGTCGGACCGATCGCTGTGCGCCACGGTGACGTCGATACCGGCGTGACCGTCAGGATCCGCTTCGCGGCCTTCGATGGCAGGAAGAACCGCTTCCGCTTCGGGGACTGGTTCGAGAAGATCGAACCCTGATCCTTGGTGTTGATGAAGATCTGGTATGTGTTGACGTCCAGGGGCAGCACCGTGGCGTCGGTGGCAGCGTCGTTGACCACCCAGTCGACGCGCGGTCGCAGCCGCTTGGCGGCCTCTGAGGGTTGCGGAAAGCGTCCCTCGCGAAACCGGCTCTGGAGCTGTCCACCCGAGAACAGGCGCGACCCCGGAGTGCCGCGGCTGTAGGCTCGGTAGATCCGGATCTGCGGCAGCTTCGAGAGCCATGCCTCGCGCTGCTCGCGCGTGAGCGACGGCCCGGAGAACAGCTTCACACCCGGCGTGATGGTCTGGACGACCTTGGTGTCGACGAGACCGAGATAAGTCTCGATGCCGGCCTGCGTGCCCTTGATGCGGTGATGCTTCAAGGCGTTGGCGACGACCGAGCGCTTCTTGGTCAGCGGCCAGCGTGTGTCCCAAACGTCGACCGACAACGCCCACGCGAGGTAGGGCAGATCGTCAGCATCACAGGTCCACGGGTTCCACAGGTTGCGGATGCGGTCGGTGTCGAGTTCCAGGAGGCGTTCGACATTCAGACCGAGCACGCGCTCGTAGGCGCTGGCGCTCTTGGGCAGGATGTGGTCGAGATCACGAACGGGTGCGGTCATGGCTTAGCTCGCCCGAAATGTCTCGAAGTTGACGGTCGCCTTGGTGATCCAGACGCAGGCATCATTGCCGACGACGGTGTCGGTGAGCGGCGACTTGATCCGGGCGTTCTGGGCGCCCTCCTGCATCAGTGCCCGGTCGATCGCGGCCCGGGTGAGATCCCGGCCGAGCAGAGCCACGCGCTGGCGCAGGTTCTGGAAGGCCGCGACGATGTCGGCCTTCACCAGCGCGGCGTCGGGGCCGTCGAACAGTGTGACGAGGGCGTCGATCTCGACCGGCACGACCTTGGCGCCGACCACGTAGGGCGTGTCGGTCAGCGGCTTGATGTTCTTGCGGTTGAGGCGCTCGCGGACCTTGGCGATCGTCTCGGGCGTGACCGCCGGGTTCGCGTTCCGACCCATCAGGGCGCAGCGCACGCCGCCACGCAGATCCACGCGGCTGGCTGAGGCGTCGAGGATGTTGGCCGGATCTGCCTTCAGGCAGTGATAGATGTAGGCGCCTTCGGCACCCGCGGTGGAGAAGCTCTCCGGTGAGAGCTGCACGATGCGCCGGAAGCTCGCATCATCGAGCCAGTCTTCCGGGTACTCATCGACGGTCCCGCGCGGGGTATCGACGAGGGCTGGACGCGCCTCGTCATAGAAGGCTGCGAGCACGTCGAGGTCCGAGCCGGTGGCGAACGGCAGCATGATCGCGCGCGCCGCCGCATTGACGCGGGCGCGCACCATCATCTCGCCATAGGCCTCCGTCTGCAAAATGACGTTTGTCGGCGATTGCTCGAGCTTGGTCGCGCGCTCCAGCGTAGGGAGCTTGTTGACGACGCGACCCTGGTAGATCGCGAGGAGTTTCTCGTAGTCGATCTCCTCGATCACCTTCGGTGGCGGGAGGCGAGAGAAGTCGATGTAGAGCGCGGGCGATCCAGAGTAGGAGGAGTAGTCGAATGAGGACATTGCAAACCCTTGGCGTTTGCGTGTCCGCAAGCGCTACATCGTGTCTTTGATTTTCCGGGGCACGCCGTCGAACTTGTAAGACCCCTCCACGGTGATGTCGGTCTGGCCCGCGACGCGGTTACCGCCGACTATCAGGCGCGTGATCTTGAATTCCGGCTCGTAGTCGTTGACCGCGACGATCGCTGCGCCGAGTGACTTGAAGATCACCTCGTCGTTGCCGGGCTTGTCCTGCAGGTCGAGGAAGTCCGAGCCCCACCACAGACGCATCAGGCGCGTCTTCAGGCGGGTGCGAAGGATCGTGAAGATGCTCTTGCGGACGCGCGGCCAGCCCGAGATCAGCTCGCCGGTGTCGCGGTCGACATCGATGATCGGCTCATCAGTGCTGGTCGTCGCCATCCGCGGCCTCGATCGCCTTGGCCTCGTGGACCTTCTTGCGGGAGCGGTGCGGCTTCACGGGCTCGGGAGCGGGCTCCGGCTCGGACGCCTCGACGGCGCCGGCCTCTTCGGCAAGCCCCTGCACTTCGAGCGCCTCGAACTCGGCGCGGTGCTCCTCGGGCACCTCGTCGGTGATCTCGAGCAGCGCGTGGCGCTGGTACTTCACCTCGGCGTCGGAGAGCTGCAGGCGCGTGCCCGGCTCGATCCGGATGCCATGCCGGTGGATCACCGCGATGGTGATGTAGTCCTTCAGTTCCATGGCGTTTTCTTCTTGTTGGGCCTGTCGGCCGGTGTTTCGTTCAGCCACCCCAGTCGCCGTCGTCGCCGAGACCCAGGTCGATGGGCGTGTCCACGGGCCGGATCTGCTCGTCCATCGCGGCCTGGATGGCCGGCTTCATCTCGTCGCGGATCAGCATGTTGGCGATCTGACCGAAATCGGCCGGGCCGGACGCGACCAGCGAGATCAGGCCGGCGGTCTGGGCGATGCCGACCACCGCGTTCTGGACGGTGCTGAAGGCGTAGGCGCTGGCATCGAGTACGCCGTTGATGGTGCTGGTCATGCCCGTCACCTGCGCGACGGCGGCGACGGGGTCGATGGTGCCGGCGGTGATCGCCGAGGCGATGCCCTGGACCTGACCCAGCATGGAGTTGAGGCCGGAGCCCATCAGGACCGGGCCCATCGCGTTGGCGATGCTCAGATTGGCCGGCATGGCCGAGCCGAGCATGCCGACGATGTTCGCGTGGCCGATCGCATCGATCAACGAGAACGGCCCGGATCCGGCAAGACCGGATAGGGAGTTGGCCACGCCTGTCAGGTTACCGAGCGCGGACTGGAGGCCGCCGGTTCCCGAGATCGCCGAGAGCAGGCCGCCGAGGCCCATGCCGGAGAGCCCTTGGATCTGGCTGACCAGTCCGCCGAGCTGGCCCTGCAGCTGGCCCGTGATGCTGGCGATCGGGTTCTGCAGCAGCGCCTGCGGCCCCTCTTGGAGGACCTTGGCGAGAATGCCGCTGATGTCGCCGGGCAGCATGCTCTTGGCGGCGCGCAGCTTCTCGATGATCGTCATCGGGCCTGCGGGCTGGACCGGGATCCCGCCCACAACCGACATGATCGCTTGCGGCAACGTGATGAACCCGGCCATGACGCTCCTTCAGCAGTTGATGAGCGTCTTCCCTGTCAGGCTGTAGGTGCCGCTCTTGATGGTGGTGGTGCCGGCCTCGACGGTCCGGTTCTGCGCCTTCACCGCATGCTCCTTGGTCGTGACGGAGTGGCTCTTGGAGGCCTTGGCGGTGTGGGTCTCGGTGTCGATGCTGTCGTTCTTGGTCTTGATCGACTGGGCGTCCTTGGTGAGCCCGTGCTGGGTCGATCCGATCGAGATCTTCGAGCCGTCCTTGGTGAAGTGGAGGTCGAGGGTCTCGTCCTTGGTCTTGCCGCTCTCGGAGCCCTTCGAGGGCTTCTCGATGCGCAGGAACAGCTCGTCCTCCTTGTCGTGAGGCGAGACGTTGTCCGGGTCGTTGTGGTAGGGCTCGAGGATCCCGAGCTCAGGACGGCCGCCGAGCGCGGTCAGCGCCACGATCTGGCCGACGCGGGGCGGCAGCGAGATCTTGATCGTGCCGTTGGAAAAACTCTTCCACGGCCGCCAGTCGCTCTTGAAGGTCTCGTTCTCGTCGCCCTTGCCGGACTGGAACTTGGCGAACCAGCGCTTCTTCTCCTGGTCGAACTTGACCTCGGTGATCTTGCCGACCCGGCGCTGGTTGAACACCATCGCGAACAGATCCTGGATCTGCCGCTGGATCGAGAGGAGCTGGCGCATCGGCTACTCCTCAGGATCGAAGGTGTAGGTCTCGCTGTAGCCGAGGTAGTCGCGCATCTGCGCGTCCATGTCCTTCGGCATCGGGATCAGCGCACCGTCCTCGTCGCGGATGCTGTCGCGCTCCAGGGCGGTGTTCACCCCGAAGGTGAGGTTGCTCTCCCACTCGACGACACCGATGCCGATCCCCTCGCGGCGCATCTGCGGGTGGCGCAGACGCTTGAACGAGCCGTTGGTGGCCGCGCCCGCGTTCGGGTCGCCGAACTTGTTGAGGTTGGCGAAGGTGTGGATGCCTTCGAGAAACCTGTAGTTCTCGGGGTCGTGCTGACGCGGGTAATCCCGGTCTGCGGTGATGACCGCGCACACGACGCGCACGTTGCCGTTGGTCTCGCCCGTGGTGTGGTGCGTGGTCGGCACGTTCAGCACGGCCACGTAGCAGGCCGGCGCGCCGCCGCCCCACTGGCGCACGTCGTCCTCGTCGAAGAGGCCGTCGTACCAGTCGACCGTCACGAAGTCGGGAAACTGAGCGCGGATCGCCTCGACCACGCGCGTGCGGTAGCCGACGATCGCGCCGTTGGCGTCTATGTCGTCGATCATTCAAAACCCTCGCCGTAGGCGGAGGCCTCTTCTTCGCCGGCGATGTGCCCGCGCAGCATCTTGGTGATGCGCCGGACGTTCTCGGGGGAGAGGCCCATGAATGGGCGTGCAGGAATGCCGCCGCGCGGTTGAACGCGCCGTCCTTCCTTGTTGAGGAGCGAGCCGCCGTGCTTCTCCGGCCTGACGCCGTAGTGCATGTACGGGGCGTAGTCGGCACCGGCCACGATCTCGAAGCCGCGCCGCGTCTTCTGGTCGAAGATCGACCGCGCCAGCTCGCCGCTGTCGAACAGGATCGTGCTCGACCCCTTCAGGTCCTTGGTCAGCTCGGAGAGCGGAGCCCAGGCCTCCCCGTCGGGTCCTCGCTTCGAGCGCAGGATCCGGTTTCTGGTCACGTTGACCATGTACGCGGCTGCGTCGTCGACGAAGGGCTCGTAGTCGTTGAGCCGCTTGGCGAGCTCGCCGATCTTGTTGCTGAACTTCTGAAGCGCCCGGGTGTCGATCCTGACCTTCAGGAGCGAACCTTGCTCGGCCATGGCTTACCCGCGGCCGATGTCGATCACGCGGCCCCTGCGGGTGCGGTTCGGATTGGTGTCCGGGGTGCCGTCGCCGTCGCTGTCGACGGGCGGCAAGCCGATGCCGATCGTGCCCTTGGCCATCAGCTTCAGCGTGGCGATGGCGTCCTCGTAGCGGATCCGCATCTCTTCGGTGCGAACCGCGCGCCCGAGGGCCATGGTGTAGAGGGCGATGTCGATGGCCAGCTTGCGCAGGGAGCCGGGGACCGGCGTGATCGGCACGGTGTACTGGGACGACAGGTACTGGTTGATCGTGTCGTCGGCAGCTTGGAGGCCGGCATCGACGACGCCCGGGTCGGGCTGGCGGTCGTTGTCCCGGTCGGAGACCATGACGAGCTGCGCCATCCCGTAGAGGGCGACAATATCCTCCTCGGTCGCGTAATGCGCCACGGTCTCCTCCGGTGATTAGGTGTGAGCCTTGCGACCGCGACCCTTGGCCGGGGCGGCAGTGGCGGCCTCAGTGGCGGTAGGCGCCTCGACAGCGGGCGCGGCTGGCTCGGCCGGTGTCTCGGAAGCGAGCGCCTCGGGAGCGGCCTCCTGGGCCTCCTGAGCGGCTTCCTGCGCCTCGGTCTCCTGCGCCTTGTCGGCGCCGAGCATCGTGGCGGCCGTGGTCATACCGACGGGGGCCTTGCCGGCCCGCTCGGCCTCACGGGCGGCGGCGAGCTTCAGCTCGCGCTCGTGCAGGAGGGCGGTGAGTTCGGCGCTGGCGCCGGAGTTAGAGGCGCGGTTTGCATTTCGCGCCATCGCGGCAGCATGGCGTGCGCGCCAACCCTTTTCCATGAACATAAATTCTTCCGTCTGAATGTCGGCGCGCAGGCCATGATGTCGCTTGCAAAAAGGAACGGGGACCGAAGTCCCCGTTCACATTCCTGCAAGTTAGTTCTTGTGCTTGAACGCCACGAGCCGGATCAGCTTGTGGTCGTACACGCGGTTCCAGTTGGCCGGGTTCTTGAGCTCGGCGTTGACCGGACCGGACTTCTTCACCGCATTGCCCTTCCAGGCGATGCCGCGCGGGTGGAGCACCCACTGCTTCCTGTTGACGACGTAGTCCTGACCCATGGTCTTGAGGGCGTTGCGGCCCACCTCGACCGGCACCTTCAGCGGCTTGGTGGCGTAGCCGATGGCGCCCGGCCCGAACAGGTAGCTGGTGTAGACGCGGTCCACGCCCGTGCCGGTGACCGGCATGGAGTCGTCGACGATGATGCGCTTGCCCATGTACGTCGGGATGTCGAGGTTCGTGGTCGAGTCCTTCACGACCGTGATCATGTCGGCCAGGACCATCGACTTCAGCGTCTGGCTGTGGACGGCCAGGGCGGTCAGGCCACCGGCGGCGTCACCCAGGAGGAACGCGGCCTCGACGAAGGGGACAGGCGCGAACTTCGCGGCATCGCCGGTCAGGCCGGAGATGTCGAGCACGTTGGACTCCATACCGACCGAACCCATCGCGCCCTCGAGCACGGAGAGCAGAGCGGTCTGGTACCGACGGGCCCACCAGCCAGCGAACTTGTTCTGGATCGCGGCGATCGGGTCGGCGCCCGAGAGGTCGGCGGCGAGGTCGGTCGAACCGAAGGACTTGGCGCGCGCGGTCTTGACCGCGACGTCCATGCCCGTGGTGATGCCGTCCACCACGATGTCGTCCTCGTCGTCGAGCTGCTGCTCTTCGTGATCGTCGTCACTGTCGAGGTCGTCGAAGTAGGGCATGTGGACCAGCGGGCCTTCCAGCTGATTGCCGACTTCCGCCGACAGATCCTGGACGATGCCCGAGGTGAACAGTTCGCTCTTCTGGGTCGTGGTCAGCTCGATGTAGGAGTTCCACTCCTCCGGGACGATCATGTCCTTGAGCTGGGTGATCTCAATAGCCATTCGTTTTCTTCTTCTTGTTGAGGTTCACCCTCGTCCCGGCACGAGCCAGGGTCATGCCGGCATCAGGAGACGCCGGCCTGGGCCTTGAGCTGAGCGGCTAGGGTGGGGTTCGAGAGCCGGAGCTTGGCTTGCTCCGTCTGGTTCCAGGCCTCCTTCGACCAGGGGTTCGAGATGCCCCCGGTGCCCGGAGCGTGACGCCCGGGCTGGATGCCAACACCGCCCTTGTCTTCCGCCTGGAAGAGGCCGGGGGTGGTCTTCTTGAGCTCGTCCATCAGGTCCGTGACCGTGAACGGCACGAGCGAGTTGTTCTCGCCGAGCTTCATGCGCGGGTTGCCGTCCTTGTCGATGACCACGACCTGGAAGGCGTTGTCCTTCTCGACCGTGCGGATCGACTGGGAGGCGAGCATCTCGGCGGCCGGCTCGAGGCCGGGCACGACCTTCAGGCGGGCGATTTCCGCCTTCACCTGATTGCCGACGAGCAGATCCTTGAGCTGACCCTTCAGGCCCTCGTTGAGCGCCGTGAGGCCGTTGAGCTGCTCTGCGAGCGTGGTCTTCTCGGTGCCGAACACGCGCTCGGCTTCAGCCTTGGCGGCGGCGACCGCAGCGCTGACCTGGGCCTCGGCGAGCTTGCCGGCTTCCTTGGTCGGGTCGATGGCGCGCAGATTGGCGACCTCCTCTTGGAGGGCCTGGACCTGCTGCGGGGTGAGGTCACCGTAGGCGGTGATCGCCTCGATGGCGGAGCGCGCGGTCTTCGGATCGATGTCCTTGAACTGCTTGAGAGCAGCTTCGGCTCGGTCCTTGAGGGTGCGCTCGGCGCTCAGGGCGTTGACGAGCCCATCCACGTTCTCGAGCTTGAACCCGTCGACCGGCTCTACATTGAGGAAGAACTTCCCGTCCTTCTCGGTGTATTCGGTGCGGAGTGCTTCGGGAACAGTATTGATGTCGGTGACAATTGCGTGAAGTGCCATTTCCATCCCGGAAATACGATCAGGCATCCCGCCTGATCTTGGGCAAGAAAAAAGCCCCGGCGCGAAGCCGGGGCTCAGTGGCGGCCTATGGGCCGACGCGACGCGGTCTTGGAGCCGGTTCGCGATCGATGGACGGCGGCGCGAGGTGCGGGGGCGCGCTCTTTGGTATCCCTGCCCGTCTTGTGCCGGGGATGCTGCAGGCTGGGGCCGTCGCGATCGCGCTCAACCGGGGATGAGCCGGGAGCGCGATGGGGATTGAATGAGCCTCAGAAACCCGAGGCTGGAACTGGGATCTGAACGCCCGCCTTGGTGGCGGCAGTGACCTTCACCTCGACGATGAGCTGGTCCTTGTTGCCGGCGTCATCGTCGCCATAGAAGCGCACGGCGCGAACGAACGAGCCGTCCTCCTGCTCGACGATGTCGGTCACGACGATCGAGGTGATGTCGGAGACGAAGAGCTTATGGACGGTGGTGCTGATGGTGGCCATGAAGCCCTCGGATAGGTTTGAATTTTGGTGAGTGAGGCAGGGCTCGAACCCACCACGGCATAGCCAGGAGGGTTACAGCCTCCCGCCCGTCCACCCGGGCATCTCACTCGAAACTGGTGGGAGGGGCTGGATTTTCACCGCCAAGCCAAAAGGCATCGGGCCGGTGAAGCTGAGCACGCTCAGCTCGACGCGCCCGATGGGGCTCTCCGCCCTCATGCCCTCCCGGACACCCCTTCCCTTCATCGTATCCCGCATGCGCAGGGACCACGGTTCGAGCACGACCGTGGTGGGATCGAGGCCTTAGGACCGGAGAGGTCCCGAGGGGTCCACGCCTCGAAAGTTGGTGCCGGTGGCTGGATTTGAACCAGCGGCTCCGTGGGCATGAACCACATGCTCTACCAGACTGAGCTACACCGGGCATGGAAACGACGACGTGGGAGGGATTTGAACCCCCGACGACCCGCAGGCCGTGCCCCATTTCTGTGGTGCCTTCAGCCTCTCAGCCACCACGTCGTCGATCTCGAATTGGCACCCATTTGCGACCCGTCGGTCTGGCCGGTCCAGTCGTGCTTTCGCACCGGAACCCGGGGCTCTCGCCACCTTCCTTGCCTCGCAATTCCCCGCCTACTTAATCCGACCATAGTACCGCCACTCGAGCCGCATACGAGGGCTCGAGTTCCCCCTCGAAGGGGGTGGTAGGCCTAACCTGGGGCGTCAACGTTTTTCAGGGCTGGTGCCCGTAGGGAATGCGCTCTGGGGTAGAGCATGATTGTGGGCCGGCCACGCGGGCCGGCCGATCTCGTTCTCGTCTGGCGACTACGGGGCCGCTGTCAGCGTCTCGGCGCGAGCTGCACCGAACAGGTTGGCGAAGGCCGCCTTGATCAGGCTGAACTGTGAGGTCCCGCTCTGTGCCGTGAAGCTCGTCAGCAGCACGGCGGTCCCTGTGAGGCGAGACCGCAGCGGCTGCAGCTGGTCGGCCATGTAGGCGGCGTACATCTCAGCGTCGGTCATGCGGTTCACAACCGTGCGAGAGGTCAGGGTGTAAGGCTTCGTGAACGTCGCGGTATTGCCGCTGATGACGACCTGAGCGTTGGCCAGATCGCTGTTGGGACCGGAAGGTGTGGAGCCAGCGTAGTCCAAGATCTCGATCAGTCGTCCGAAGGGGGACACCATCGACACATCGGTGTTTGGCGCCGCCGACAGGAAGCCGTCCGGGTTCGCATAATCCTGCATCAGGGTGACAAGAACGCCACCGTGGAAGTTCGCGGCATTCTGCCGGTAGTCGTACCAGTCGATCCCGGTTCCGATCTGTCGGATGGACCCGAAGCTATCGGGCTTGATGTAGGACTCCCAAGAGCCGTGATCGAAAATGCTGTACGTGGTCAAGCTTTTCGCTCTCCAAAAACACCCTTGCGGGCTAACTATTGGCTAGGGAGGCAGGATTTGAACCTGCGACACCGGGTTTTGGAGACCCGCGCTCTAGACCGCTGAGCTACACCCTACCGTGCCCAATTTCGGGCGAAATTGGCCGGGAGGGCCAGCTGCCGCCAGCCTGTTGATCGCGGCTTTCAGATCAGCTCCCGATGGATGGTGCGACAGGGCTCGAACCTGTGGCCTCCGGCGTCCCCGTTAGACCGGGGGTAAGCCAGCGCTCTAACCAACTGAGCTACGCTCCAATCAGGCCGCGATGGCCTGCTCCTGCTTCTCGAACGTGATCGAGCCGTCTGGCTGTCGGACCACGATGTCGCCTGCCATGCAGCTCGTGCCGCGGGCATCGTCGAGGGTGAACCCGCCGAGGCGGTTCACGGTGAGGACGCCGAGGAGCATCGCCTCGACGATCCATGCCGGGACATCCTCGGCCGCCACGCCACCGAAGGTCGGTAGCTCCCAGCGGGAAAGGGACGTCGCGACGGACATGCTTCACTCACACCTTTTGCAGGATGCCATTCCATTAGCATTTTCCTTTCGGGATGTCAACACCCCAGAAAATGCAAACGCTGTCAAGCCATTTTTCGCTGTCGGGACCGCCTCTTGGCGGGCCGGTTCGGGTCGATCCGGCGCCGCTTGAGATCGAACTTGGCCGTCCGGCACACCGGGCAGCACCACGCCTCGTCGCCGATCAGGGTTCCGGCGAAGGTGAGTGCCGCCGGGATCATGCGGACGAGTTCCACGACAGGGCGGCCCTGCTGGATCGAGCAGAGTTCGCATTCGTAGACCTCGATCGTGTAGTCCAGCGACGTGTCTCTCACCTTCTACCTTTGCATTCCTGCCAATCAGATCTGAGATCTAGGGCGGGTCCGGCCGTTCGGGAAGTCCACCGGGGCCGTGGTCGAAGCACGTACCGGGTCGGAGGCCGAGCCGGCGACCGGGCCGGTGTTGTCGACGTTGGGATCCTCCTCGTCCGCGAGCGCCGCGTTGGCGGCGGCCAGCCGCTGGACCTCGGCGTTCACGTCGAACTCGTCGTCCACGAGATCGAGGCGGCGCGCCTGCTCCAGGAAGGTCTCGAGCGAGATCGCCTTCGAGGTGAAGGCGTTCAACAAGACGCCCATCTGGATCATCTTGTCCTTCGTGTTCGTGAAGTCGGAGTTGAGGCCGACGCCCACGTTCGAGAAGTCCCGGTTGACCCAGGTGCCCATGAAGCCGATCGCGCGCTCCAGCGCGTCCTTCTCGGACAGCGCCAGATCGTGGACCACCGAATGCACCCGCGTCTCGGCGATGTCGCGCTCGTTGGCGGGCACGTACTGCCGGTGCGTGCCGACCACGGGATTGAGGGACATCATGTCCATCTGGATTTCCATGGCGGCGAGGTCGTCCGCGCCAGACTTGATCGCCCGTCCGGCCGGCTCGACGTAGTAGTAGCGGCCCTGCGGATCGGGGGAGAACAGCGCCTTGTAGGGGCCGACCGTGAACTTCGAGATCTCCTCCTCGTCGAACTCAATGCCGGAGGCGGCGAGCATGGGGAAGCGCGCCGCGGACAGGATCGAGCGCTGGTCGGCCGAGCTCTGGTAGTGCTCCACCTGTTTGTGCGCCAAGTCGAGGAAGATCGGGCGGGTGATGAAGTCGCCCTCCTTCTCGCCCGCGTAGAGCGTCACGAACGGCACTTCCGGCATGGTGAGCGGGCTCTCGGAGATGAGATCCCAGCTGTCGCCGCCGGCCTGCGCGTCCTGCTCCCAGACCTGCACGACGCCCGCGTTGGCGCCGACCTCCTTCTCGATCACGTAGATCTGGTTCCAGACCTTCTCCTTGAAGGTGCCGGGCTCGCGCTCCACGCGGGTCGAGAAGATGCGGACGTGCGTCACCTGGATGTCGCCGCCGACGTTCTCGCTGTAGGCCGCGCGCAGGTCGTCGTCGCGGATGTACTTCATGAACGGCCGAACGCCTGAGGCGAGCTGAGCGCCGAGGTTCGGCATGTTCGAGGTGGTCGGGTGATCCACCAGGATGTGCCCCTGCCCCATCAGCAGCGAGTCGTTGAAGTGCTGGTGGGCGAAGATGTGCAGATGGTTGCCGGTCAGATCGATGTCACGGACCCACTGATCGAGATCGGCGTCGGTGTTGTTGATCAACTTGATCATCGTCTTGAACGGCTTCGCGGAAGCCGCGTCGACGGCCTCCCTGAGCTTGTTCAGCGACGTGGCAGCGGCGAGCCGGGTCTCGTAGCGGGTCGGGCTCTCGTTCTCGTAGCGCGGCAGGTAGGTTTCCCGTGCGGCGCGCAGGGTCTCTGTGCCGCCGTAGACCGCGCGCATCAGCGCGCGCCGTGCCGACATCGAGGCGGAGGCAGCCGAGAACAGGCCGGGATTTGCAGTTTGAGCCATTTTCTTGCTTCTCTATTTGCTTTCCTGCAAGTCACCAGTCAGCGATGCCGGCCTTCCGCCGCCCGAGCAGGGCGTTGAAAGCGTCGGCGGCTGCGTCGACTTGGTCGTCGTGGGTTCCGAGGGGAAATGTGGCGAGCTCGTCCAAGAACACCTGCCGCCAGTGGGAGCCGCCCACGCCGCCGGTGTAGATCTTGACCATCTCGCCCTGCGCTTGGGCCGCGAAGGCTTCGGCGCGGGTTTTCTTGTCTCCGCTGATCCGCTCGGCTTCCACGCGGTAGCCGGCCAACAGCCTCATGTAATTGAGCTTCTGAGCCTTACCAGCCTGACCCGGATCCTGGGGGATGCGGATCCGGACGCCCTTGCCGTCGTCGCGGGCCGTCTCCGAGACCAGCTTCTCGACCTCATGGGGTGTTCCGCGCAGCCGGCGCACGTCCTCGATGTAGAAGACGCCGTTGCTGTCGCGGCTCATCAGGACGCCGACGGTCCAGTCGCCGTCGATTGAGGCACCGAAGTCCCAGGCGCGCACGCGCTGCCGGCGCGCGGGCAGCGTGTCGGCCACCCCGAACCAGCTGGACTTGAACATCCCACCTTCTTCCGAGATGGGGTTCTGCTGGTAGAGGGCCGACCAGCCGCGCTCGCCGAGAACCTCCTCGCGGTCCTTCAGGGCCTTGTAGGAGAAGCGCGACGGCGACAGCGGCTCGAAGGGCTTGCGGTTGAGCGGATCGCCCGGGACGGTGCCATCCTCCGTGAGAATGGGCTTTCCGGTGTCGGGGTCCTTGCGCGGCGTAGCGAGCGCCGGCAGGAGTAGGACCTCCCACGGCTCACCCTTGCCGGTTTTCTGCAGCTCGAGAAGCCGGCCGGCGATGTCGTCGAAGTGCCACCGGGTCAGTGTGAGGATGATCGGGGCGTCTTCTTCGAGACGGGTGTAGACGACGTCTCGGTACCAGTTCCACATATCCTCGCGGAACGTCTTGGAGTCGGCCTCTTTTCTATCTTTGATTGGATCGTCGATGAGAAATAGATTGGCACCGCGGCCCGTTGTGCCTGAGCCGACACCCACTGAGAAGTATTGGCCGCCCTGCTCCAGCTCCCATTCATCCGCGGCGCGCAGATCGGCGCGCACCCGGGCGTCGGGGAACAGGACGCCGAACTCCTCCTGGTTGACGATGTCGCGGACGTTGCGGCCGAAGCCCTTGGCAAACGCGGCGTTGTATGAGGCCGAGATGATGTTGTGGGTCGGGTTCCGACCCAAGTACCAAGCCGGGAAGCGGCGCGTCGACAGCTCGGACTTGCCGTGCCGCGGCGGCGCGAAGATCATCAGGCGCTTGATCTCGCCGCGTTCGACCGCTTCGAGCTTCTCCGCCACCTTGTAGTGGAAGGGATCGGCCTTGTACTTGGCCAGGGTGAATTCGGCAAAGCCGATGAGCGACGTGCGTGCGCGCCGACGGCGTTGCAGCTCAGTCGCCGGCGAGATGCTCCCGCCGTCGTCATTGTTGGACATGGGTGTGCTTGCTTAGCTGTGGAACTGCTTGGTCTGGGCCTTTGCCTTGGCAGCTTCAGCCCGTGCCATTTCTTCGAGCTCCGCGTCCGACAGCTTTGAGACGGACACATTGGTGGTGGTGTTGTGGTGCTCGTCGCGCTGGCCGAGATAGTTTTTGCCGAGGAAGATCGCGGCGGGCGCGTTCTTGTCGGCGAGCGCCAGCTGCTTGCGCCGCAGTGAGATCTTGGCGTGCTGCAGCCCGTTCTCGAACACCTCGCGGGCGTAGGGCTCGCGGTCGAAGAAGTTCTGCAGAGCGCCGCGCGAGACGCCGAGATAGCCCGCGACCTCCTGCTGGGTGCAGAAGAGCTTGCCGAGCGCCGCGAGCGTGCGCAGCGTCAGCGGGTTCATCTGGATCTTGGCCCGCGGGTTGATCTTCGGGTTCTGCGACGTGATGAAATTCAGGAACTGCTCGTCGTCGACCTGATCGAGCATGCGCTCCTGGTCTTCGTCGGACATGTCGGCGTCGATGATGTCGTAGACCCGGCGCCAGGGCAGGCTCTGCCAGCTCTCGCTCTCGGCACTGATCTCGGGACGCTCGACGGCGTCCTTGCGGGGACGGCCGCGCGGCCGTCCGGTGGGCTTCGTCATGGTTTCCTCTCGCCCCGTTGGCCGGGGTCTTATTGGTTGGTTCGCTCTGCCGGCTGTGCGGTCAGGCTCTGTGACAAGGAGGCGATCTGCTGATCCTTGGCCTTCGACCCGGCAGATGAGCCGAGCCAGTAGTTCAGGACCGCGATGAACCCAGCTGAGTAGGTGGTGAGCATCACGGTCGTGAGCTGGTTGTCGAGACGCGGCATGAAGAACGTCAGCCCGCACACGATCGCGAAACCGAGGACCGTGACAACCGAGATGATGATTGCACCGCTACGTTGACAGTCTAGCATTTTGTGTTGCTTGTTTCTTGTTGTGTATGGAGTTCCTGCCATAGCTGCGGCCAATGGCAGGAACTCTTGTCATTCAGATCCCGGCGGTGTCGAAGGCGTCGACCCAGGTGGCGCAGATGCCTGAGCGCACGATGTCGTCCTTGCTGAACTCGATGATCGGGATCTGCAGGGCCTGGCTCTTGATCAGGTGGATCGCGGTGCGCAGACCGGAGGTCTCGCGCAGGTCGGTCTGGGACACGTCGCCGTTGACGATCACCTGGGCGTCCTCGCCGATGCGGGTGAGGAACATCTTGATCTCGGCCGGCGTGGTGTTCTGCGCCTCATCGAGGATCACGATGGCATCGCGAAAAGTCCGGCCGCGCATCACCTCGAAGGGCACGATCTCGATGTCGCCGTTCTTGAGGGCGATCTCGAACGGCCCTACCCCCATGCGCTCCTTCATGGTCTCGGTGAGCGGGACCACCCAGGGGCGATCTTCTCTTCGAGGGTGCCGGGGAAGAAGCCGATGCTCCGGCCGCCGGGGACGTTGGGGCGGGTGATGACGACCTTGCGGATCTTGCGCGACCGCAGCTGATCGGCGGCGTGGGTTCCGGCGAGGAAGGTCTTGCCGGTGCCGGCCGGCCCGAGCACCACGATCTGCTCCTCGGAGCGCAGCGCCCGGAGGTAGGTGGCCTGGGTCTCGGTCTTGGGTTGGATCGGATCCGGCTTGCGGTCCTCGAATTCCTTGGCCTTGATCCGTCGCTCGCGGACCTTGTCGGCCCAGTTGCTCAGATCGTCCTGCTGTCTGCGTCTGCCCAAGGTACTGACCCTCTTGTTGGGGTTTTAGGTGGACCGTTCGATCGAGACGACTTGCTCTGTGCTGATCACGATCGTGTCGCCGAGTTCAGCGGTCAGCGTTCCCTCAATCAGGAAGTGCAGCACGACCTTCTTGCCATCGGTGGCGTAGTTCCTGCCGACGAGCCATTTCGGCCATTCCGAGACGGGCTGACCCTCCCACTTGAAGCGGCGCGCGTTCTCGGGCTTGAGCATGTGTCTCGATCTAAGCTGTTGTTATTGTTGATGGTATATGGGTGATCAGGCGAAGACGCTCTCAGCCTCGTAGGCCTCTGGACCGTCTCTCTCGGCCATCTCTTCCTCACCCGGGAGCCAATCCGACGGGTGGGTCTTGATGCCCTTCTCGCGCAGAACGCGCGGCACGAGGTAGCCGATGATCCAGTCCGAGTGCTCCTCGGTGATCCCGGCCAGCGGGCGTACCAGCAAGGCCTGATCGTAGAGCCCGTTGAGCTTCTTGCCGTATGCGCCGGGAACCCAGTTCTCCGGGTTCAGGCCGGCCCAGCGGATGATGGCCTCGGCGTGCAGCCGGCTGTCGGCGACGACAACGTTCATGGTTGGGCCTTAGAGGCAGCCACGATGTATGCGAGGACATCCGGGTTGTCGCGCAGCACGCCGAAGAGCTGAAGACCGAGACCGTCGACGGTGCGCTCCTCATTCGGAGGGCCGTCGTGGCGCAGGCCGGCCATGAAGTAGCAGCCGTGCAGGATCTCGTGCAGGAGCACCTCACCCTTCACTCGGAACGGCTGCTTCGGGTAGATCTCGATCTCGAGCTGCGAGGCGAGATGCGAGCCCATGAAGCCGGACTTGAGGTAATCGACCTCCGACATCTCACGGATCGTGTAGACGTGCGGGCCGATGCGGACGCTGGTGGGCAGCGGCAGTTCCGGCGGATCCTGGCTCAGATCGCCACCGGCCTTCAGGGTGCCGTAGAAGGCCTCCTCGGCACGGGCTGTGGCCTCGCTCCGGTAGATCTGACCTGCGAGCGGTTCCGTCACGAGGCCCGCTCCGCGATGCCGGTGTTGTCGTTGGCGACGAGCAGCCTGTAGACGAGCATGAACTCCTCGAGGTCCATCTCGTAGACCTTCTTGAGCGGCACGTTCAGCCGCATGGCGACGTAGCGGGCGGCGTAGTCCACGGCGCTACTTCCCCTTCGCCCGAGGTTTCGCAGCCGGCTTCGGGCTGCCGGTGACGGCCTGCAGGGTCTTCACCTGCGAGGCGGCGTGGCTCTTCACGGCCGCCATGCGGCTGCGGTCGGCCTGGATCTCCTGCGCGCGGGTCAGCGTGCGCAGATCGTCCATCGCTTGGTACTTGCGCTCCTCGGAGCTCATGCGGGGCATGGTGGTGTCCTCTCAGTGCAGGATGTGGGCGGCGTCCGGGTCGTCGATCTCGAGCCGGACATGTTCGCCGGGGCGTTGCCACGGCAGGCGGAAGATGATGGCGGCGGGCTCTTCGAGCGGCTCATCGTCCTGAAATCCGTCCTGGTCCTCCCAGAACTCGATCTCGACAACGGTGCCATCCGTCAGTCGAACCGTACCTTCGTCGAGATCGACGAGGTCGATCGAAAGGGTTTTCATGGGCGTTGACGCCTTCTTGATTAGATGTATTCTGTTGGACTGCTAGATGAATTCTAGCGTGCCGTTGATGGCGAGGAGGGTCTGCAGATGCTGCACCCGGTTCATCAGGTCGACGCTCATCTGGTCCGGCAGGACCACGACGATCTTCTCGAAGCGCCGGCCGGTGCCTGCGGACTCGAAAGTGCGGACCGTCCAGGCGTTCAGATCGGCGCCGAACAGCTTCAGCTTCCGTCGACCCTGGTTGACGGTGCGATCGACGAGGAGGTAGGCCCCGGCGGCCTGTGCTGGATGCACCTTGGTCTGGCTGCTCTCGGCGTTTGCCTCGATGTCGTCGGCGTCGTCGATCACGAGCGCCTCCCGAAACCGTCCCAGAACTCGTCGACGTAGGCCTTGCCGAAGAGCCGATCGGCGCGCCGGTAGGTGAACTCGTCTCCGCGCGCCAGCGCGATGCCGGCGATGACGTTCATCATCTCCATCAGGGAGACGCGCTCGTCGGAGGCCTTCTGCTCCGTGGGTGTGCGCGCCGGGCGCTCGACCACGTCCATCTCGAAGGTGATCTCCATCGGGATCTCGTCGAGGAGCGGCGCCGGCGGCGGGGCCAGCTCCGGCAGTTGCATGGTGGCCCGCATGGGTTCGTGGCCCGGGATGAAGGCCGTGTAGCTGCGGCTGGAGAGGCGGCTCATGACTGGGCCGCCAGTGCGAGCAGGCGCTCGTCGCCGAAGGTGTACTTCTCGAAGCGGACGTTATCCCGCTCACTCGGATCGAAGGTGTCCTCGATCATCTGCGTGGCGAGCTTCGCCGAGACGAACCGGATCGCGACCATCGGGTCGGTGGTCCAGTAGGTGCCGAAGGCGCCGGCCGTGAGGGGCTGGAGGGCTAAGTAGACAGTCCGGCCTTTCACCTCGCGCTGGATCAGCAGAGCGAATTCGACTGATGAGGCTTCCGGGACGAGCAGGTTGAGCTTGCTCACTGGACGCTCCCCGCCGTGTAGAGGCTGAAGCGGCCCTCGCTCGGGCTGTCCGGCGTGGTGTAGATCGCCACCAGCTCGTTGCCCTTCTGTTCCAGGCGCAGCACCGTGATGGTGCCGGTGTCGCCCGAGAAGGTGGCCGGCAGGCTGACCTTCATGACCTTCAGGTAGTTCTCCAGCGAGGTGCGAACCTCTTGGACGCTCTTGCGAGCGCCACCGGCGTAGGCGTTCTCGACGATCTTCGAGGCGCCGAGCAGCATCTGCGAGTTGTAGGTTCCGGCAGCTAGTGCCGGAGCCATCACATCGCAGGCCGACACGGACAGGAGCGCGAAGGCCCCCAGGAAGAAGGCTTTCGCGTTCATGCGCGCGGGTACTCCGTGTTGATGATCTCGAAGTGCGTCCCAGAATTCTCCGGGTGGAAGACGATGTCGTCGGAGTGGATGCTGATGCCGAGTTCCAGCACGCCGTCGTCGCGGCGGCGCTCGCGCATTCCGAGCATGGTGAAGGAGCTGCCCGGCTGAGATCCTGGGAAGACCATCGGGAAAGTCATGCCGTGCTCGGCCATGAAGGCCCGCACCTGGCCGCTGACCACCTCGTTGGTCTCGATGCCGTAGCGGTGATCCTTGTAGTGGGCGCGAGCGGCGTCCCAGAACGGGCGCAAGTGGCTGCGCGGGTGCGGGCCCGGCTGCGGCTGAGCGGCGACGGCTGCAGGCACTAGACCAGCGCCGCAGGCGCTCGCTGCCACAGCGCCGATGAGGAGGTTGCGTCGGTTCATTGAATGGATCCTTCGGTTGCGAGTGCTAGAGCGATGCCGACGGCCAGCCCGAGCTCGAACTTCGTGGCGTTCGACGACAGGATCGCCTTCACGCGCTCGAAGATCTTCTCGTAGCGGGCCTCCGACCGGCCATTGTGGCGGTCGAGCTGAGCGGAGTAGGCGACGGCCTCGAGAGCCCTACCGAGCGGCTGGGACCAGAGGAGCGTCTCGCCGGGCGCCATGCGCCGGATGAGCTTGGTGAGCTCGTCCTCGAAGGTGATGCTCATGCCGGCACCCAGTGCGAGCGATGCGGGACGATCGGATCGGGCGCGGGCGGCTCGAAGCCCGGGAAGGGATCGCGGGGCTTTGCCAGCTCGATGCGCGGGCGCGGCAGCGGCGGCTGATCGGCGGCGATCGCGCGCAGCTGCAGGCCATCCTTGGTGCGGCCGACATCGAAGATCGTCCACCGTCCGGACACTTCCGGGATGGTCACCGAGTTTCCGATGACGGCGAGATCGGCGCGGATCCAGGCGGTTGCCCGGTGGCCGTCCTGGGTCAACAGGCACTCGCGGAACTGTTGAGGCTTGCTCATTTGCATTCTCCGTCGATCTCATTTGCATTCCTGCAAATGTCAGTCAAGCGAAGCAGTGCAAACGTGTCAGAGGAGCTTCAGGACACCGCCATCGGCGAGCCGGTTGCGCAGGTTGATGTTGATGTAGGCGCGCTGATGCTCGACCTCGGTCTCCGTGCGGCGGATGCCCAGCTGGTCGGCGAAGACCAGGATCTTGTCGTAGGGACGGGCCGGCAGGCCCTCGCCTATGCCGAAGGCATCCCACTCGGACGGATCGAGCTCGAGGCTGTCTCGGATGTTCTGAGCCCACCTCCGGCTGGAGGCGACGATCATCTTGCGGGGCGCGGTCACGGCTCGACCCTCGTCCATCCTTCTCCCGGGCGAAGCCCGTCGTGCCAAAACTTGCAGTTGGGGCAGATGTGGCTGGACCACGCCTCATCCCAGTCGTTGAACACCTCGTCGCTCTCCATGTGGCGCTCCTGGCAGACGTGCCCGCACTCATCGCAGCGGTAGCGGGGTTTCAGCTGCTCTGCGGCCTCTCGGGCAGTGTCTTCCTCCTGCCGGATGCGTCGTAGCTCCGCGAAGATGGCAGCCTCTGCTTCGTCCATTTCGCGCTCGATGCGCGCCAGCTCAGCGCGCTCCTCCTCAGGGGTCTGCAGGGTCATAGAAACGGGCCTTTTAGGGCTCGCCGGATGGGGATGGGGCCCCAAACAGGCCGGGGGGGTGAATGGGGTGGGGGTCTCAGGCTGCGGCAGGGCCTGCCCAGGTGAGGAGTGAGGCGCGCTGCTCGTCAGTGAGGTGTGCCATTGGAGAAGGCGGGGTCTCGGTGCTCTCGATCTGGATCTGAGCAGAGAGGCTGATGGTGATCGGCTCGCAGAGGATTGACCAGAGATGCTTCACGAAAGAGTAGATCATGATGTCGTCCTTGACGGGGGTGGGAAAAAGGGGTCTTTTAGGGGTGATTTTTGTATGGGTGCTACCCCATGCACCGGGGGGTACTGTAATAAAAAAATCACACTTACAAACTAAATCTTTGAAACTAACCTAGGTGGGTTGACTTCTAGGGAACATGTGATCTCGCAACATTTCTTTGCGAGGAAATGCTCTCAACATATTATTTTTGACTTGACATGATTTTTAAGCTTCGAAGCTGTGCTTTGGCACAACCTTTGCCGAACATTCTCACAAGCGTGTAATTATTGCATTGCAACAAGCTATGTTGCACCGCTCTTGAGCTGCCATTTTCGAGCCGTTTTTTTCCGCAGCTGGAGCGCACATTTGCGCGCGCTAAACTGTTGAAATTGCTCAATTTGTTGCGGTGCATCGAGGGCGATTTTTGCCACGTCGTTTTCTCCCCTGCTTTGCCAGGGCCAGGGCCAGGGCCAGGAAAGGCACGCGCGTTGCGCGCGTAAGGGGCCAGGGGTCAGGGCTGGAATGGGCCTAGAATTGCGAGATTTGGCCTATGAGCGGGATCGAACCGTTTTCCCGATCTACCCTAGCCTAAAATTCGCGCGGGCTTTCCAAGCCTGTTTATTTGCATTCTAGAGCCATTTGCATTTTTCTCGACTGGAAATGCATTTTTCTGGCGAAAACTAACCTATGTGTATTTACCCAGACACGTCTGGGGTTTAAGGGTTGTGCTCCCCTGGCGGACAGGGGGCGAGCGGGGGCGCTTCCCCCGCTGGTGGCGAAGCTATGCCCAAACGGGCGGTTTCTTCCACCCCTAGGTGGAAAGCGAGGCGGGATCGAAGGCAACCGGGCGGCAGACATAGCGAAGAGGCCAAGTCAGAGGGCGTTTCACCCTACCGGCGAAGCTATGCCTAAACTCCGGTTTCCTTCCACCCTACGGTGGAAACCTAGAACACAGCAACCGAAACGACACACACAGAAAGGCAATACGATGTCCGACCTTCACACCGCTACCGTCACCGCTACCGAAGCTCAGGCCGCCGCTATTGAGGCCAAGCTCCCGACGGCGGAGGAAATGGCTGCTACGGATGCCGCTCAAGATGCCGCGCTTGATGCCGCGGTGTCGCTGGAAGATTACACCACTCGCGTCGTCGTCGTTGCCATTGGCGCCCATGATCGCGCCACGTTCAACGGTGTCTCGGCTGTCGCCCTGCGGCTTTGCATGAAGCAAGCCCGCGTCAACGCAATCGCCCTGATCGATCCGCAGACGGACGAATTCGTTTTCAATTCGATCTACTTCGACGCCGCTCTGTCCGGGAAGGTCATTTTCCGGAACACCAAGGACACAACGGACAGCGCCGACAAGGTGGCGGAGATTGTCGCGGCGCGGGATGCCGGTGACATGAACAAGGCGCGCAGCCTTGCCGCCGAGTATGTCATGAAGTTTGGCAAGGGACGCAAGCTCACCAAGGGTCTCGCCCTTCTCCGCCAGGATGGGATGCGGCTCGCAACTTACATGCGGGATAACAACGCCGCTCTGATCAACACTTGCGCGGCGATGGTTAAGGACAAGGGCGAGCACAAGCTCTGTGCTCAGACGTGGCGCAAGTCTGTCCTTTCGACGTTCGGCGATACTTTCGCCGCGATGTCGGACAAGCTGGAAACGCTCTACGCCAACCCCAACAAGGGCAAGGGCGCGGCTAAGGGCGGCAACAAGGGCGCGACTAAGGCGAAGGAAGCCGAGACGGTTGCGCCTGAGGCTGTCGCGGCGGCGGAGAACGCCCCGGCGGCGCCCTTCCACCTGTCCAATGACGCGACCGATGCGGATCGGATCAAGGCGATTTTCGACATCGTCGAAGGACTGTCCGCTTTCGGGTTCGATAGCCTTGTTCAGCGGATCAACGCCGAAGCGGCATCCCGCGCCGCGATGGAAGCGGCGGGCGAAGCGGCTCGCAAGGCGCGCGAAGCGGCGGAGACGGTGGACGCTGAATTCTCGGAAGTGTCCGAGACGGTGGAAGCCGACGCCGCGCCGCTTGCCCTTCCGGCTCCTGTCGTTGTGGTGCGCAAGGCGCGCAAGGGCGCCGCTCGCAAGGCGGCCTAACCAAACGAGACAGGGCGCCCTTAGCGGGGTGCCCTGCCCTTCCTGTCTAGCGAACCGGCAATCGCCCTGCGGGGCGGTTTCCCGTGCGCTGGCACGTTCCTCCCCTAGTCCGGAGCCGTCACCATGTCCGCAGCTAGTCGCCTTGCCCTGTACCGCCAATGCCGCGCCAGCCTGCTATGGGACATCAAGGCCTATCGCCGGTGCAATGCCGGCGGTCGCGTCCGGTCAATTCAGGTGGAAATGGCCGACGCGCGCGCCCTTATGGCGGGATCGGTTTGCGTGTCCGGTTTCACCGGCGGATACCTGTCCGGCGATGATAGGTGCGCCATTTCCGCCGCTAAGCGCCACGTTGCCGAGACTGGCGAAAGGGTCACGGTCTGGCACGATTGCGGGGCGGATGAGCCCTATACCCTTCCCGGCATCATGCCGGATCCGTCTCGCGCTTGCCAGCGTGTCGCGACCGTCTCTGTCTGGTAGCCGACGCGCGCCTCACAATCTGGCCTGATCCCTCCGGAGGGTAATCCTCCGGGGGCTTTCGGCTGTCCGTTTTCCTGGTTTCTTCCACCCTAGGGTGGAAAGCCTCGCCCACATCGCCAAGCCACCCGGCGCACCACGCGCACCCAACGGGTGGCTTTGTCATGTCGGCAGTCCGGCATGTGACCGCTTCCACCCATAGGTGGAAAGCGCCCCTCCCCTCACCCGTCCGACCGGCACCGTCCGGCGACCGTCCGACCGGCACGCAACCGGAGCGGCGGGCAACCTATGGAAGGCACCCCCATGCGCGATTTCCTGGCTGTGGTGGAATACGAGACCGACGGCACCCGCTGGGTGATCGCCACATTCAACCGGGCGTCCGACGCCGCGCGCTACCTGTGCGGCGCCCTGGCCTACGCCAACCGCAACGAGACCGGTTCCACCTACCGGGTGGAAAACCTGCTGCGCGACCGTCTGGCTTGAGGAGGGATCGATGTCCGAGATCCATCACGTCGCCATCCGCGCCAACTCCGTCACGATGTCGACCATCGTCCGGTTCCTGATCCAGTCGCGTCGTCCCCTGGCGGCGCGCATCGTCTACAAATCGGCCCAGGTCGCCAGCGTGCCCGGTCGCGAGCTCGTCTCGTACCTGCCGGAGTCGACGCTGACCGCCATCCTCCACCACGCGCCACGCGACACCAAGGGTAAGCCCTGGCTGGAGGAGATCCTGCGGGTCCTGTCTCGCGCCCAGATCGAGGCGAAGCTCGATCCCGTCCGCAACACGCGGTCATTCCGCCTGTCAGCCTACCGCTGAGCGGCGTTTGCAGGGCACCGCGCTTCCCCAGCGGTGTCCGACAAACCCCGTCCACTTCCGAACCACTTCGGAAGTCCTTCGGAACCACTTCGGAAGTCCTTCCGAACCCCTTCCGAACCCGACAGGCCTCTGTCAGCGCAGAAATGCAACCTGATGGAAGCTGTGCCGTATGTAGACCCCGGTTCTGGCGCCATTTTGGCCGTCCGGGTCGCCCAAATTGCAACCTGAGGTGCTAAAATGCGCGTCCGCGGCTTCGAAAACCTCGCTTCCGCCCTGGCCGAGAAGGCCAAACAGGCCCAAATGACCCCCGAGAAGGCCCGTTCGGCGCTCCCCGTGCCCTACACGGGCCGCAAACGCCCTGTCCGCGTCCTGTCGGCCGAGGAGACCGCCGAGAACCGGCGCTTCCTCCTGATCCAGCAGGGCCTCTGCTACTACGAAGAGGTCTGGACCTCGAAGCAGAGGGAGCCGGACCCTACTCGGGTCTATCTGGGGCCGCGTTTCGCGCCTCCGAAGGCCAAACCGAACCACGGATGCCGCTACTGAGGGCCAATTCCACCTGCAAGTGGAAGGGCTTAGCGGAATTTTCCGTCAGATTTGCTTTTTGAGGGGATTTGCAGGCAAAACGGCAACCTTTCACCATTCTCCAAAAAGCCAATCCATCCGCACTCCCACCCCTCCCGACAGGCCAGGTGGAAGCGTCGAGCCAACCGACAGCATCACCATCCAATCCGGTGTCTGTCTCTTCCTTCTCTCCCCCTATGGGTCCGGCATGTTCCCCTATGAGTGAGGGGCATTCATTGCCTGCGGCCCGAGATCCAATTCCACCCATCAACAAGGGTCTAAGTCCATGATTGCACAGCCGATTATCCGTGCCATCGATGCCTCGGGCAACACCGTTTCCGAGTCCATGTTCGGAGCCTCGGAGATCACCCGGATCCCCTATCTGTGCCGTCTCGTGGGTGACCGTCTCACCCTCTCTGGACGCCCCTTCGTCCGGCTGGTGGTGGACATGGCCATCTCCCCTGAGGAGGGTCAGCAGCAGGCTCAGCGGCCCGTCCAGCCCTACCAGGGGCCTGTCCCATTATTCGATCTGGCGTCCGACTTTTTGGCGCTCTGATCCGATTTTTCGCCCCTATTTTTTGGGGTGCCGCTTGCAGGAATGCGAACAGATCCGGTATGGCCTGCAAACGAAGGGACGCGCCGTCCCCCGGAGGATCCCGTGATCCAGTTCCTGCTCACCTGGTTCGGCATCGCCTGCGTGTCCGGCATGGCGATCGGCCAATTCCTCGACAGCAAGCGGTGGGTGCCTCGCATCCACCGGGACGACTGACATCCACCAGGAGCTCGCGTCATGAACGCATTCCAGGAAGCCTGCGCCCGTTCCTACGCCGACGGCGACTTCGCCTACATGATCGCCGAGCGGGAGATCCCCCTCGTCCAGATGCTCGATGGCTGCGGCGACACCCTATTCCGCTTCCTCATGATCGAGCTGGGCGCGGATGAAGGCTGCGAGAGCCAGGAGGATGCGCTCAACCGCATCACCACCGCCACCCTCCAGATCGAGCAGGTCCGCGCCGCGATCGAGGCTCTCTGAGCCTCTCGCCAAACCCCTCCCGTAACCAGCGCCTTGCGGCGCACGATAGAGGAACAAGCCCCATGCTCGCGAAGGTCATCCGTGGTCGCAAGGGCGATCCCATCTGCGAGATCGACGGCATCCTGTGCCTGTTCGATCGTCGAGCCCCGCAGCCGACAATCGGCGAGACCGTCGAGGTGATGATCACCCATCATCCGGTCCGGCGCTTCCACCCGGAGTATTTCGACCGGGACGAGGCCTTCCGGCAGGCCAATCCGCCGACCGTGCCGTTCCTGTTCGTGCGGCCCGTGACGGCCGACGACGTGCTGCTGAGCCACAAGGGCTTCGAGTGCTCGGGGTCGATGTGCTCGACGACAGCCAGCGTCATCGAGGCAGACTGGCGGGCGATGGAGCGCCTGTACGGGAGAGCTGTCACTTGGCTCACCCCGGGTCGCTCTCCCGTCATCGAGACCGACAACGTGAACGCCCGGATCGGGCAGTCGCGTCCGCTGGTCCCGGGTCGGGCGTTCGTGTCGCTCGCCGACGTGCGCGCCGGCCGTCAGCGCATCTGCGGCCTACCCGACCTCGATCAGGTCGACCCCGTGATCCTCGCGATGCTGGTGCGGCGCAAGTCCGCTCAGGCCGTCGCGGCCTGACTTCCACCCTCACCCGTAGCCAGCGCCTGCGGCGCACGTCTGAAAGGAACCGCCCGTGTCCAAGTCCCCGAAGCAGATCCTGATCGAGGCCAAGGCCCTGATCGCCAACCCCGAGAACTGGTGCCAGGGCGACTATGCCCGGGACAGTGACGGACTGCCGACCGGCGCCCTTGATGAGGATGCATGCTGCCGGTGCAGCCTCGGGGCTGTCGGCTGTGCCGCTGGCGTCGATCCGAATGGTTTCGTCCCAGATCTGGCCACGACCATCCGCCTGCTCGATGCCGCCGCCCTCGAACTGGTGAAGCGACAACATCCGCTGGCCGCGTTCGTCTCCATCGTCGAGCTGAACGACGGTGAGGAGCGCGTGCCCGACATGAACGAGCACCAAGCCGTGATGGCCGCCTTCGATCTCGCAATCGAGCGCGCCCAGGCCTGACCGCCAAACCACAATCGCAGCCAGCGCCTGCGGCGCACGTAAAGGAAGGAGCCAGCCCCGTGCCGTTGCCCCGTACCGAGTTTCCCCTCCACCCCCGGCAGGTCAAGATCCTGTCCGGCCTGTCCAAACTGTTCCACGACCCCGCCAAACACACCACAGGTGCTGCGGCCAGGGACGCCAATGGCGAAATGTGCTTCGTCGTCAGCAAGCACGCCACCTGCTTCTGCGCGCTCGGCGGCCTCATGAAGGTCGACCGTGATCTCGGTGGGGAAGGCGCCGTCGATCCTCGCATCGAGAATGCCATGGTCGAGACGTTCATCCACCTGCGCCACATGGGTCGGGCGGGCGGCGATGCGGCCCTGGTGTCCATCAACGAGCGCGGTTCGTTCGTGGTGGACGAGGCCGGCGAGAGTCGGATCGGACGCGAGGCCGTGATCGAGCTGTGCGAGCAGACCATCAAGCGCCATGCCGTGTCCCCGGAGACTGGCAGGAATGCAAACGGGGTGGCCAGTGTCTGACGAAACCACCCGCATCCGCGAGCGGCTCGTGCGGGAGTTCCCGCATGTGTTCCAGCCCAAGGGCTGGGCAAAGCCGCCCCTGAAGGTTGGCATTCATCGGGACATCCTGGAGCGCCTGCCGGACCTGTTCACCCATCAGGTTCGCGCTGCGCTGCGCGACTACACCGGCGGTCCGACGTACCTGCGCGGCCTCAAGGCAGGAGCTCTGCGCTTCGACCTCGACGGCAAATGGGCCGGCAACGTCACGGAAGACGAGGCCAAGAGCGCCAAGCAGCGCCTCGACGAAATCACCAGCAAAACCAAGGAAGGGACACACACCATGTGCGGATCGAAGAGCGTTTCCACCTCCTCCTACGTCAGCGACCCAGCGGCGACCGACATCCATCCGGTCAATCTGAGCGCGGAGGGTGAGCTGGACCGGATGATCCACCTCGTGAATTCCGGCAACCGTGAGGGTGCGCTGGAGCTCCTCCGGGCGCGTGATCAGCGCAACGTCGACCACGGCCGCGGCACGCCGTTTGGCCCGGGCGGCGTCGAGACGCCTGCTCCCGCGATCAAGCTGTTCTCGCAGAACGACATCGCGGAGAAGCTCAACCTGATCCTGTCCCTGATCCCGACCAAGAAGATCGAGGCGATCAAGGAGACGCGCGCCCTGTCCGGCATGGGACTGAAGGAGGCCAAGGACTGGGTCGAGGGCTTCCATTCGAGGTTGCCGGTGCAGGCTACCGCGCCGGTCGCTCCGCCGCCGTCCGATCCGTTCAAGCCGAACGGCTTCATGGTCCTGCGCCGCAACAGCGGCAACATCGACTACGAGCTGTACTCGACCGAGGACTACGCGAGTTGGGCCAAGTCGAACGCGACAGAGCTCGCCAAGTTCGCCTCGCCGAAGGACGAGATCCTCGTGGTCAAGGTGCTCGGCCAGTCCAAGCTCGTGTTCGAGATGCTCGACGCAGCCTGAGCCCTTCGTTCCACCCATCCCTTCGGGGGTGGGTGTCGCCGAGGGCTTGCAGGAATGCAAGTCGCCGTTGCGCGATCCAGAGGAGGATGCAAATGCGCAAGATCGGGATGACCATCGAGATGACGCTGTCCGGCGACGGCGGCGAATGTCCGTCCGACGCCGAGATGCGTATGGCGCTCGCCCAGGTCCGGGCCGCGGTCGAGCTGCGCCTGCGTCGGCAGGACTTCGTGTCCCTCGAAACGGTGGTGACCGACATCTCGGTCAGCGCTGTCGAGATCCCGCACTCGCTCGCGAAGGCCGCCTGACATGATGGCCTCCGCTCTCGCCGCCATCCGCCAGCCAGCCTCTCCGCTGTTCAGCGCCCGGTCGGCTTTCGCCCTGGTCGCGTCCGGCAGCATGATCTTTCAGGTCGGGCACTTCTACGAGCATGCCGCCCAGTTCACGGTGTGGCTGCTCGGCTCGGCTTCCGGCATCTGCGGGCGCGACACCCCGTGGATGTCCCCGTGGGTCACGTCTGCCGTCGAGACCTTCGGTCTCTGGGCGTGGCCGGATGCGGCCTACAAGGTGGCGATGGCCCGCAGCATGGAGCTGCTGCACCTCGCCGGAAACTCGATCTTCCTGTCCGGCCTGATCGCTCTCTGGCTGGTGATCGGCGGCCGGTGGGTGAAGTGGGCGGTCCTGATCGAGACCTTCCACCTCTACGAGCACCTCATGCTCACAGCGACCTGCTTCACGCTCGGGAAGCCGGTGGGTCTGAGCACGCTGTTCGGTGGCACGAGCCTGATGAGCACCGAGGCCGCAGTCGGCGTCCGGGTGACCTGGCACTTCCTGATGAACCTGTTCCCCATGCCGCTCGCGATGATGGGGATGATGCGGCACTGGCAGGGAGAGCCGAAATGACCCTGATCGAGCTCAGGCCGTATCTGTGCGGCTTCCTGGTCGCCGCCCTGCCGGCGACCCTCACCATCCTGGCTCTTCTGTCAGACCTGCGGCGCGCTCGACGCCGACTGAGCGGCATCATCGAGTTCGCCAAGCTCCAGGGCTACGCATGGGCCAACCGGCGCATGACCGGCCAGGACTGGGCTGACCTCTACGACGCGATCTCTGTCTACGAGGAGGTCTGACATGGCGCTCAGCACGCCAAGTCCCGATCAGATCGCCAAGTGGCTGGCGAAAGCCAAGCGCTCAGCTGCCCGGGTTCCGGTCGAGCAGGCTCTGACCGACATCGTGGTCCTGCTCCAGCAGCTGCGCACCATCGAGCACATGCAGGACCGCGCCCTGATCGCCGAGATCAGAAAGCGCTACGGCCAGGAGGATTTCTGACATGGGCGCCTACAGCGAACGGCTGCATCGGCTCTTGCTCCACCCCAACGAGACCGTGGTCGCCCGCGACCCGGATGCGGACCGCCGGGCGGCCCTGAAGGGCAAGTTCGACGGCAACTGCAACAGGACTGCGTGCCAAGTTCCAATACTTGGTAAGAACTGGTTCAATACTTCAACGCTGGCCTACTACTGCACGGCGTGCGCCCGCCTACTCAACCGCGAGTCCATGCGGTTCGAGGCCATCGACATCTGCGTGCCGGTGAAGACCGCCGACGAGCAACCACCCTTCCCCTACGAAAAGATCAGGAGACGGTCGTGAGCAGCGACAGCCACCCACTAACACGCCGCGAGACCGAGGTCCTCCGCTACCTTGCGGCTGGCTACAGCAACAAGGAGGTAGCGCGGCAGCTCGATCTCAGCACCCGCACTGTCGAGGTCCACCGGCGCAATATGCGCCGGAAGACGAAGACCGGCCGCCTGCACGAACTCGTGCGGTTGGCCCGCGTGATGGGATTGGAGCCCGTCATGGACGCGACCGAACTCGACACCTTCGCGAAGATCGGGAGCGCCAATCCATGAGCCGGAACTACCAGATGCACCAGATGGCCCGCGACGAGGCCGACCGCTTCGACGCCTACGACCGGGCTGTCGAGGCGCGCGAGGCCATGGCTCGTGAGCAAGAACAGGCCCGCGTCCAGGCCGCCAAGCTCAAGGCGATCGATGACCTCAACCCAGCCGGCCGCTGCCAATACTGCGGCCACCAGATGCTGACGCCGTGCGAGACGGCCCAGCGCATGAACCAGTGCGTCAACGCTCCGAGGGACTGATGTCGGACAAGTACGCCGCCTTCCTCCGGCTCTCCGAGAAGCGCCTGGAGACGATCGAGGACGCTGTCCGGATCTGGTCGAACCTGTCCGGCCCCTCCTACGAGTTCACGGCCGTCGAGGTGATGGCCGGCGTAGACCGGATCCGCGGAGCCGCGATCAAGGCCCTGGAGCGGTTTCGCGATACCCGGCAGTGGCGGCTCCAGGCCGGCACTGAGGAGTATGCAGGCGAGACCCAGGAAGATCCTGAGGAGCCCGCTGCACCCGAGCTCGAGGCATCGTCGGCATCGGATGGCGGCATCACGGCCAGACAGGCAGAGATGCTGCGCATCTGGGACGAGGCGAGCAACGAGACGGGCATGCTGCTCGAGATGCTGGCGATGCAGCGCGAGGTGATCGCGCATCTGCAGGCCAAGATCGACGGAAAGGCCGCCTGAAATGACAAGGGCCGCACCCTCCTCTGAGTGCGGCCCTGGCTCTCAACCCCGAGAGCTTCGCTATGAAGAGCGGACGGTCCTTACATGTGAGCGGACTTCCGCTTGTTCACGTTCTGTACCAGTTTCCTCGCGGGACGTCAAGCTGCGCGCAGGGCGCGCTGGACCACCGCCTGCGTGCGCCGCTCATGCTCGGCCCGCACCTGATCGAGCATGGTGTCGTGCGTCATGGCCTTGAGCCCGGTCTGATCGAGCGCCGCCTGGATGGCTGGCAGCACATCGGCCGGACCCGCGTCGAACCAGTCCCCGTGCAGCCTCTGCACCTTCGATCCGAGGATCTCATGAACCTGTGACACGAGCCGGCGCGCCAGCGGCGTGCCAGCCAGCCACACGATATCCACGAGCTCGATCTCGACGGGCTGTCCGAGCTGGATGTCGGCGAGCCGCTGTGCCGGCTCGGCCGTCGCCCCGACCTGCAACGGTCGACCAGCACCTTTCGGACCCACAGCATAGACGCAGGCCAGCTTCTGCGCCCCGAACAGCTGCTCCTCCGCGCGCAGCTCAAACCACGGAAGGCCGAACAGCGACTTTCTCCTGGCGACCCTCTGACCCATCCGTTTGCATTCTCCCCCGGGCTGCAAGAATGCAAACGTAATCACGCGGCCTGCAATTTCCACTTGGCATGGCCGTCGCGAGGCGGCATGACGAAAATGCAAACGGAGTGCGCCTATGAGACCCCTGGATGTGAAGCCACAGAAGCAACCACTGATCACCTACCACGCACGAGCCTCGCGAAAGTACCAATGGGGCGAACTGCTCACCATCGAGCAGGTTCTGTCCATCATCGGCGAGCGCTCGCTCGGCCGCCACCCCGAACCCTTCGCCAAGCGCCGCGCCGGCCAGCTGCGGCGGCAGGAGCGCGCCTTCATCATCAGTCGGAAGTGCGGCTTCGGCTGCGATTGAGCTCGACCATTCACTTGCAGGAAAGCAAACGAGGACCACCATGCGTAGTGCAGCACAACTGAGGATCACCGAAGCCGAGCGCACAGCGCTCATGTTCATTCACGACATGCTTCTGTCCGGCGAGATCCGGCACCATCAGGAGACCGAGGAGCCGGTCGGCAACCAGCTCAACATGGCCGTGTCCGGCGAGAGCGACTTTAGCGGCGCCCGGGCCTGCATCGGTGGGTTCGTCTCAGGGATGATGGGGCCTGAGCCGACCTGGGGCAGCGGCGTCATTCGCATCGATGCCGTAAAGGCAGACCTCTACGTCGAGAGCGGGCACAGCCCGGCGCTCACCACGCTCTACCGTCCGCTGCGCACCCGGTTCGGTGCGTCCATCGTCCGCGCCGACGGCGAGCCGCTCGACTACCCGTGGGAGCTGATCACGCCCCGCGAGGCCGCCGCGGCGGTCCACAATTTCCTCTACCTGGGCAAGCCGCACTGGTCGGACGTGCTGTTCGACAACCTGCCCAAGGCCGATCCCGGCATCGTCTTCCCAGAAGAGAGGCTCGTCGAGCTGTTCGACAACACGGACCTGAGGGAGGCTGCGTGATGAAGATGGTCATCTACGAGGCGCCGACCTCCTTCAACCATCGCGGCAGAAACGGCCTGATGAAGGCTTGCGGCGTCGTCGCTCAGAAGGTCGGCGACGAAGTCTTCCTGCAGGCCGTGGTCAGCGACGGCAGGGTGTCGGATGCCGCCAGACTGGTCGTTCCGGTCGCCCGCATCCCGGATCTGATCAAGGCCCTGGAGGCGCAGCTATGAGCCGCGAGATCCGCCCCGCCACCCATGCGCAGCTGGATCAGGTCCGCACCGCCATTCGCAAGCTACGCGAGGCGCGCAACCTCCTGACCCAAGCCCATTGCCCGAGGGCGACCCAGTACGTCCGACGGGCCTTGGCATCAGCCGGTGGCGCCGAGCGCCACATCCATCACCGCCTACGGAGGACGACTGATGCAGAGTGAGCCGCGTGTCGCACTGACGATGAGCGCAAACGGCAATGACGAGGGGTTCGAGTGCTCCTCTCGTGAGGAAGCCGCCACCAAGGCCGCAGAGTGGATCCGCGGCATCCCCGTCACCGAGACCGGCGTCGACTTCCGCGTCTACATCGAACTGCTGCCTGAGAAGGATTGAGCGCCATGAAGAAGAGCAAGGACGAGCTGCTGGCCCTGATCGACCGCATGCGAGAAGCGGTCGCGGCCGACGACAGCTTCGAGGGTAGCCTCTCCTACACGGCGATGGCTGACGGTCTGGAGCGTCACGAGTTCGAGGTCGCCGCAGGCTTCCGGATCGGCAACAGCCAGGGCCAGGGCGGCATGGTCCTCGTGACCGGACAGCCTGATCCGGTGGCCAGCCTCGAAACCCCGCGGATGCTTGTGCTGAGCACCGGGCACATCGAGTACCGCACCAGCCTGCGGCTCGACGGCAAGAGGTCCGGAAGGGCGCCGCTCCACTACAAAAAGGGCGAGCACGGCTGGATCATCCCCATCATCCCCTTCGAGAACGGCGACGAGGAAGAGCGATGGGCCTGGACGCCTGACCTCCAGAAGATCCGCCGGTTCGCCGAGGAGAACGGCTGCACTTGGATCATGCTCGATCAGGCGGCCGACACCATCGAGGCCCTGCCGGTCTACGACTGGTGAAGGAGCGCATCATGAAGCGTGTCATCCTCGTCGTGGACTTCGAGGACCGCGACGGCAACATCGACGACCTGACGGACGCCGCCACCTGGGTCGAGCTGGCCCTCGGTGAGCAAGCCGATCGGGTCACCGCGTTCAGGACCGCTGCCGACGCGCAGCTCGACGAGGCCGAGAAGATCGGCGCCTTCATGGTGCCGGCCACACCGCTCGTTTGATTTTTCGCTTGCATGGCCGTTTGCAGGAAGGCAAATTGCAAACGTCGCAAGCAAACGACTCACCCCGAACCCAAACCATGGCGCCCGGCTCACCTCTTTGGGGTGAGGCGATCGATGCCGCGCGCCTGACAGCGAGCACACCATGAACCCGATGTCCCAGAGCTACCAGGACCGTCTCAGCGCCGAGGGCGTCGAGAACGAGCACGAGACCGACGACCTGCAGGGGACCGGCGAGGTCACGGAGGCCGGCGAGGCGGGCGACACCACCGAGCAGGTGATCGAGGAGCCGCAGGGCCCGGTCGGCCCCGACTTCACCAAGCCGCTGCGCACGGTGGTCGGCCGGCATCCGGTGCGGGTGCTGACCGTCGGTGCCGGCAACCCCGACTTCCCGGTCGTCTGCCTCGTCAAGATCAACGGCGTCGAGACCCCGGTCGCCTACAACCTGATGGGCGACGATCCCGATCTGGAGCGCCGGATCGAGAACATCCCGCCGATCCCGCCGGTGGCGATCGGCCGCGTCCTGCGCAGCGTGATCGACGACAGCCTGATCTTCGACACCCGCGTCTTCGCCACCGAGCAGGAGGCCAAGGACACGCCGATCGAGGGCTTCGAGTTCATCTCGACCTACCGGGTCAGCCTCCCGCAGATCAACCAGAACGGTGAGCAGGAGGAGATCGAGGAGGCGGACGACAGCGGCCCGCAGGAGATGCACATCAACGGCCGCACCCTGAAGGTCGGACAGGAGATCACGGTCAACCGGCGCGGCTACGGCTACCGGCAGGCCACGATCCTGAAGTTCCGCAACCAGCCCGACAAGCAGCACGCCAAGGCCTTTGTCCAGTGCAGCGACGGGTCCGGCCCGTACTGGGCGCGCAACGCCAGCATCCGCTGAGCCATCCGGGGGCGCGCTTCACGGCGCGCCCTCATTTGCAGGAATGCCAACAAAGGAGTGCAAACGGATGTTTTATCTCGTCCGGCTTGACCCCGACGGCGAGAAGCCGCTCCCGGAGTTCGGCCCCTACGAAGCCGGTCCAGACGCCGCCCGCGAGGCCAAGGCGCTGACCGAGAGGCTCGGCGTGAAGGTGCAGCCGCGCCGGATGCGCCAAGCCCCCAACTGGAAAGAGCGGCAGGCGCGCCGCCTGGAGAGCGGCGAGCTCACGCCCCTGCCCGCCGGCTGGGATCTACCGCCGATCCCCGACCACTTCGCCCACATCTCGAAGCGCAGCCCGTCACTGATCGCGTTCACGGCGGATGATGCGCAAGGGATCCTCGACCGGGTCACTACGATCCGTCCGGGCGCCTACCTGATGCGGTTCTACCCGGACCTCAGCGATCCGCTCGACCTCGGCGTCCTGCGCGAGCGCCTTGGTGGCGAGGAGCCGACCGAAGAACACATCGCCGCCGAGCGTCGGCGCCTCGGTGAGAACGCCCGCAAGCGCTACGCGGGCCTGATCGACAAGGGCATCGATATCAACTTCGCGACCACGCCCGACGAGATCGAGTGGGTCTACGAGAACGGCACCGAGAGCGAGTCCAAGGGCTCGATGGTGTCGTGCATGACCACGGCCTACCAGAAGGGCCAGGGCCGCCCCGGGTTCGTCGCCACGATCCACCCGGTTCGGGTCTACGGGGCCGGCGATCTGGCGGTGGCCTACACCACCGGCAAATCCGGCAACGTCGCCGAGCGCTGCGTCGTGTGGCCGGAGAAGCTCGTCCACTCCGGCGTCTACTCGGACGGCAGCGGCCGGCTCAAGAAACTGCTGGATGCCGCCGGCTACAAGCCCGCGGGCCAGCGCGACTTCGATGGCGCTCGGCTGCTGCGCATCGTCCAGGACCTGCGCGGCGAGCCGCACTTCGTCCTGCCGCATATCGATCTCAACCACAGCTCTCCGTACTCGGCACAAGCAGTGCGCGACGACGGAGAATTTATCGTGATCGACAACGTCAACGGTCCGATGAGGGCCAGTGCCGTGAGCGGTCTCGTGAAGGCTGTACTTTACTCGCCCATGCTGAGGGCTGCGTGATGAACAAAGACATTCAGACCCTCTACGACATGCTCTCGTTCAAGCGACCCTACGGCGGGCCGACCGAGGGCGAATACATCAACCGCTACCTTCGCCCGCTCGGCGTCAAGGATGACAAGTTCGGCAACCTCCACCTGACGATCGGCGAGAAGCCGACCGTCCTGTGGTCGTCGCACACGGACACCGTCCACCGCAGCGAGGGCCACCAGCACATCGAGCTGGTCGACGGGCAGATCCGGCTCGCCGCCAAGTCGAAGTCCGGGTGCCTGGGCGCGGATTGCGGCGCCGGCAACTGGATCATGATGGAGATGATCAAGGCCAGGATCCCTGGCCTGTACATCTTCCACTTCGGCGAGGAGCACGGGCAGATCGGGGCGAATAAGATCCGCACCGAGACGCCCGAGGTACTCGACGGCATCAAGGCGGCGATCGCCTTCGACCGGCGCGGCACCACGTCCGTCATCACCCACCAGGGTATGCGGACCTGCTCGGACGCCTTCGGCCTGTCGCTGGCCGAGCAGCTGCCGGGGTTCAAGCTCGACGACACCGGCACCGTCACCGACACCAAGGTCTATCGCGGGCTCGTCCCCGAATGCACCAACGTGTCGGTCGGCTACCGACGCGAGCACTCGCCGGACGAGCGGCTCGACGTCGGCCACATCGTCAAACTGCGCGACGCGATGCTGAAGATCGACGCCTCGCGGTTCGTGATCGAGCGCAAGCCCGAGTACGACCAGGGCTACGGCACCCGCCGCTCCTCGTTCGGCGGCGGCAGCCTGCTCGGCGGTGGCAGCAGCTTCGGGTCATTCTTCGAGCCGAAGACCCTGTCCGACCTGTTCAACCTCTACCCCGACGAATGCGCCGCGGTCTTCGAGGCCGAAGGCGTCACCCTCGAGGTGATCCAGCCCCTCGTCGATGCCGAGCGCGCCCGCAAACGCGCCCTGCGGGCCAAGCCCCTCCCCCGCCTGTTCGGCGACGAGGACCCCGACGACCAGTCCTTCACCCCCCGACGCAAGATCGCCTGAAAGGAGACCACCGATGAAGCTCGCCACCTTCGGAAACGAGAACGCCGCCACCGCCGGAGCGACCCGTGAGATCGCGATCGGCTTCCAGGCCAACGCGGTCGCCTTCTACGCCCAGATCTCCGGTCTGGCGGAGGACAAGGTCGGCTACCCCATGCGGGAGCTGAACACGAACGCCTGGGACGCCACCCGGGCGCGCTACGGCGCGGACGTTCCCGATGATCGCCGTCCCGAGCTGACGCTGCCCACGTCGCTCACGCCGATCTTCCGGGTGCGCGACTACGGGTTCGGCATGAACCACGAGCTGATGGAGACGGTCTACGGCCAGATGTACGCCTCGACCAAGCGGGAGTCGTCAGACGAGGTCGGCGGCTGGGGCATCGGCCGCTTCTCCTCGTTCGGCTACCTGATCGGCCGCGAGGGTGCTGCCTCCTACCGGGTGACCAGCATCGCCGACGAGGCCGACGGCCGGCGCCTGAAGACGATCTGGACCGTCTCGATCAACCGCAACGGCACGCCGGTGCTGCGCGAGCTGATGAGCATGGAGACGACCGAGGAAACCGGGCTCGAGGTCTCGTTTGACGTCCGGCGCGAGGACATCCAGACCTTCCACAACCGGGCGCGCACCATCCTGTGGTCGTTCGACCCCCGGCCGCGGATCACGCCCGAGTTCGAGTGGCCCGAGAACGAGGTGCTCGCGAGCGGTGAGGGCTGGACCTATTACGGCGGCTCCACCTCGCCGTTCGGAAGTGGCCCGCGCCTGCCGTTCCACGGCCCGCAGGTCCGGATGGGCTGCGTCACCTACCCGATCGATCTCAACCAGATCGAGGGTGCCCGCGGCCTGCTCGACGCCAATGAGCCGGTCCTGTTCGACGCCGGCATCGGTACGCTCAGCGTGACCCTGTCCCGCGAGGGTCTGGCCTACGACGAGCGCACCGTGGCGACGCTCAGCACCCTGATCTCCACCTTCGCCTCGGCGGTGGCGGACACCGTGCAGGAGCGGGTCACGGCGGCGACCACCTACTTCGAGGCCTGCACGGTCTTCGAACAGGAGGCGCGCCGCCTCGGCAACCGGACCGCGCGGCTGCGGCCCCTCATCCGCTGGCAGGGTCACGCCATGCGCGAGAGCATCCAGAACTCGGAGGTGTGCAAGTTCATGCACCTCAACGAGGGCTGGCGGACCTTCGACAAGTTCTCCAACCAGCCTGCCCGTCCGGCCTACCTCAAGGGCGCACAGGTCGTGGTCGAGCACCGGCCCTACTACTCGATGGAGCGCTTCGACGCCGCCGGCCTTGTCGGCAAGCACCTCCTGTGGGTGCGGGTGAAGAAGGACCAGCTCGACGAGGCGTTGGCCATGCTCGGAAACCCCGAGTACACGGTCCTCGATGACACCAAGGTCGATGCGGCTCCTCGTGAGAAGACCCGCAAGATGATCCGCAACCGGCGGACGCTCGTGGTCAGGCGGCACGGCCTGCATCGCATGACGCAGGAGATCGACCTCGCAGCCGGCGGCCTCTACGTCGTCGAACACAAGGGTGAGCCGCTCAACTACTACCGGCGGCGCCGAGCCGATCCGACCTACCAGGTGTTCGCCGACGGCACCGCGGTGGAGTGGGGAGACCTCGACAGGGCTGTGAAGAACTGCTTCGACCTCGAGCTCCTGGAGCTGGACACGCCCATCCTCCTGAAGGCCGACAGCGACGAGCTCGGGGACAACTGGATCCCGCTCGGAAAGAAGGTCGAGCGGCGCCTGAAGCGCAAGGTGAACGTCCGACACCTCTCCGGTCTCAACAACAAGACCACCTACAACATGGACCGGACGCTGCGCATCATCGCCGAGCACGTCTCGTTCGAGGGCGGCCCGGCGGATCTGAGGCAGTTCGACCTCGACCTGACGGCACTCTTTCAGAGGCTGTCCGGCAACGAGACCGTCACGCAGCCGACGGATTTGGCGATCTCCGCGCTCAAGGCGCTCGGCCGGCCCTTCGAGGTGCCCGAGTTCGAGTGCCCGATCGAGGCGATCGGCAAGCGCTGGGACGACCTCAGGAAGAAGTACCCGCTCCTGCACTACGTCATCCCGTCGAGCGGGTACAACTGGGATCGCCAGGAGAAGAGCGGGCAGCTCGAATACTACCTGCAGCTCCTGTCCTACGCCCCGGCCGTCGAGGAACCCGCCACGGCAGCCGAGACCGACCAGCTGGAGGACGACGATGTCCTCGCGGAGGCAGCATGATCGCCTACGACGCCACCAACTCGTCCGTGATCTTCGTGGCGCGGGGCCAGCCTTGGTCCCTCGCCTCGGATCACCCGAACTTCGGCAAGGTCCGCGAGCTGCTCGTCGGCGGCTGCCAGGACGAAGACCGGCTGATCAAGCTGGTCGACGTCCGGGTGGCCGTCTCCGAGGCCTCGGACGGCCGGGTGAGCATCTCCGAAGACGCGCTGACCGTCGACGGTGAAGCCCTGCCGGAGGCGTGGCGCCAGAAGGCGCTCCGCGAGCCGGATGCGACCCGCGTGCTGATCGTCAAGCCCGGCGATCGTGTGCGTGTCGAGGGAGACGAGGATGCACCGGATGGTGAGTACACCGTCGGGGATGTCGACAACGGCGACATCGACAAGCGCATCTACGTGGAGTCGGAGGACGATTACTTCGGCTTCGTCGCCAACACGTCGATCAAGGAGATCCTGGCCTCCGAATAGTGGAGCCGGGCCCATTCACTTGCAGGAATGCAAACGGAGACCTGACATGAAGAAGATCATTCTCACCGCCACCGCCTTCGCCGCCCTCATCGCCGCGCCCGCCCGGGCCGACGACATGATGGACAACGCCGTCAAGCTCGTCGCCGTCGCGGCGTTCGTGAAGGACTTCTGCCCGGGCATGCAGCCCAACATGATGATGGTCATGGCCGCGCTCGACGGCATGGGCGTCAACGTCAAGACGATCGCGGCCAACAGCGGGCAGATGTTGAAGGGCCAGCTCTACGTGAACGTGCTCAAGCGCGACACGAAGGTCGGCTGCTCCACCATGTGGACCATGTTCGGCAAGGACGGGACCGAAGTCGCCGGCATCATCGAGCGCAACTGAGATGTCCGACGAACCGCGGTGCGTCCACTACGTCGGTTTCCGGGACGATCGGTACTGGAACGCCTACCGGATCTTCGGCGGGCCGCGGTTCTTTCATCGCCGCTGGGACATCCGAGCCCAGCGCGACATCGGGCCCGGCGACATCGTGATCTTCGCTGATGGCGACGAGCACCAGCCTCTGGCCCGGTTCAACGGCAACGACCTCGACGAGAAGGAGCCACCATGACGCCCGAGCGCGCTCGCGAGCTGCTGGCCTACATCGGCCGCGGCCCGATCACGGCCCACCTCACCCAGGCCGAGCAGGACTGGGTCGCCCAACAGATCCCGTGGAACGCCCCGCTAGATCGCACAGTAGCGGACCTGATCCGCGAGACGGCAGTTTCTGACACCCAATCCGCTCAACTCTCTGAGGCAGCATGACAATCCGCATCGTCTCCGAGCCTGAGTTTCAGGAGCGGCTGCGCGCCGTCCTAGCGGCGGCTGACACCGACGCGGTCGGCTTCGTCACCGGGCCCGGGCGATCCGGCGCGGTGGCGGCCGTCTACGCTTCACACATCCTGGCTGTGCCGTTCATCCCGTTCGGCGCCGAGCCTCCGGTCCACCTCGGCCGGGCGCTCATCATCGACACGGCCCGCGAGAGCGGCGAGACCCTGAAGAAGGCCGCCCGCCGCTACCGCGACGCCGATCCCCTGGTGTTGGTCGCCTTCGAGGAGCCGCCCCGCGTGGCCTTCTGGTACGAGGCGCCGAAGCCCCAGCGCTACCGACACGAGCGGCCCCTCGCCGCTTGAATTCCGCTTGCCTACCGTTTGCAGGAATGCCAATGGTGGGAAAGATTGCAAACCAGATCCGACGCAGAAAGGTGACGACGATGAAGCCTCTTTGGGAACAGGTTCTTGCTGGCGACAAGGTGAAGGTGAAGGCATATGACGACGTGCCCGCCGGCACCTACGAGGTGGCCTACACCGACAGCGATCTGAGGCGCGGCGCGGACGCAGTCGGCATCTACACCACCGCGATTGGCGGCATTTACCTCAGGAACGACTCCGTCGAGGCCATCGTTGAGCGCGACGGCAAGCCCTACGCCGCCGTGAACTGGCGCGATGTGCGTCGCGGTGACATAGTCGAGGTCGCCCGGACGCTCTCCAAGGAGCTGACCAAGGAGATGTCCGGGTTGTCCATCGCCCGTGCGGCCGGCAAGTACACCGTAGCCGACATCGACACCTTCGATCAGCCGATACACGGCCTGCGTTTCCTGGTCTCGCAGGACGGACTCGCTGCCGGCTGGATCCCTGAGCACAAGCTGCTGGCGATCCTCGAGCGCGACGGCAAGCCCTACGAGAATGAGGCTGATCGCCAGTTGTGGCAGCTGGTCAAGGACGGCGATCGCGTTCAGGTCGAGGACGATCCGGACATCTCGGATGGGACCTACAAGGTCATCCAGGTCGACGAGGGCAACGACACCGCCAGGGATGGTGATCTCGCAGCTATCCTCGTCGAGAACAGAGATGGCGAGACCATCTGGATCTACAACAAGGCCGTGACGGCGATCGTCGAGCGGGACGGCAGGCCCTACACCACCGCCGACACCCGCCCGGTCTGGGAGCAGGTGCTCGCGGGAGACAAAGTCCGCATCGAGGGCTCTAGTATCGTCGACGATGGAACGTATGAGGTCGGTCGCACCGATCACGCCCTCACCGGCGGACCGGATCGGATCGGCGTTCGCCTGAAGGGTCACGGCTGGGTCCAGAACAAGACCGTCAAGGCGATCATCGAGCGAGATGGCAAGCCTTTCGGTGGGACCGCCTCGACCGCGGTCACGGTCACCGAGAAGAAGCCCTACGAGCTGGCGGAGGTCGGCGGTCGCGTCACCGTGAATGGCAGCACCTTGGTCGAGGACGGCGACCATGAGGTCGTCGAGGTCGACCGGAGCCGAGGCCACAGGCAGGTCCGCGTCGTGAGCGCTCTGGACGGCCTCAAGCGCTGGATCCGCAACGACCACATCGTCGCTGTCGAGCCGAAGAAGGAGCCCTACGAGCTGGCCGAGATCGGGGACATCGTCCGCGTCGAGGAAAGCAGCTGGGTCGCGAATGGAGAGCACAAGGTCGTCTCGACCAGAGGCGGCAATGGCAGTCGCCTACGGGTGAAGGACAGCAAGGACGGGAGCCGGATGTGGATCCAAAACAACCATATCAAGGCGATCGTCCGGAAGGCCGGTGAGCCGGCGCCCGTTCCCGCGGTCGTCGAGGAACCGGCCTGGAAGCGCGCCAAGGTGGGTGACTGGGTGAAGCTCGAGGCCGGCATCGATCACCCGGCCGGCACCTTCAAGGTGACGGAGACCTACGGCTTCGACCGCCGTCGCATCGCCATCGACTATGAGGGCAAGAATGGCGCCGTTTGGTGGATCGACAACAACCGGGTCGTCGACATCGTGCCGGCCCCGGAAACCGCCACCCCCGTCTCGGCGGTGCGCGGCGAGTTCCTGATCCACGTCGACGTGCCCACGATCCTGGCCAACAAGGCACAGGGCCGGCACGACCCCGTGGTCGCCGTGCGCCGGCTGCGCAAGATCGACGAGACGCTGATGGCCCGCGAGCTCGCGTGGGACGGACCTTCCCGGTTCGTCCACCACGAGTTCCTCAAGATCGAGGGCACCGACATCCAGAACTGGATCGAGACCGACGGGCCGCTGACCCGCTGGCTCGACGGCCAGCCCCTGGAGGTGCTCACGGCCGAAGCCCGGCCGATCGCTCCGATGTTCAATCCGATCCTCGGGGCGTTCGTGATCCACATCGCGGCGCCGGTGCTGATGCGCAACCGCCGCGAGGGCCGAAACGACCCGGTGATCGCGGTGCGCTCGGCCTTCACCGACTGGGCGAACGATGTCGTGTTCTGCCGCAAGGTGGAATGGTCCGGGCCGACCCGCATGGTCCACCGGCCGACGACGCCGATCCCCGGCACGGAAGGGCGCGGCGTGGCCTTCGTCGAGACGGACGCAAAGCTGACGCTGACGGTCGACGGCCGCGAGCCGATCGTCCTCGAAGCTCCCCAGCCGCGCCTGCTCGCCGCCTGAGGCCGTCATGCGCAGAGAGGAACAGGAGGCCCGCGCCTATTGCGAGAGCATCGGCGCGGACCCGGAGGAGATGGTCTGGGGCGGCTGGGACACCGGCGGCGGCCGGATCGAGTGGCTCCAGTCGCCGCGCTGGACTTGGTACCGCGGCGCCAACCCTGAATGGGACCGCCCTCTCACCGAATACGAGAAGGCGCGCATCCGCCAACAGCCACGGGGAGGCGCACGATGAGCCGCCCCGTCATCTTCGAGCTTCAGCAGAAAGGACAGCCCATCCCATGATCGACGTCGCCGCCTTCCGCTCCTGCATGGCCCTGATGCCGGCCGCGGTCCACATCGTGACCACGGGCACCGGCATCGAGCGCATCGGCGTGACCGCCTCCTCGGTCGCGTCCTTCAGCGACGATCCGCCCTCGGTGATCGTCTCGTTCTCAGCCAACAGCGGCTCGGCCGCCCGGCTGCGCGAGGCGGACGCCTTCTGTGTGAACATGCTCCGCGCGGAAGACGAGGGTCTCGCCGACGTGTTCGCCGGCCGGACCGGGGTGAGCGGCGTCGATCGCTTCGCCTTCGGACGCTGGGATCACCTCGACACCGGCTGCCCGACCCTGCAGCACGCCGCCATGTGCCTCGACTGCCAGCTGCTCGACCGCAACGAGCTCGCCGGCCGCGTCGTGATGGTCGGCAAGATCATCGCCCACCGCATCGACGAGGCGTGCTCGCCCCTCGTCTACCAGAACCGGGCCTACCGCCGCCTCGCGGCCTGATCGCCACTTGCAGGAATGCAAATGAAGCTGCTAACCAAGATCGCCGCGCTCCTCTCGCGGCGAAAGTCTGACGCGCGGCCGAAGCCCAGGTCAGCCCCGCCGCGCTGCTACGGGGTCGAGATCACCCGGATCGAGTGCCCTATCCCGGGCGGGATCCCGGTCCTCGATGCCTTCCCGCCCAAGGCCTGACCTACCGACACCACCCATGCGCCCGGGCATGCGGCTTCGTGCTGCCCACTCGCTTGCATGAATTCAAAGGAACGAGTGAATGAGCAACGCTGATCCCTTCAAGTCCTTCGCAAACGCCGTCCACGCTCGCTACGAGAAGCTGGCAAAGAGCGAGCTGTTCGTCGTCGAGTTCCCCGACATCTTCGAGTTCTATCTTTCCAGCTTCCCGGAGGGCACGAACCCGATCTTCCGGACCCGGACCTACCACGACGGATCAATCGACAAGCAGTTCATCCGCAACCTCGGACGGGTCGTCGCGATCGTCGATGGCGTCATGCAGACGGTCTGGGATCTCAAGGACCTGCCGCATCCCTACGATGTGGTGGCGGAGCGCCTCGACGCGCACATCCGCTCGAAGACGATCGCCTCGGTGTTCCGGACCAAGGAGAACAAGTTCGGCACCGAGAACACGCTCGAGTTGCGCGACGGCACCACCCACCGCTGGGACCACTTCTGGGGATATGTCGCCAAGCGCCACTACTCGGCGACGCCCGAGAAGGATCGCGGCGAGATCAACACGACCGTGAAGGTGTTTGAGCGCGGCTTGGTCGAGCTGACCACGTCGGCCTTCGACACCGTCCTCGACCTGATCGACAGCAACGCCATCTATCGCGGCGCCGAGTTCCGCAAGGCGGTGGCCGGCTTCCGGGAGCTGCAGCGGGGCTACCTCGCGCTCAACTCCGACGAGGCGCGCAGCCTGTTCGCCTGGGCGAACTTCGACAGCCCGGCGGCCCGGTTCCGCAACACGGCCATCGGCACCCTGGTCACCGACCTGTCGGACGGGGTCGAGCTGGAGAAGGCCGTCCGGTCGTTCGAGACGAAGGTCGCGCCCGAGAACTATAAGAGGCCGACCGCCCTCATCACCCAGAAGATGGTCGACGACGCGGTCGCGACGCTCAACAAGCTCGGGCTCGAGAGCGCTATCGAGCGGCGCTTCGCGCGACTGTCCGACGTGTCGGTCAACAACGTCCTGTTCGTCGACAACACGGTTCGCGGCCAGATGAAGGGCGGCATCGCCGGGCTGCTCGCGGACAGCGTCAAGCCTGCGACGGTCGACATCAAGGATGCCGAGCCGATCTCGATGGAGGAGTTCCTCGATCGCATCGTGCCGCGGGCGTCCTCGATCGAGCTGCTCGTGGAAAACAGCCATCTCGGCAACTTCATGAGCCTGACCGCTCCGGTCCACCCCGATGCCGGCCAGCTCTTCAAGTGGAACAACGGTTTCGCGTGGTCCTACGACGGCGAGATGGCGGACTCGATGCGCCAGCGCGTCCAGTCCCGCGGCGGGCGCGTCGATGGCGTTCTCCGCTTCACCCACCAGTGGAACGACACCGGGCGCAACGCCAGCCTGATGGACCTGCACGTCTTCATGCCGGGCCACGAGTTCACGAAGAACCCGAGCGCCGCGACGGAGACCAATGACCGATACGGGAACGATCGGCGCGTCGGCTGGAACCGGCGCAAGGACCTCTCCTCGGGCGGCGTGCAGGACGTCGACTACACCTCGGCGGCGCCGGCCGGCTACATCCCGGTCGAGAACATCACGTTCCCAGACCTCCGGCGCATGCCTGAGGGCGACTACGTGATGAAGATCCACAACTGGGCGCTCCGCGCGCCGACGAATTCAGGCTTCAAGGCCGAGATCGAGTTCGCCGGGCAGGTCTTCCAGTACGAGCACCCGCAGCCGCTCAAGAACAAGGAGTGGGTGACGCTCGCCGTGGTGACGCTGAAGAACGGCGTCTTCTCGATCCGCCACCTGCATCCGACCACCTCGTCGAGCCAGAAGAAGTGGGGCGTCGATACGCAGACGCTCGTGCCGGTCAACACGCTTCTCGCCAGCCCGAACCACTGGGACGGCCAGGAGATCGGCAACAAGCACTGGTTCTTCATCCTGAAGGACTGCCTCAACCCCGAGCCGACGCGCGGGATCTACAACGAATACCTGAAGGGCGAACTCGAGCCGCACCGGAAGGTCTTCGAGGTTCTCGGCGCCAAGTCGAAATGCCCCGTCACGACGGAGCAGCTCTCTGGCGTCGGGTTCTCGTCCACCCGCCACGACAAGGCGACGGTCGTGGTCAAGGGCAACCGCCTCAACAAGTCGTTCGCCATCCAGTTCTGAGGAGCACAATCATGAACATGTTCGAGCAAGCCTCCCGCAAGAAGCTGCGCTTCTCCTCGCCCAAGGGCGACCTGACCACCGAGCAGCTCTGGGATCTGCCGCTCACGAGCACCAACGCCTTCAACCTCGACCAGATCGCCCGGGGCGTGAACTCGGAGCTGAAGGGCGTGACGGAGGAGTCCTTCGTCGCCATCAAGCCCGATCCGCGCAAGCCGGATCTCGAGCTCAAGCTCGAGATCCTCAAGCACATCATCGCCGTGAAGTTGAAGGCGCAGCATGACGCTGCGGCTGCGGCCGAGCGGAGCGCGGAGCTCAAGAAGCTCACGGAGGTGCTGGCGAGCAAGGAAGAGGCGGCGCTCTCCAGCATGTCGAAGGACGACATCCTCAAGCGGATCGCGGAACTCCAGGCGAGCTGATCCACCGGCGGGGCGGCTTCGGCCGCCCCCTCGCTTGCAGGAATTCAAGGAAAGTGAGAGCAATGCAAACCGTCGATCAGCCTCTGCGCGTCCTCGTCGCCTGCGAATTCTCAGGTACTGTGCGGCGCGCCTTCTCGGCGCTCGGCCACGATGCGTGGTCCTGCGACCTTCTCCCCGCCGAGGACGGATCGAACCGGCACTACGTCGGCGATGCCCGGGAGATCCTTAGCTGGGGGTGGGACCTGCTCATGGTCGCCCACCCCCCATGTACTCGCCTCTGTAATTCCGGCGTGCGCTGGTTGACCGAGCCGCCGGCGGGAAAGACACGCGAGCAGATCTGGGCCGAGCTCGACGAGGCCGCCGCTCTGTTCTCGACTTTCTGGAACGCCGACCGTGACCACGGCATCCCGCGGATCGCGATCGAGAACCCGATCATGCACAAGCACGCCAAGGCGCGGATCCGGAACTACGCGGAGTTCGCCCAGAGCGTGCAGCCCTGGCAGTTCGGGCACGGCGAGGTGAAGCGCACCTGCCTATGGCTCAAGAACCTGCCGAACCTCACCCCCACCGACATCGTCGAGGGCCGCGAGGCGCGGGTCCACCGCATGCCGCCCGGTCCGAACCGCTGGAAGGAACGCTCCCGTTTCTTCACCGGGATCGCACAAGCCATGGCTTCGCAGTGGGGCGGCCTAGTAGACGAACAGGCTATGGATCTGCGCGCGTGATCTCACGCACGGTCCTCGACCGAAGTTTGTCAAGCCATCTTACTACATAGATAGCGTTACGGTAGCGAATGACCATGAGGGGCGGAGTAGGTTGTTCAGTTAACTCTCTGTGACTGACAACGACCTTCCGTGCTTCGGTACCTACAACGAAGAGAATAGGCATGCATCGCGACGAGTTCATCGCGGTGTCGCTCAGTGTGTCGGCTAATCAGGGCGCAATCCAGCAGCAGACCCAATGAGCCGGCTCGATTGCATGAATTTCACTCTCATTTGCAGAAAGGAGACGCCATGAACGGCATCATCCTCTACGAGGGCCCGTCAGTGATTGACGGGAAGCCCATCGTCATGATCGCGACTGGGCTCAAGGACGGCGGCCGGAACTCGAAGACTGGTCCGATGGTGCAGGTCTACTTCCTACGCGCAGACATCCACCCGATGGTGGCCGTGCAGTCCGGCGAGGACGTGTCGATCTGCGCCATGTGTAAGGCTCGAGGGAAGATCGTCGTCAACGAGGAGACGGGCAAGCGCGAGAACGTCGAGCGCGGATGCTACGTCACGCTGATGCATGGCCCGCGGATGGTCTACGAGACCTACAAGAACGGCCGCTACCAGACGGTGCCGCTGGGTCAGGCCCGCAAGATCCTCAAGGGCATGCGGGTGCGGCTCGGCGCCTACGGCGACCCGGCGTCCGTGCCGTTCGAGGTGCTCGAGAAGGCTCTCGATCAGGTCCGCGAGATCAACGGCTACACCCACAGCTGGCGCGAGTACCCGCAGCTCGCTGACTTCTGCATGGCCTCCGTCGACAGCCCCGAGGAAAGAGAGGAGGCGAAGCGTTTGGGCTTCCGCACCTTTCGGACGCGATCCAAAGACGGTCCGGCCCTGAAGGATGAGGGCGTCTGCCCTCACGAGCTCGACAAGACGATCCAGTGCAACCGCTGCATGCTCTGCGGCGGCAACCGCAAGCCGGCCAAGGCCGACATCGTCAAGACCATCCACGGCTCGGGCGCGAAGCACTACGCCCGCATACTTGCAGGAATGCAAATGGAGGCGGCATGAGCATGTTCTACATGGTCCACGGCAAGCTCGACGACGTCTCATTCATCCACGAGACGACGCCAGCCACCTCCACGCTGGAGACCGTGATCCGCGGCCTGATGCAGGGCCAGTACGCAGGGGAGATCGAGCGGGTCTCCCTGGTCGACATCGAGGGCGGTACGGTCACAGACGCCAGCCGTGAGATCGCCTGGGCGATCCAGGAGCGATCCTCAGCCGAGAACTACGAGCCGGCCGCCCTCACCCGCGAGTGGGTCGAGAGCTTCGGCTTCCAGTCCTACGCCGAGCCGGTCGAACACGACTACTGGCTGCTCGGCCGATCCACCAACATGAGGGCAGCGTGATGCACGGCTTCATCATCAAGAACAGCAACGGCAAGTACGTCGCCTACCCCGGACTGTCATCGAGCTACACGCGGCATGTTCTGCAAGCTCGCCGGTTCGCCACTCGTCAGGATGCGCAGAGGGAATGCTGCGGCGACGAGTGGGTCATGAACATCGACGACCTGTTCATCTGACCTCGAAAGGAGATCACCTTGCCGCGTTTCAGAGAACCTCACCTTTTCGCCGTTGACGTGAAGATCGCCGCTACGGCGTACATCAAGGCCCGGAGCGCCGCCGAGGCGCTGCGGATCGCCAAGGAGATGAAGTACGACGCCCTGGAGCTGCGCGAGGACATGCACCAAGAGGTGCCGATCACGGGCCGTCGCTACGACGACCCGGACCTTCCCGACATCAGCCTCTCTCCGGCCATGACGATCCACGGTCCCTGGAACATGGCGAGCGCCATCGAAGACCATGGTGAGGTCGGCAGTCAGGAGGATGACGAGGAATGAAGGACATCGAGGAGTACATCTTGGTCGCGCAGCAGCACGGCGAGGACAGCGAACCAGACCACGAGGTCGGTGACCTGCAGGACCTTCTGCGCGCTGCCTGGGCGATGATGACGCCAGAGCAGCAAGCCGCGCTCATGCAGAGCGATCCGGTCACGGCTCTCGCAGAGCTGACTGCCTGATTTCGAGATCCGGCCAACGGCCGGGGTGAAGCGCACGGGCCACACATGCTGGTCCGATCGCCGTGCAATGCAAACTCGCTTGCACGAATTCAAACGGAGAGGCTACCCTGTCAGAGGAGCAACTGTATGACGTTCACGCCCTGAAGAACCCCGGACCGGCTTGGCAGAAAGTGGCCGAGGCCGTGACCCGCGCCGTGGCGGTCAAGACCGTCGCCGCGCAGTGGCGATACGGGCGCCACGCCCGGGCGGAGAAGGTGCCGCCCACCAAGCACTGAACGCGGGCGGCTACGGCCGCCCGTTCCACATCCAATCCGAAAGGAACCCATGACCTTGAGAATTGCGGCTCTCGCCTACCTCGCAGCCCTCGTGTTGCCGTTTGCGGCTTACGACCAAACGGCCCACGCACAGCGTCTGCCCGCCTTGGAGGAGGCCCGGCCAGACGTACAGGTCTTCGCCATGTCGACCTTCGTCGAGCAGAACTGCATCGGCTTGCGGATCAACAAGCCGATGGCGCGGGACATCTTCTACCGTTCCGGCGGCTACCCGGAGTGGAAGGACAATCCCATCCACCAGAGCCTCGTTCGTGAGCAGGTGAACACCCTGCGCGGGGACGTGCCGCTCAACTGCACCAAGCTGTTGAACCTCTACGGCCCGGAGGGGGCCATCCAGCCCGGCATCATCGAGCTGGAGTCGACACCGCCTCCCCTCGCTCCTCCACCGCCGCCCCACAAGTAGGGGCTGTCACACGGCCGCATCGCACAGGCGGTGCGGCCCGCAGGAAACCATCATCAGGAAAGCGCATCCCGTGATCGAGGCCAGCACCATCATCGACCACCAGGGCCTGCTCAAAGAGCTCGTCGAGGAGATCAAGAGATCCGGCGGCGTGAACGCCTTCGCTCGGCGGACAGGCCTCTCGCAGGGCTAAGTGAGCAACGTCATCAACGGCAAGCAATCGGCCGGCACGTCGATCGCCGCCGCGCTCGGGTTCGAGCGCATGGTCGTCTTCCGGAAGAGCACATTGGAGCACAGGGAAGCAGCATGAAGCACCCAATCACCCTTCGGAAGATCCCGACCGCCTCGCGGCTCCAGACGATGAAGCGCCGGGCGCGCAAGAACAGAACCTTCGTGCAGCTTCTGCTCAGCGAGGCGCGCGACTTCATCCCCACCGGCGAGCGCGGCACCCGCTCGATCTACGATGTCCGCGGCGACCACCTGCTCGGGCATCGCGTCGATCGCGTCATCGTCCGGATGACCGACGGTACCCGCAAGGTCCTGCAGGACCGCTTCCCAGGAGGGATCGCATGATCACCTACAGCACCAAGACCGAGATCACCTCGCAGATGATCGCCGATCAGGTGATCACCGCCTTCGAGAGCGGGATCTCCTACTGGGCCTCAGACGCCAACCCACACCAGCCGCGCGGCGACAAGCTCACCGGCCGGCCGTGGTACTCGGACCCGAAGCTCTTCGAGGAGGATTTCTCCATCGAGATCGTCCAGATCGAGCCGCACAAGCCCGACGCACCTCTGAGCGTCTGGCTGACGCCCCAGAACATCCAGAGCGGCCTCGACCTGATGGCCAAGAAGTACCCCGAGCAACTCACGAACATCGTGACGGAGAACGGCGATGCAGCCACAGCCGACATCTTCATCCAGTGCGCCGTCTTCGGTGATCTCATCTATGGCTGAGACCGACTGGCGGATCGTCCAGCACCAGGACACGAACCCGGAGCTGACCGGCTGGTATCTGGTTCTGCCGACACCCGGCGCCGACACCTACGACGACGTGATCGGCCCCTACGACACCCGCGAGGTGGCCCAGCGGTTCCACGGCGCGCTGGAGTGATCCGGCGCGTTCACTCATTTGCAGGAATGCAAACGGAGGTTCTGAGATGACCCGACGAGAATGGAGGGCGGCTTGGCGCGCCGCCCGCCTCTTTTCCAAGCGCTATTACGCCGGTTCGGCTGCAATCAAACGCATCCCGGCCGACCATCTCGACCCGGTGCTGACGTGTTGGCGCGAGGCACACGAGCGTGAGTTCGGGATCACCTGCATTCGACGGGCAATGTCCGACGGCTTCAGTGGCTCCTACGCTAAGAGGCACTGGCTGCGTGCTGTCCGCTATCGCGTCGGTCGCGGCGTGCAGGCGATCCCCGGGCTCCTTCCCTGCCTTCCACTCAGACTTCCACGGAGCGATCCATGAAGGCGATCGTGCATGTGAACCGTCAGCACCTGTCGATGAACGCCAAGGACGGTGGGCAGCGGCCGGTGTACATTGTCCGGCAGGACGGGAAAGTTACCTACGGGCAGGCCGTGCGGATTAAAGGCACGGTCGAGCTCGTTGATCCGCGCAGCCATTCGCAGCTGTCATGCGGAGCCCGTGCCTGGATCGAGGTGATCGATGGTGACGTCGATATCACCGAACCCTGCAGCTTCCAGGAGGCACGCGATTATGGCCAAGCCGAATATTAAACCTAAGATGGTACTCCGACAGCCTCTGAACCGTCTATTCACCATGCCATGTTACAGATGTAACAAAGCCAGCCAAAGGGGATCATGTGCCTGCACCGAAGCGTAACGCTGCCGATAAGTTTCTGACGGGTAAGCAGTTTCAGGTTTGGCGGATCAGCCGCGACCTGACCTACGATGACATCGCCGAATGGCTTGGTGTCCACCCGAACTCAGTCATGAATTACGCCAAGGTTGGCTTGACGCGGACACAGGCCCTGGCCCTGGCCGCGATCGAGCGCGGACTGTCTCCATGGCAGCCGACGAGGGAGGATTGGGCCAGGACAGGGCTCATACCGGACGCGAACGAGTACCCACCTTCGGAGAACAAACCAACCGATGCCACACTCCCCGACGACCCTCGTGAAGCCACTGACGGTGGCGATGATGAGGTTCCTTCCGACAATCAGAGAGAAGGCAGCGCTGACGCGCCATGCCATCGGTCCGCACCTCAGAGAGCTTGAGGATCAAGTCGCTCAGCTTCAGAGTTTGCTGGAGCACGAGATCGAGAAGATCGAGCTGAGCCTCGAGAAGGCCGACTGGCAGGCCCGAGTCGACCTCGAGGAGATCTCCAAGCTCCGTGATCGTCTGAACCATCTCAGATCAATTCGCGAACAGCATACCACCCACGCTGTCGGTGCATCCGTCGGGGCCATTGACGCCATGATCGCCTCTCTCGAGGTTTTTGAGAAACAATCCAGCAAATAAACCGACGCACAAGAAGCGTGGCAGGAATGCTGACATGAACCTCTGTTCAGCAAACCGATGCAGTCCTGATACTGCAAACGAGCCGTCCCAGACAGGCCTGAAATTCTACTTGCAGTTTAGGCGTCCTAGGCCTAACTCGCAAACACCGGCTTTGATTGCTGGCTGCCGTGGAGGACGATCGTGCAGGGTGAGCTATCGTACAGAGGGTTCACGATCGCTGAACAAACCGGCGACAAGCGTCTCTCAGACGTCGAGTTCATCGCGGAAGGGCCCGACGACGGGGAAGGCCCCCTGCATATCGTCTGCATGTCCCTGACCGGCCTGATCGCCGGGATCGACGAGCTGCTCGGCGCAACCGACGGTGCGACGACGGCTCAGGCCGTGGAAGACCGCACGCCGAAGTGGATGAAGGCCTGGATCGCGGAAGGCTGCGTCGGCCGCGTCATGATCCCGAATTCGGACATCTCCGAGCTGTTCGGATACACCAGCAAGGGCATCAAGCGCATGAGCCGGACGGTCGCCAAGCCACTCGCCGTGATGTGCACCCTGTTTGCCATCTGGCCGGTCGTGAGCGACTGCGATGCCCCGGGGCTCGTCGACATCGGGATCACGGCCTCCGGGATCCTCTGAGCCTCCTCAGGACCACGCGAAAAAGGGCGCCTCTCGGGGCGCCCTTTTCGTTTGCGTTGTTTGCGCTGTCGTTTGCATTGGCGCAAGCGTCCGGGCGTGCGAATTTATGCTAACGCCAGGACGAGAGATCAGCGGCGGTTGAAGTTCTCGATGATGCCCCAGTCCTTGATCGCGTCGAAGGCGACGGTCTCGGTCTGGTCCTGGCGCATCACCGGCGACACGATGTAGCCGTCCTCATTGACGCCCGTGATCGCGCGAACCTTGGCCCTGCCATTCTCGTCGACGATCAGCACGATGTCGTCGATAGCCGGGTCACGGCTCTTGGAAGCAAACACCATGGCGCCACCCCGAACGACCGGCGCGAGGCTGTCGTCCGGCATCTTGAACGCGAACGCGGTCGTATCGTCCTTCAGCATCGGGAGCACCTCCACCCTCTGCTCCGACGGCACGATCGGGGCGAGCGACTTCGGGAGCGTGGAAACGTGCCGAACCGCGACTTTCCGAGGTGCGCCGACTTCGACGGTCCGCTGAGCGGCAGGGCCGCCGCGCACATTGGCGGTCGGCCGTGGCCGTGGCGCGGCATCCGGCTCTGTCACCTGCACCTCATAAGCCTGCAGGAGCTTCTGCGGGATCGGGTAGCCGGAGCCGTTCGCGATCTTCCGCAGCGTCGTCATCGACGGCAGGTAGGTATGGTTCTTGTTGTTCAGGAGCCGCAGGATCGTGGACGGGGACAGATCGCTGTCCAGAGCAAGATGCGTCGCGTCCTGCTGACGGCGTTCGAGGATGTGGTCAACCCACGAGATGAACTCCTGCCGGGCGATCCTCTTATGGGTCTCGTCGTCGACGACGGTCTGGCGCTGCTCGACCACCATGTTCATCTCAATCCTCCAATCCAAGTCCCCTTAGCCCCGCGACCCGCTGCTCTCCGTCCATATGGACGGCGGTTCCCCATCGCGAGGGGCCTTTTGCACTTGCGCTTGCAATCCTACAAGCCCACACTTGCAGAAAGGTTCCCTGCAAATTGCACATGCCATGGCATGGGCGACGCCGCACACCTAACGCGACGCAATGTGGTTTGCAACTGGAAAAGCCAACATTCTGCAAATGATTTGCTTGCGTCTATGTGCGTAGAGGGTCGGATACTGAATTCGGGTGATGCACGGACTTCCAGTGCGAGCTCCAGAGCGCTAAAAAAATGAACAAACTGCTAATAAAACCGGCATTTTTCAGCTTCCACGAAAGTGCCACAATCCGGGCTCGGGACAGTAAGCCACTCTATTTTAAAGAGAATGTAGAGAAACTGGAACGACGGTGCATGTGCGTTGGTGCCATGTTGCAGTCGATTGCATTCTGGCATGCCACGGAGCATGCCAAATGAACTCGCAGTCTGCAAATCACATTGTGGTTGATCTTCCGTTGCCGACGTCGACGAACCGGATCTGGCGCCGCGGGCATGCGCGTTCGACCGGCCGCACCTGGACCTACCTATCGAAAAGCTACCAGAACTGGAAGGCCAAAGCCGACGAGGCGCTCAAAGAGCAAATGGCAGGCCAGCGCTGGCCGAAGATCACCGGCCCGTTCGACGTCATTCTCACGATCACCAAAGCGAAGCGGTTCAAGCTGGACCTCGACAACAGGATCAAGGCCTGTTTGGATTTTGCTGTACAAGCCGGCCTGATCGAGGACGACAAGTACCAGAACCGCGTCGTCGTGGAGTGGGGCAAGGCGCCACGGGGCGCACGCCTGGAACTGCTGCCGGTCGAAGTTTCCGCTTGACGTTTGCAGGAAAGCAAACGACATAGGACGGCCCATTCTGCAAATGAGCGGGCCGCCGAGATGGACCGGAGGGCGTGATCGCTTTCCGGCGCGATCAGCCACGCCTGTGGCCATCCCCGTCTACCGCCTGACCTGAGGGTCGCAAGGCCCTCGGGCGGCGCCCGTTCGCTCTCACCTGAGGTCTCTCCGATGGCCCGCATCCGTAGCATCCACCCCGGGCTCTGGACGGACGACGCCTTCGCCGGGTTGTCCGATGCCGCGAGCCTTCTCTACCTCGGCCTGCTCAACGAGGCCGACGACAACGGCATCTTCGAGTGGAAGCCGATCACGCTGAAGATGCGCCTGCGTCCGGCCAAGAACGAGACGCTCGCCGACATCCAGGCGCTGCTCCTCGAGCTGGAAACGGCCAACATGATCCGGCCTTTCTCCGAGGGCGACCGTCAGTACGGCGCAGTTCGGAACTTCGCCAAGTACCAGCGCCCCAAACTTCCGAACACCATCCACCCACTGCCGGAAGTCCTGTGGGTTTATGTGGGCCTCACTTCGGAAGGTGACCGCCCACGGAGCGGAACTGGCCGTCCTCCAAGTGGCCCGACTTCCACCAGGAAGGCCCCTTCAACCAAGCCGACTTCCGAAGTGGTTCGGAAGGACTTCGGAAGTGCTTCCGAAGAAGCCTGCCAGAGGGAGGAGGAAGGAGGAAGGAGGAAGGATGGAAGAGGGAGAGAAGAAGATGTTGCCGTCGCCGGCGACGATCCCGACACCCTGTTGTGGCTCTCGGTGAAGCAGGCCGCGGCCAAGGCGCTCGAGACCCCGGCCGCGGACGCCAAGGCTGCGCACGAGCCGGAAAAGCCTGCTGACGTCGTCGTGCCGGACCAAGCTGCCACGACGGCTCCGGCCGAGCCCCGCTACGCCTTCGAGTACGGCGTGATCAAGCTCAACGAAGCCGACTGGGCGAAGTGGAAGGAGGCCTACCCGACCCTCAACCTCGCCGGAGAGCTGCACTCCATGGCCGCCTGGGCCGGGCGCCTCAAGGACGAGGGCAAGAACTGGTTCCAGATCCTCCCGAACAAGCTGATCCAGCTGGAGCGGGAAGCGCGCAGGGAGGTGATGGCGGTGAAGGCCAGGGCTGAGGCCGAAGCCAAGGCCGGATTGAAGAAGTCGGATCGGCCTAGGGCGGCAATCTGATGGACATCAAAGCTGAACTCGACAAAGTCGGGAT